GCCCGTCGAGTATCATCGGCCGCCTCCCACGTCCTTGATAGCCGACCGCAGAACGTCCACTCGCGCTAGATGAGATGGCCCAAAACCTTCCTTCAGCCCGACGCAAGGTTGACCGACGCCAGCGCCGCACCTTGGGCACGTCACGTTGAGCACGCTTGGACGCTTCCCGTCTTTCAGGATCTGCGCCACGGTCCTCATCGTACGTAGCCCGGTTGGCAATGGGCAGGCAACGTCTCAACCTGACTAACGAACCCACGTCCGCCCGTCAAAGCGAACAGGACCGCGTTATCAACCATCCGCTCCTCAACGCCCAAGACGCGCGCTGCGATCTTCGTGCACGCACAGCAGCATGCACTCGACACCGCTAACGACATCCTGTGAACGCGTTGCCGTCCACGCCGGACCAGATCGAACTCAGGGTCGATCCAATTCTTATGCCGCACAACAGATGTATTCAGTTGTGTCATTAGTGCCCTCCAAACTTGGTCATGGATTCGGTCGATGGCAAACCTACTCGGATCATCAAAGTCATAGTATACTTGTGCGTTTAGCTTTTGTCAATCTATCGAAAGCTCAACCCGAGCCACCAACGATACAGTTTATCGGGAACCTTCACCCCCCGACGCTTATACTCTGCGATAAGCCGTTGGGTACTAGCACGATCCTCTAGCCTTAGTGACATAGCTAGCTGATCGTCCAGTTTCCTAGCAGTTAGCGCACGTAGTTGCATAGCCTTTAATGGCGGTAGAATTGTCCGTCTAGCTTATCGGTATCAATACCCTCGCCATCGGCCCAATCATTGAACATACAACGATATGCAATAGGGTCCGATCCTAGCAATGCGTCAGCCGGATCAATCGTAATTCCAAGAATGACGATATCGCCCTCCTGCATCTCCCGAATGAATTCATCGAATGCGCCATATGCCTCTGATGTAGTGCTAATTTCGTTCATAAGTTAAGTATACCGATTTCGTTGTAGTTGTCAAGGTCTAGTTGATTATCAAACTTTGACTAAGATTTACGCGAATCCAAGTCCACGAAAATCCCGGGAAGAAACCGTCGCGCCCATCATGCTCATAGGGGTTAACGGTAGGTTTACGCCTAGCCATTCCTACATACTCGACACATTTACGGATTGTCTTGTTACGATCATCATAGTACACCGTAGGGGTATACGGTGAAGCTTGTTGGATTGTCTCCCAAGCTTTAATATCGCTTGCGCTATCGGGAATACTCACATCGACTTCGTGAAGATAATCGCCATGATGCGTTCTAATTGTAAAGATGAGATCCATAATTACAGTCTAAACGATTTTGGTTAGTTTGTCAAGGCGATTTTCTGTTTATGAATACAGAACTAAATCCGCTCCTAATAATCAAGTTCAGTAGAGCCTCGTCCCTATCCATATTCGATACCCAATAGAATGATGTAGCCCGGGATAGATCGACCCAACAAGTAAAGTAAGCTCTCTGGTGTGCATCATAACCTAGCACATATGCCCTATTCTCGTCATCTGGGTCTGACACAACAGCATCTACAGTAACATCTAGATACCCAGAGTGACTAGAGACAATATCTGCGGCCTTAGTATAGTCAGAGTTATTAGTCATAATAAATTCACTACCCCACCCGCATCATAGCGGCATTGGTTTTGATCCTGCTAGCGCGACGAGCCTTAGTGATCGGAGCTACGGTGCGCTTTCCGGCTTTGATTTTATGTGCTGTCTTTCGCATAAGAATAGTATTCCACTATTCCCTGCGCTTGTCAATAGCTTGCGCTAAATATTTTCTTACGGATTTGGATCTACCGGGCTTTAGATCACCTTTAAAGCGTTCGCAAGCGCCCGCTTGAATGTGTCCGCGTCAACGCGAGGAGTAGAGGAATCAATCAAATCAAGATGGCCACCCGTAGTCGGACCCCATATATTTTTATGGACGACAAGCCCAGTGGTCCGTGTGCGGAACGCTACTAGTGTCTCATAACTATAATAGAATTCGTTGCCCTGGGCGTCCGTCAATACAATAGTATGAATGCCATAGTTAAGCGACGAGTGACGACCATAGCAGCGGAATGATGGAATGTTGTTCATTAGTTTATTCTTTCACATTATTCGAAGTTTGTCAAGCTAAACTAAGAGCCTCTAGCCATTGCCATAGCCATGGCCATTGCCAGTGCCATAGCCAGTGCCATAGCCAGAGCCTCTAGCCATTGCCAGAGCCTCTAGCCATCGCCATTGCCATAGCCATCGCCATGGCCATTGCCATCGCCATTGCCAGTGCCATAGCCATGGCCATAGCCATAGCCATGGCCAGTGCCAGTACCATTGCCAGTGCCATGGCCATAGCCATCACCATAGCCAGTACCAGTACCATTGCCAGTGCCAGTGCCATGGCCATAGCTATTGCCATCGCCATAGCCATCGCCAGTGCCATTGCCATTGCCATAGCCAAAGCCATTGCACTGGCTCTGGCTTACACCCTCCATACAGCTACGCTTTCTACTGACTGACGTGCCGCCTTGGTTGCAGGGATAACCTCAATAACACCGGCGATAGTGATAGAGGATACTGCCATAGCAAATTTACATTGATTCGGTTTACTGACACCATCCGTTGCAAGCTGCGAGAGTGAAGCTGCCCCACTCCAATACCAAAGACGCCTAGCATTGGCGAGAACCACTGTCTGTGTAGACCTATCGTGTTCAACCAGCGAACCAGCAAAGACACCCGCCATGCCAGAGCGCACGATTACATATGGACCGATGTCTGTAATAGCGGGTTCGGGGAGAGAATCGGAGCGAACATAATCCACTCCGTCGATCGAGATAACTGTAGTGTTAGACATGTAAATTGCCTTTCTGGAAGATTGTTTAAAAATTAGTATACCACAAACATCAGCACACACGTCAAGATATATAAAGTGCCACGTATATTCGTGCGTGGCACTTTATTTGCTTCTTAGGCAGCGACTGCTACAGGACTATCCTGCTGAACCTTAGCCTGCTGCGACAGGATCGAGCGCACTCGACTGTGCCCGGGAAGGGTCAAACGGTACTCACTCTGCGGGCGACCTCGCGTTCCGGTCTGGCGATGACCGCTTTTGACAAGGTATCCCTTGTCACGGAGCGAGAGGATCATCGGCATATTCGCGCCAAGCTCAGTGGCAGTCGAGCCGGGATTAGCCTTCAACGCCAAGAGGATGGCTGGACCCTTGTAAGCCGGACGGCCAGGACCGCGCTTCTGAGACTTTGGTGACTTCGCCATGGTAATTCTCCTATGGTTGATATGATTGATAGTTTGATTTGCTCTGTAGCGTTATCGCTACTTGCTTTCTGTCCTAAATAATACCGAATCCGATTCTGTTTGTCAAGCGAATCTTTCAAAAAGAGATTTGCTTACTTTGCGATCGGCTTGCTATGTAAAGCTTAGCACTTTCAATCTGATTGTCAAGTGCTAATTAGCCAGTACCATAGTCATTGCCAGTGCCAGTGCCATAGCCAGAGCCATAGCCAGAGCCATTGCCAGAGCCTCTAGCCATCGCCATTGCCATCGCCATAGCCATTGTCATTGCACTGGCTCTGGCTTACACCCTCCATATAGCTACGCTTCTGTGATAATTTGGTCATTGGTTAAATATAGCAAAAAGCCTTGAACTTGTCAAGGCTTTTCCCAATACTTAACTAATCCTCAATCAAGGATCTCGGAGATATAGATACCCAACCGCAAATGTCTTATCTGCAAAATCAGGATCATCTTCATATCGGTCATACTCGGAGGTATCCTCTAATTCGTCTGTATCAGAGGATAGACGCCAGGCATCGTAGTTTGCCGGTAGCATTTCCATTAGACTAGTCGACCACCATCAGGATCGGATATAAAGAGCAAATCTTGATGAGCTACAATTACATCTGCAATATCTGGAAATGGCAATTCGGATAGGTCATTAAGATCAGTCAATCCCTCACTAACGATTGTGGTTTGATCGCTCAGCACTACCGTTATGGGCTTCGAGAAGATTGCGTCATTGTACCTAAACCCATAGAAATCTATCACCGGGGCGATTAGCTGTAGACTTGAGCTATGCCACGGATCTCCTACGTTGGTGGAGATGGCACTAATCATAGCCTCAGTGCAGGCATATGTCATCGTCCCGTCGCCCGAATCATATTTTACAATATCCCCCGGGTGCTCTAGCCGAGTAAGCTCGGACGCAACACCCAGGCAGCAATAACCGCTCTTATCTTGGAGAGCATAATAAGATTGGGTAAATGATCCATCGCGCAGCGCATCTACTAGCTTCTGACGCCGTTCTGTCAGAACCCCCATATCAGATCACCGCTCCTTATTAGTCAAGCATCTAAGATAAATGCATAGTTTATTTACTATTCGATGTGCGTAGTATACCACAATATACGAGATAGGATCAACTTTCATTGCTCTCGTCGTCTAATTCTTTTAGACGACGCTCCGCGTCGTGAATCATGTGCTTCCAGTGTTGATCGAGACTCAACAGCCTCTTGATAATCTATTTTTAAATCATTCGAATATTAGTTGTCAAGGCTTAGTGTGTTTATACTTCGTCCGCCGAGATAAACTCGTCAGCTATGGTTAGCTCATGATAATCAAACCAGTCGATATGACCCTGATTATCGACCGCTATAACCAGATAATCAGGGTCATCTTCTTCTACCCACAGAAACCTACCTAAAGTACCATCGGGTAGTATCAATAGCTGTCGATACTCAAACTGTATAGGATTACACAAACAAACCATACGGCTCTGATTCAATCAGGTCTGCAATTTTTTCAAACGTCCAACCTAGCACATCATTAAGTCGTACTAGGTCATCATCTGATCCCTCTGAGTTTATGAACCTTCCACATGGATGAGTGAAACCCAACCAATCGCGTATTTCTGGGTGTAACTCATCCATATACTCATCATCGGCACCATCAATGACGTATCGGAATGTTCACGTCGATACAATTCAGAAGCGACCCCGAGACAACAATATGATTCGGCGCGGCGTAAATAGTTATGACATTGCTCAAACTCACCGGAGCGCAATGCGTCTACAAGTTTTGTTGCGTTATCGTTCATAGTTCAGAATACCATTAGCTTATCAATATCGTCAAAGGGGATTTGACGATCTTCCTTGCCATCCCACAGAGAAATACTATCTGTATTTACCGATAGAATGCCAGAAAAGAACTCACCGTCTAGAACCGTAACGGTGATAGAACAGCCATCCAATAGACGAGCGAGTCGTTCAGAAGTAGTAAATTCTATGTTTAGTTCAATCGACTCGCGTAGAGTAGCGATGGTAGGATCGTACTTCGCTGATGTATTCATCGTAACTTATACCTTTCTTTGTGAAACTCTTAACCCCAACAATAGAACGCATAGTAGCGCCATTCCCACCCTACAGTGTTGGTACGGCTGTCTTGAGAATCTTAGCAGATTCTTGAAGCAACCGCTTAAACGTATAGTGCAAGCCCTTGAAATCGTCAATCTCTCGACTCTCGCGCGGATTACGAAATTCATTGACGACATATGCCATCTTACGCCGTAGCTCTGTATCAGGTCCATCAAGTATAGCAGATACCAATGGGTTATCAAGATCCGCCCTTGGAATACCCGTACCACTCTTGACGTTAACGACCTTCTCAGGCTTATGCTCCGGGCAGAACTTAGGTGCCCTACCACACTTGACCCGCGTCCATTCATGCCCTTGCTCGCATTGTAGGACTTCTGTCTTAGGTGCCTTGATAGCTGCCTCGGGCTTATGATCGGGACAATACTTTGGGGTTTTGCCCTTAGTCCTCGGACGCTCCCAAGTATGCCCATGGGCGCACGTCAGAGTAACAGTGCTAGACTTGACAGCCGCTACCGGCGCGTGCTTAGGACAGAAGCGTGGCTTCTTGCCTCGGGTCACAGGACGCTTCCACTGATGATCGCCATTGACGCATATAAGAATTTGTTGATTGCTCATGTCATGTAGCTTAGCAAAGTGATCGACTTTCGTCAATATCAATCGTCTAAGTATGTCTCGCGCAAAACGTTAGCAATTTCTTCAAATGTCATAGAGTCATATATATCATCTTCGCCATCATTCATACTCACAAGATCCGGACGGACAGGACCGGGGAAGAAATAGTCATATATTGTAGATGTAACCCCATGCCATCTGCGACCATTGATTCTTAAGATTAATACAGATTGGTTTCGGTCTGGGTCTAGAATCTCCCATTTCGCTAATTCGGGATGATCTTGACGCCAAAGCTCAGCCATGACACCTTCGGCGCAAAAGCATTGTTCACGACACTGCGAACCGTTATCCTTCATCATGGACAATGATCCAAAAATCTGCTGATACTTTCCGCTCTCTAATGCTTCAATCAATTTGAGTAGTTGGGTATTACTCATCTTATCGCCCCTCGAACGACGTTTAAAAGCTTGTTTTAGGTTGGTTCTAATCTTCATTACGTAATTCTTTCTCCACTTCGGATTCAAAGTAATCTGGATCAACATCCACCCAAGGTTCATCCGAATCGCTACATCGTTGTTCAACAGCAGACACACGCCAGTATACTATACCGACAACAATAATACAAGCAGCTATATAAAGTAAACTAGCCATCGAATCCACCATATCCCGCCGCGATACGGGCTAGACGAGCCTGCTCCGCAAATAGCGAATCATCACCTAAATGGCAGACTTCTACATAGTGTGCGGCTCGGGCTGCTTCTTCGATAAAGAACCATTCTTTATGACTTGCTACACCGAGCATGGTATGCAGGGCACTTACTTGATCTGTGCGTTTTTGAGGCATAATGTAAAAACTAAGTTGACTAATGACCATACGATAGCCACACCAAAAATAGCGGCACTGTAAGAGCCGGTCAGGTTATATACGATCAGCACAGCCAGCGTATACCCCCAGATGCCAATTAACGTATGTGTATATAACCGCCAGCGTTTAGACATATTGATTACTTAATTCCATGAGTTGTACTTGTACTTCACCGTTAGGTGTAATAGTTGCGCCAAGGGTACCGTCATCTACGACCTCTAGGGAGATAAGACCCTTACGCTGTAATGACCACACGGTATCAGTAATCCAGACATGATTTAACTCCTTCGTGAAAATATCCATGAAGTCATTATCATCAATATATTCACCGGTGTTATTTAGACCGATATACTGCTCGTCGTATGTCTTGACGGCGCGATCAAATACTATCTGAATACGGTCCTGATTTTGTACGCCAAACCAATTATCAAATTCATCCTGCTGCGATGTCATTCTATTCCCGTTCTCCATATTTAAAGGTTACACTAACATAATATGTGATGCAGAACTTCACTATCTCCAGTATAGCACCCCTACAGCGGGTATCTCACTGGGCAAAATCAAGTTTATCACATTTGGTACATTCGACCACCCGAGCTAACACCAATGCTGTAGATTCTGTAGACTACTTCCATAGTAGTCCAACTACTGAGCGAGATCGTATCATGCAACACGGCCTTATGGCGAGTCCTCCATTTAATCCCTCAAATGATAGTATGATGGGTTTACAACAATTGGCTGACGAGGGTAATGCCGTAGCTGAAAAGGCTCTTAACGATTATAAGAATCAGCCAAGTGGCGTATATGTTGCGCCTACACCTAATGCTTGGCAGAGTCCTAAGCGAGATACCTGGCAAATTAATCCTGGTTATATCCAACAACTAAATAGTAACCCTATGATGGGCGATGACCATCCTTTCAAAGTAATTCCACATAATATTCCACCTGAGGCTTTGACGTTACACCATAGTCCCGCTGAAGATGCGATGTGGAAGGGGCGTCAACCTATTCAATTAAAGCAAGCTGATAATTATCAGCAGGATACACGTAATTTCCCCGATCCAACTGAGCCTCGCGCCTCTAATCCTCCTGTGCCAGACGGTTGCACCTGTCCTTTAGGACATAAGCTAGATTGTCCGGTGCACGGTTTACATGGGACACAAGACGATTTAGATAATCAATGGGCTAACAAACAACAAGCAAATCCAATTGGATTTGCCCAAGATGCCACACAATCCTGGCAGCAAGCTTACTCAAATATTGCCAGGCTGTACGTTTACGACCCGAATCAAGTCTCTAAAATTGCTGATATTCACGGCGGCTACGGCCTTTGCCTTTTTACGAGTTATTCAACTCAACCTCTTGTTAGAATTAGTGATATATACAGTAATGAATGGTTTAATGCATCGGTAAAAAGCAATACTAAGTGCCACAATTGTAGTGACACTATAAATAGGAAGCCAAATCCAGCCAGTGACACCAAATCCAGCATACAAGAAAACTACCGCGAAGTAAGCGATGAGTTGGCACGTCCAAAATATTCGATCGATCATTGGTCTAATGATAGCACATTGGCCAAGCTTCATCAAGGACAATCTCAATCTCAAAAATCTCCATCAAAGCTCAAGAGTGCCCTAGATAAAATCGCTGCTCATACTAGGTCTTAGGTTTTGATAAAGTAACTAAAGACGCCAAATGGCTGCATATTATTGTGGGAATTACCGTTGCCTAAGTTATTAGTAGTACCAGGGTGGGTGTGGTCTGCGCTAACACCATTAGTTGTAAAGCCGTGACTATGGTTGAGTGAATTATTGCCCCATGTCGAACTGTTATGATAAGCTATTGGGGAAATATTGTCACCGCCACCGGCCAACCCATCAGAAACAATCTGGTCAAATACCCCAGCATACTGGAAAGCCCCGTTGCCTCCATCAGCATAGCTATTATTAGTTGTACCCCCATGAGAGTGATTATTACTTTGAGGCCCCGTAGTGAATCCTACTCCGCTGGCGGGTAGTGCCCCCATAGATAATGTATGGTTCTCTTCTCCGCCACGATTACCAAGTTCTCGCTCGGTCAAGCTTGGTCCGGTACCCGCACCAATGCCTACGATCCCGGCTCTATTAGGAACATTAAACGTAGTCGAGCCATCTCCAACTCCATGGGGAGCAAACAAGAGGCTAATAGAACTCTCGATAGCCAATGTGGGACTAGCTAATGTCAAGATCGTTAATGGTGTAGAAGTGAATTCGACACTAGTAATAGTATTTGTATTAGATGCACCAATACCAGTACCACTAACCGGGATAGATGTACCGTATACTATATTAACATTAATGTTCGTAAAGCCTAATAACCCTTGGATAAATGGTTCTAGCGTAACATCCGGGATTGTTATCGTCGTAACGCCACTACCAAAAGATACCGTTTTTGTAATAGCAATAGCTGATAACAACGTAGCATATGTAGAGCGTGAATATGCTCCCCCTAAAGCTGGAAGATAGCCCGCAGGAGCAATTGCTCCTGCGTGCTCAATAATAGTACCCGCTGGCACTAGCTGGGCTTGCAGAACGGAAGCGGCAGTAGGATTAGGTAATGTCCCGGCGAGGATACCGCCTAGCGCCGTTGCTTGTGTTACAGGTGGCTGTCCTTGGATAGTGTTAATAGTAACATTTGGCAGAGTACCACTAGCATCCCCGGTTAGGGAACCTACGGACGAATCAAGGTTTCCTACGCCATCACCGTGAACCGCTTCAAAATAAACATTAAAGGCGCTGTAGTGAATAGAACCGGGTACCTGAATAATATAAGAACCCTCGGCTACGAAGTAGCTATTCACGCTACCATTTAGATTACCGGAGACATCGGTAGTAATAGTCGATACAGGCGAGCCTGCCGACACAGAACTAAATACCGTAGCTGCGCCGCCACTACGTTTAATTACCGTTACTTGCTGGTTAGCAACAGGAAAAATACTACTACCGTTAAGGTAGGTTAATGTACAAGTTAGTGCAACCCGCTGTGTTGAAGACATATCACTTATTACTGTATCGTGATAGAATCTTTATCCAAATTTCTAAGTAGATTAAAATGGATGAGAACTACAGAGTAAGCATATAATTTCTGCTAATAAAAAAATACCGACATACCATGGAAGTATACGGTGACGATGCCGAATAAACTTCTTCATTCGTCTTCTAATTCCTTGGTGACCTTGCGGATTTCTTCTTCCAATTCCTGTCTGGTCGGATGTTGCTCTTCTTCGTAATTCCCGGGCCAGTTGGGACTCAGGAAGGCTGGCAGTCCCATCATAGCTGCAAACAGAATAAGCAATGTTGGACGCTCCGCGTGTGCCAATAACGTTTCGTGTGCCGTACCCGCTAAGCCCGATATAAAAAGGACCGAATTCCGGTTGATAAGATAGAGCGGTCGCAGACGACGCCTTCTTTGTAAAGCTTTGTCCCGATTGGGTTTTAGTGACTTCATTCATGTGCCAAATTGTTAGCTTCTACATATTTAATATCTTGTATTTAGCGTTATTGTTTCTATCACCACTAAGTATTTTCGTAATGTTCACGTCCACCCATGATACGTTCAATATCAATGATTCGTCCGCGTGTTTCATCGTCAAATTGTCCCGCGATAAGAATATTAAAATCATCATGCTTATGATACTCACGACCTTCTTGGCGGGCGGTTAGTATCTCAGCTATATGTTCATCAATACGAGATTCTAATTCGGGGTCTAGTCTCTCGGACGGGATATGCTCTGTCTCACAATAATATTCAAAATTAAAATACCGAGACAACATCTGTGCTTCCTGTTCATCTAATACGGCATCGGTCTGAATAGCAGAACCGACATATGAGTTATTAGTACGGCATCTCGGGCATTCTCGATACGCAGATATATACGGCCAATTTATACCGCATATTGTACATTTATAAGAAGAATGCCCTTGTCCTCCTTGACTCATATTTCCTACCTTAGCTGAATTACTCGTAAAACATTACGTCAATAACTTTATTCACATCGTCAATATGCGTAAAGGCGCGTAGTCCAAGACTACGCGCCTTTCGATGAATCATCGTTCGCATACTTAAAAGCCCAGCGTTGAAGTCTTCTCCCTGGCGTAGCTTTCTAGCTTGGCCATCAGCCCAGGCTGCCCAGTCATATAACTCTGGTCTACCTCGATTAGATTTAAAATTAGGAATGACTTCAGACATCTACATATTATATATCAGTAATACCGATTGTAATATGCCCAATTAGTACGTTCAAATACAGCCTCTTTGGATGTATCATCTTCGAAATCGTCAGTATTAACAAAATGCAAGCCATATTCTATATCCATATAATCATGCATATCATGATCGTATTCGTACCGACCCCGGCTATACCAATTCTCTTTAATCCCATCCCATGCCCATTCGCTAGGGAATGCATTATCGTTAGTAGAAGAAGGAATAGATGTCTCTTCAATAAGAATAGATGTCTGATGAGGTGTATTAATCTCTTCGATTACCTTGTAACGGCAGACCCGAATCTTCTCGTTATTAGAATCGCTAGGGACCGACACCACATCGCGCGGGTTGACTTCTACGGCTAGACGAGTCGAACTGAACTGTGAGGCATAGCGCCAGTTAGATACATGCAAACCAGTCGAGCACGATACATTAGGGTCATCGACAACAATAGACCGTTGCATCTCGACAATATCGCCAATCTTCTGACGCACGACACCGGATCTATGTGGTACTCCGTTGATAATAGCTGGACCCGAGCGATGTGACTGATAGCCACCTTCCTGGTTATCACTAGGATGCACACCCTTATAACCGATGAAATTACCATCTTCGTTGATAGTAAATTCATGCTTCTGTAGGAAGCTATAAAGCTGATTGCGCGAATTCTGGGATGGATTCTGCTGAACCTTCTCCAAGAAATTGATAAGCGGTTTACTGGCGGCGTGGCCATGTTCTTTCAGAGAGCGCAAGATATGATCTATCAATTCTCCTGCAATTTCGTCACCATCGAAGAATAAACTATTGTGCGTGTAAGTAATCCTGTCTGACAGAAAGGTACGTGCAATACTATTGCCAATATCGATAAGATCAAGCACCGAATCATCATCAGCCATAACACCGGTGACAATAGCATTCCAATGAGTATGTTCAGAGTTTACTAGATGTAGATTAAAAATCTCGTCATAGATGGCTAGATGGCTTAGACCATCTGCCGTCTTAGACAGCGTATACGTCAAATTAGACGGGTTGGACATTTTGATACAATTTCTCCCAGATAGCGTTTATATACAGTGTATTATGTTCTTTGTGCTCTGATGCAATCAGAGGATATCGTTCCATAAAATAAATTGATTTTGATGGGATATCTTTCTGCGGCAAGATATGTCTTAAATACCTAAATAGAGTGGTATGGGCCGGTGCATTATGCACTAAATTTAGCATAGTTTTCAATTCGGGATCGAGAATCTTGTCTATATCTAGAGCAGTTGCTAAGAGCAGACTATTGTTATAGATTCCATCAACCAATCCTTTTTGTGTGGTATGAGATAAATCCTTCCACCACTGAGTAATGACCGGTGTAATCCATTTATTCCACTCAATTGCGTTGGGTAGCTTCCGAATAAAGGCTTCGACCTGACGCCGCTGGATACATACTAGTGTATGTGGAGGCAAATAAGTGTTAAAATTATAGTGGCCCGGGGGCCTACCATGAATCCTATCTGCGATATAATACACCAATGTACCAGTGACACCTTGTAATTCCGTCATAGTCATACTATGAGTCTGACCGTCATGGGTCGAAGCATATTGCGTTGCATTCCGAGTATTAGATACCTTTGGCTTACTTGGAAGTTTACAAGCGTTAATATCCTCCCACTTCAAGATATAGCTAGGATCAACCCACTCACTAGTAACTTTACCCGGTGTAAAGATGAACTGATTTGGTAGAGTTTTGTTATTATCATCAAAATACTGCCATAGCTTCTTTTTCACCGTAGCGGTATATTTACGGTCGAAACCCTCTACCCAATAATTATTAACTATTGAACGTAGATGTAACTTATACCGAATCTCATATTTTGATAGCCCAAACTCACCAGGGGTAACACCAAACCCATACTCGTAAGAACAATCATTATTATGATTTATATCATCATTGCGATTAAGAACTTGATCTGCCCGTAGTGGCGGGTAGATATAAGCAGGAATATCGCGGTTTTTATATTTGAGTTCAGACCAAGCAGCCCCCCCGTTCGATGAATACATAATCCCAGCCCAATGGTTTATCCGACGCAAGCAATCGGGAGGTGTCGGCTGATTAACGACATCTTCTACGATCAATCTTTTAATATTCGTCACACAATCTATATGTGCTTCCTTGAGGGCTTTATTGGTAGTAGCGGTATAATGTAGCCCCTCACGGCTAGGTGTAAAATGTACCGATCCCATCGGTACACGGACAACAATTTCATGTGAAGGAATAATATGATTCCAAGAAAGATCCAACGTTGATTTTGATTCTTCAATAGGATACGCGACATTGCCCATCACAACATGATGCTGCCGTGTTCTACGCCGCCCGCTAATATAGCATTTATCTTTAATATCATAAACTTCAATATTATTGAAACTAAATACCGGATCTCGTCGTATAGGGGCTACACCGTTAATAAGCACGGTCCCCGGCTCCCAGAATGAGAAGAAATCATTTGCTTTCTCTACAAAACCCATAAAACCATGGTGCGAACCGAGATTAACTACAATCGTGACAGTTACGCCATTAGGCTCGTCAACTTCTTGCTCACTGACGATCTTCAATACTGGAAAGTTACTCTCGTCGCGCATGATTAGAGCATTTGTCTTGATTCCATCCTTGATACCAATCACAGAAAATTGATTAGTATAAGTTAGTGGAGATTTACATCCAAGCCCCAACGAACCAATCTGGTCATTGGTCTGACGCTTTGTAGATGTACCATACTTTGAATAAATATTACGGAATCCATCAGCATTCAGTCCGATACCCCAATCCTGTACCTGAAAGATAGGGTTTAGCGAACTTGGCAACGTTATCTCAATAGGACGCTTCTGTCCTGCGGCTACGTGAGCATCATAAGCATTACAGCTAATCTCACGAATAATAGCCTTCTCTGGATCAGAATAAAGATCCGTCAATAGCCCTACGAGATGTTCGATTGCATTCTCATCAATCGTCATGCGGATATCTTCGCCTGCAAGATTACCGCTAATATCAAGTTCTTTTTCTTTGGTTATGATCATTTATGATTTAAATATAATTTAAGTTGATTATTTATCAGGTAGTTGATACGCCCAGAGCTTCTGCTAGCTCGCTAGGAGAGATTGTAACACATTGAAGCGCAGGTGTAAAGTCGCCTCTCGTTAGAGCCTGGGCGACTAGACCGGAGCAAATATTAGTACGGCCAATAAAAGCAAATCCACGCCCCGGAATTAGGAAACGGGTAGCCGTACCAAATACAGTAAGCCAACCGTATTTCTTACCTATTTGCGTTTCTAGATATCTCTCTGCCTGATACTTATCTGATACGTTTATTAAACAAGTATCTCCGGTGCGAACAATGAGATATTCAACGTCCTTATATTTATCAATATTTGTATGTTGTGTACCTGTAGTAATAGCTTCAACTAAATAGCCATTACCAGTATGGTAGGCAACATGCGACCACGTATCCTTACGAAAACGGATAAATTCACCAATACGAATAATCCAATCAGTGATGGTTGTACCTTTAACGAATATAATATCGCCAGGATTTGGTAGCAAAATACTACCTTTTGGAATCTTTTCAGCGTAAATATTACTCATAATCACGGGCTGCAATATCGGACATGGTTTTTCGTTGTTTTTGCCTTTTTGGTTTAATATCAGGTTTCTCATTGGCGCGCTCCACGGTCTTGACGAAGTAGCACCGCTGACACTGTTGAGTCGAGTACCAGTACGTATCCTCGCTCTCTTCGAAGTCCACCGGCCCGCAGTGCACATCCTCGACCTTGCCCCACGAATGATCGCGGAGCCAGCACAGCTTGTAGAACGTCCGCCACCGTCGTTCCCACTTGCGCCGCCGCAGGAATCGTGCGCGCCAGCCACATGAGCAAATCCCGAGCGAGGACGCCGCTCTACGACGGTTGTACCGCCAGTGGTACGCGGTCAGCCGATGCTTGACCCGCAAGACGCTGCTCTCTTCGATCCCGACGAACACTTACGCCGCCTCTCGGAGCGGGTCGCTCTCCATCAGCGTGTGGTCCCAGGCGTCGCCAAACCCGATGGGTCGCCAGCGGCGGTCATCGAGAAGCTGTCTGGCCGGTCGAACGATGATCTGCCAGACGTAATGACCACCACGCCTGGAGGACTTCATCCGGTGGATGCCCCACTCGTCATTCGGGTACGAGCCGTAGACGACCCACACCTTGCCGGAGCGGACGTTGCGCAGCGTCAGGCCATTATGCACCGTCGGATGGTCCGGTTCGATGCCGCTCTTGTTGCAGCGCGGACAGATCCCTACGTGTGCGTAGGTGATCTGGCCCCGGCTGTAGCCGGTGCCATCGCAGCATATACACGGGTCACTCGGCACCGTCGCCTTCGCGCGAAGGAAGTCCGCGTAACTCGCGATGAGCCTATTGTCAGAGCCAGTCATGCGTGGCCGTCGCTCTCGTCGTATCGCCGGTTGTCCTCGGCCTCCAGCTTGGTGATCGCGGACATCACGTCGTCATGGCTCTCGCCTGAATCGAACCGCAAAGCTATGATCACGGCGGCCAATTCGGCATCGTTGAGCAGCGGCTCGGGCCACACGGCCTCAACAGCGGCCCGGATCTTTGGCCTTTGGCTCCAGCTCCGCCGATCCACTGGCGTCGCGATATACGCAGCCATCGCCTTGTCCACGATGTCCTCGCTAACGGTGCTCTCACGACTACTCATCGCGGACGCCCTCCATCATCTTCACGATTTCATTGAGCGCCGCCTGGATTTGCGAGCCAGCCTGAATCCGATCGGGCCAGCGTGCGCCAATGCCCCCGACGATCTCCCACGACCCCATGTAGTGCCTCATGCCCGACTCGAAGCCATCGACCTTGACAGTGGCTCGGTACGTCTGCTCCTCGTCATCCCAGCGCACCAGGCGCACGACGAACTCACGCTTCGCAGGAGGCGTCATGCTGGCTCCGACGATGCGAAGCCGGAAGCCATGACCTGGTAGCGAGTAGGAGCATCGACGGTGTCCACTGGCTCATAGCAATTCGAGCACCGCAATTCGCTTCCGGCCTCAATCCAACCTTCCTCGCCCTTGCACATGATGCGGTCGCAGCGCACGCACACCTCTAGACGCTCCTCAACGCTCTTTGTCCGAGGCATCCATTCGTGAACCCCGATCCACTGCCGGGCGATCTCGCAAAGCGCCACGAACACGGCGTCCTTGTCACGCTCTCGCGACTCAAGCTCGTCGTAGGGCACCATGTCCGGGTGCGTCTTGGCGTCAACGTCGCGCGTAGGCCCGTAGATCCAGCCCATCGCTTCGTAGGCCTTCACCCAATCGTCGTGAAGCTCCTCCGGTGACGACTTCCGGTCGGGGCCGCACATCATGTCGATCACGTCACGGAACTGCGCCTTGAACGGCTCCTCGCGGTCGTCCCACGGCTCGGGCACGATCGGCGCATCAACGGCCACAGCCTGTAGTGCCGCCGCCTCGTACACGAACCGAGCACGACGCTCTGCGAACGTGGATGTTGTCCTACTCATTAGCGCCGTCGGCCTGGCACTTGATCGGTGGACCCCAGGTATCCCCCGGGTTGTCCCGTGTCGCCACGTACAGCGCAGGGGCGTCTCCGTAGCGCTGCACCATCACGGTGCTCTCAGCGTTCACCCAAACCACCGTCTGCGTCTCGGTTGTCATGCTGCATCGACCTCCTGCGCGACACATTCGGCCGCGCGTATACGCTCAATTGCCAGATCCACATAAGCCCGGTTCGACTCAATTAGAAGCGCGCGCCGCCCACGGACAATCGCTGCGACAGCAGTCGAACCGGAGCCGGCAAACGGGTCAAGCACCATCTCCCCGACGCGACTTGATGACTCGATCAGTTCCGTCAGAAGCGCGACGGGCTTCTCCGAGGGGTGCCGCACCTTGCGGCCGGTCGGACGCGATACGCGCAGGACGGAGCCCTTGCGCCTACGTGCAGGAATGGCATCACCCCCGGCCATGCCGCCGTGCCGATGGCGCGAGATCGCGAACCAGATCGGCTCGTGTGACGGTCCCCATGCCGACGACAGGTCGCCGCCGGACATCATCGTCTTGTCCCAGATCAGCGAGACGGGCTTCGTGATCTTCAATCCCTCGAGCACGTCCTCGGGTCCGAACACATAGAGATGCCGACTCTGCCCGACGAGCCGCACGCACTCGCGGAGCACATCTTGCACGGCCTCACGGTCGTCAGCACCATCCAGTGCCATTGCCTCAAAGCGCTCTACGCGCTGGTTAGAGACGAACTCCTTGCCGTACGGCGGATCGGTCACGATGAGATCGAAGCTCTCCGTCTCGAAGGTCGGCAGCACGTCGCGGGCGTCGCCCTCGTAAACCGTCGCCCATTCGGACTCATAGGCGACGCGGAAGACGCCGTTGGTCCTTTGCGTCATAGCTGCATCTTCAGTCATTATTGTCATTATTTGTCTACTTTCTGAATCGTGACGATGGCTGTCGGATTTAAGTATAGCGTCTGTCCGTTTCCGTCTGTGACGCATAGCAACCGATGCTCTCGGACACACCGTTTAATAAGTTCAATGTTATCTAGTGAGAAATAGATTGTATGTGTGGTTCTCAGTGCCCAGCTAAGAGGTGCCCGGAGTGCGTCAGTACGGGTGACAGCCTCCAAAACGGAAGTGGTTCGATTGGTCATGCTTGCCTCTCAAAGATGCGGTCGAACATCGAACCCCCTGACCTGCCGGTAAACACCGTCCCGCGCGACACCGCGTATGTTCGCGCTAGTTCGGCAGCCTCACGGATACCCACGGGGCGACGAGTGCCGTCTGCGTTCTCGACCCACCACTTGCCAGCGCGGTCGTAGCGGACGATCTCCTGCTGCTTGTCCGCGCTGCGCGCGTGGACCGTGCGATCAGGCTTTGTCCTTTGTGTCATGCCAGTTCCTTTACGATAACTTCAATTGTGCGCCAGTTATAATCGCTCATGTATAGAAGTATACCATCTAGCTACGAGCAAATCAAGTACGGCGAATCATTGGGCTACTGCCGCGTAGATCCGGGCGATGCTGTATTTCATTAGGCATATACCAAGCGGTCGCTCCCCAAGCTTGCATCTTGCCTTTTTGTAGGAATGGACCTTGATTAAACAATACCTCTACCATGCCGGTGGACGGATGCACACCTCTAACCTCGCCAATAGTACCAGCGGGGATCTGAATTGGCTGACCTACACCACCATACCCCGGGTCACCAACCATAGTTCCCCAATCATCGTTTTTCGCCTGTACCATTTCGCCTTCAATAAACATATCTGCGCTCTCTTTGATAGACGAATAAGTACCACCTGGGTATTGGATAGGATTAGCTGGCGATGGTGGTTTCTTACCGGGGACAGACCCATTAGGATCGACATCAATAGGTTCTAGTGGAGCCTGCGGCAGTGCTGCTTCAGGATTACCAGGACCGGCCGTAAAGCCTTCTGATTCATCCGGCCCGAATGTCCGTTGCATAGTACCGGTATCCGGTCTAGGAGTCAAGCCAGGGATATTTGCTCCGGGTTGATTAGGGGCAAAATTCATTATAGGATTATCTTTGAGTGGCGAGAACTGACTCATATCTCCTTGACCGTTTGGCGCAGGATTATCATTGCCTTCGCCAGTATCAAGTGGCATTGACTGAGCTAACCACCATAAGGCCATCAAATGAGCACACGGAGCATTCTGATATTGCTTCCATTGTCTTGTTCTAGGAGTATTCATGAAAGCCCCCCAATCGCAATTATGACAAGCAATACCAGGAGCCATGACATATGTATGTTCATCAAGCACTTCAATGTTATACACTGGTCCACTATATTGCTTATATTCTGGTTCTCGCAATGCTTGTATGACTCTATTGTTCTCAAAGTAATGCTTACCTTGTCCCTTCCCACCATTTGTACGCCAAGCAATTGTATAAAGATCTTTGCCTCCGGGTACTAGAGCCGTAGCATTATCTGGATAGTGACAGATAACACTCTCTCGACCAGTACGAGCTAGTAGATAACGTAATTGATTAACAAGTGTCTCGCTAGCGGTAGCAATACTGTCACGAACGCCCATATTACCGCGATTACCATCTCCATCTATCCAGGCATTTAGAAAATGCTTGATAGCATCCTGCGGAGCTTGCATAATACGTGCATCAATGTGCTTAGATCTTGCACCTGTTCCAAATAGACCTTTGAATACTTGTACTAAAGGCCATGAAGCGCAGCAAACAACTGTACCGTGATCCTTATATTCGACCCATGATTTTAATCCATAATATTTTAAAATATCTTGAACTTCAGCAACAAGATGATCTTCACGGCCTTCATAATCAAATGTCCATCGAACTTCATGAGTGTGAGTAGAAACAAGATTACCTTCTGCCATATATAATCCCGCAAGACGTGCAAAACGCTGATCAAAATGTATTGAGGCGGGCATCGAGGATGCGTTTTTATTAAAAGGTCCACTAACTAATTCTGGATGTATATTCCATAACTTATTCATTTTACGAAGTCTATCTGTGTTAGCATCCCAACCATATGAATCGTTCAGATAATCAAGGACATCGATATAGAACCCAGCTTGATTGGTAGCTTGAGGATAATAAACTAAATCTCCTTGCACAAAAGAATCAGCTTCACGAATGTTATCCTGATCATCAAAAATAGGGTGATTGCTAGTTACCCAAATCCCCTCGGTGCTGCCTGTTGGCTGTAGCAAGACTGCTTTTCCATCATAATCATTCTTATGAAGATGACTCACAATCCCAATTCCACCACTAGCCGTTAGTACGCGATCACCTTCACGCATATCTTCCACAGCTTTAGTCGAACCGTCCGCCATAATAATCTTGCCGCCAGGAAGAATGCATTGACAGTGCCCCGAAATAAGACCGTTTTGACTTCTGGGAGATTGGTTAGGATCGCGCTGAATTTCTGGTTGATAAGTACCATGGTCACCAATAACCGTACCGCTGATAAAATCAGGCATATTATCGTGTACATGCACCTTATTTGTGCGAATCAGACGTAAAGCCTTACCTTGAACTTCTTCACGATTATTACCATTCCAACTGACAGGAGTGGCGATCTTACCAAAAGCTTCAATTTGATTAGATATAAGGCGGCGGGTAAACATGCGATCTTTAGATGTACCACCCTCGACTTGCAAGTGATATTGTCCCGGTACGGGAGAATACCAAAACCAATCGGTTGATCCAATAGAGCCTTCATGTGCCGGTAGTTGGGGAGCCTCGGATGCAATAATTTGATCCAAATAGGCATCAAACCAAGTCTCTTGAGATTCGGATGTAAGAACCGTCCACATACTATCTATTATATGACTGTCTATTGATACCCGTAATATTTACGGCATCTCCTGTAGCAGCCTTCCACATCTCGTCAACTTCAGGAGTCTTATACTTGGCAAGATTACCATCGCCAACCTGCATAACCTTGTTATGAGGCACAAATTCCCATTTTCCACCAGGGCTGCTGAATCCTGTTAATGCCTGACGATCATCAGGATTTTCTGGCCAGTTGGGTATTGGCCAGAATCTATTTTCTGCTGTAGATTCTGGCCCTCTATGCCATGGATCATCCAAAGGGATTTTATCGGTATGTCGCCAATAACCTTCCATTTGTACAGGAGCGCCATTACGCATTCTAACTTCATGTTCACCACCCCAATTAGGATCTAACATATATGTTTGGTGGCCATGATCGTATGCATGATTCGGATCGGTTAAAGTTCCTTGCCAAATAATTCTATTTGGATACCCTTTAAGATATCGATCAGTATTCAACGGATTGGTTGTCCAGTGTCTACCAACAGAGATATCTTTATCCGAGACTCCGTAAGGACGATCTTCAACTCGCCACATACGCGTACCACTAGGTCGATCACGCAAAATAGGTATATTTTGTTCATCGAATCTACGCGTGTCATTCTTGAGATAATCTAATTGCTCAGGTAAATATTCCTGATGAGTTCTACCGAAGGCAGCGGTATGTGTCGACATTAATTGATGTATTTTGTCGATTAACCCGCTACGCTCAAGAACCTTGTAAGCAATATTAGCGGGGCCAAAGTCTCCCTTTGTGTCATCCCTCTGACGGCGCTTGTGAATCTGCTCATAATACATCATCGCCTTATCCGGTTCATACTTGAGTAAGGATTCCATTTTATCAGCCGCTTCTAGTCCAGCAACATACCAAGCGTTTTCTTCCTTCTCTATATTCATAATGCGCTTACGATCTGGCGGCTCGATCCAACGGTGATCGTCAATACTATAACCTGAGCGAATATGAGACTGATATTTATCGGCAGGTTTGACATCAGAAGGCATTACATATACTTGCAATAAGTATTGTGTACCGGATAATGGCACGCCATCGAGTTCATTGACCATTATGCCAATCATCTCGGCCCTTGACCATTCTGGTAATTTTTCTGAATCTACAAAAAGGTTTACATCAACATCTGATTCGGGACTATACTGAAGGGTGGTCAAAGAACCGCTGATATATAATTTGGCCCATTTAATAGGATCAGCATACCCATGGCGTTCAAGAGTATCATAAATATGCTTTGTAATGAAATGAGCATATCGTGGTTTTAGATTAGGTTGATCAGCATCGGGATCGTCCCATATTTCAGGTAGAGATGGGTGAATCGGATCTAGAATTGAACTTTGAATCATATCTATTTATTATCTCTCAGGCCCATTGAACTTTATCTTCTATTCGTCTGACCTTTTTGGAGGTCTACTAGACTATAATTCAAGATTTTCTAAGTTACATATATTGTTTTGCTAGATTCATTAAATCGTTATGGTTATTCAACGTAGGTTGTTCTATTACAAGATCAAGTAGATTGCGTAGAGTCTGGCCGATTTGAGCACCTTGTGGCATTCCCATACCGATTAAATCATTGCCATTAATAGCAAGATTATTTAAATCAGTGGGCTGTTGTCCCTTACGTACCTCATCTACGCGAGTTCTCATTTGATCTACAGGTGTCCTAGCTTCATAGTAGGCGGAATCCTGACCCTTATCACCCATATCTGCCTGGCGTAAGTTTAGCAGATCATCTGCGTGTTCATCCCCTACTCTATTAAGGAATTTTCTAGCACCTTTTTGAGAATCGAAAGCAGGGAACATGTGATTTGATACTAGATGCTGCACCCGCTTAATACGTGCTACCGGATAGTTGAGATGGCGTAAACGATCTTCCGCCATCTTAGCACCTACATGTTCGTGGTCAGCACCGAATACCTCACCGGAAGGTAAATGCTTCTCGTAATAGTGGTTGTGATTAGTAACGGGATCTTTCCATGCAGACGCTGGCTTACCAATGTCGTGAAGCATTGCTGCCATACGAACATCTGGGTCCGGTGTAAGCTGCGATGTATTCCCCAATACATGCATTAGGTGATCTCCTAATGGATATTTGTGATGAGGATTAGATTGGTCAAAATCCCAATTATCATCAACCTCCGGGAAGATATGCTTAAGGATACCCGTATCATGTGCCAATCTTATAGCCGCTGCTGGATTGTGGGAACCGATTAGTTTATCTATTTGCTTGTTAAGGGCATCGGATGACTCACCGCGTAGCAAGTGTGCGTTAGCTGCCATTTCACCGCGAGTCTGCTCGTCGGGGTGGAGGCCGAATCGTGAATGTGCTGTGAGCGCACGCACAAGCCTAGTTGGGTCTTCTCGGAATGAGTCTGGATGAGTTGTTCTAAGTAGATTCTTTTCAAGATCATTTTGTCCACCATGCGGGTCTATTATATCTCCAGTATCTAAATCTACTGCCATCGAATTTACAGTAAAATCACGACGCTCAAGATCCTTATCAATAGGTAAATTGTGATCTACAGTGATAACTCCTTCGCCTCTGCGGGACGTTTCGTATTTATCTTGTCTGGGCAGAGCAATCTCGACTTCGTGGCCATCGTGACGGTAACGATAGACACCAAAACGCTTCCCTGTTAGATCAACTCGGCCAGGTAGTTTAGAAAGAATATTATCAATCTCTTCGGTAGGAAGTCCGGCCACCATAAGATCAAGATCCTTAGGATTCTCACCACGCAAAACATCTCTTACTGCGCCGCCCACCACATATACCTTACCTCCTGAAAATCTCAATGCATCATAAGCAAGACTAGCCGCCGGATCAGCGCTCGTAAGAACTCGTAAGAATTGTCCGGGGTCCATCTGATTTGCACTTATACCCGAAGTTGTACTCCATCGGTTGGTATAGGGATGGAGTACATTAACTAAAACAGAGGGTTCGTTCTTCATAATAGCAGCGCTAGCTCCATGATGTCCATCCTGCACAATCGTGCGATTCTTATTATCTTTTGCTCCTATAATAGGGTGAGAGTCAGGATAATTCAAAGCATGTTTCACACCATCTTGCGTTACATATTCTTGAGTAGGCACTAATTGAGAAACCGGAACCATCTCTTGATGCCATTCTGCTACATTAGGATCAGTATTACCAAGAACTGCCTCCTTGATATTAGGATCAAATGGATGGGACCATAGTTGACTAGTAGCTATCTCGTCTTGGGGATTCAAAGATACCCCGTACTGATTCTGCCACCAATTCTGCCAATTTGGGTCTAACGCCATGCTCTGTTTCGTATTGGTCAAGAAGGGTGTTAATTTCTCCTTCTGCCAATTCGGGACAATTGTGTCGGTAATAATCTTTCCATCGCTTGAGATGGTTTCCAATGTATTCGATGTATTCTGAATGTTCCATGCGTCTATTATACTCCCAACCCGCCTTAATCTCATTGGATCTACATAGGACGTGTACCATCCTCCTGCGACCTGCTGTGATCCAGTATTATCGGGCTGTACCTGTAATCCTGCTCCATTGACCTGATAGATTACAGGTTTGTGTCCCATCTCTTGGATCTCCTGAGCATATTGCTGGGCCTTAGCTAGATTATCCCACAGATATACTCCGTCATCCCAATCGTCCACATTATCCCAGGGAGCGCTCTTAGCGCGAGTATTATCTAACCCATGCTGCTGAATTGATTCAATTGCTGGTTCGGTAGTTACGTGATAATAAACTGGTCCTGCTGTTCCAACCTTGTGGGTTTTTCCTTCATGTTCTATTTCTAAGCTTGTAATCTCCATTTGGGGAAACTGGGAAATCCAACAATTTTGTATGCTACGCGTGGTATAGAGAGCAGTATTAGACGGATAGATAATCATCTTACCGCCAGGTTGATACTCACCCTCTACGATTGCAGCTTTAGAAAATTCGCCCCTATAAGGTTTGATGTCTCTAGTCTTTTCTCCCTCAAATCCTATCTGAATGTGGTTCTTATGCACATCATAAATAAAAGGAATGGGAGCATTAATCAGATCTTTAGGATCTTTCCCTTTGCTCTTGGCTAGTATAGCAGCATTCCCATACTGTTGGAGGAATACATTGAGGCCGTGATCAACTTCTGAATCGACCGCAGAGATATGTACTATCTCGCCATCTTTTGTTGCACCATATCCCACCTGCTGGCCTCTATAGAAAGCTCCGTAGAATTGATATGAATCATCATAACCAAAAAGTTCCTTATATATGGAATAATCTACGAATCTCTCTGGTGGTGTGGTTAATGGAATATATGCTATTTTACGCATTATGCACCTTCAAGTCCATTCCATGCACTCTCACCAATAGGTTGTGTACCGAAATCTACTTGTTGATTTCTTTCAAACGGTGTTTTAGGAAATGGATCTTGAGGTACTTGGCTCATATCGGGATGATGAACGTCCTTATCATGAAGAATAAGCTCGTTGATCTTATCGAACTTGGCTCCACAACTCTCACACTCTAGATTATTAGCTTGGGATATATCCCCTAATTCACTCTCAGGTTCAGCGTCTTGATCGCCCAGATTATGTTGGTCTAAATGTGGCATATTCTTCATCTTATCGAGCATATTACCACCACCTGGGTAGGTAGCCTGTGGCCTCCATGTTAATTTATATCCAAAATCTTCTGCCCATTCTTGTATAGCGGCTCTAGCCGAGCCTACTTCTTCAAGACAGTTTGCCATGTTAGCTATTATATCAATCTTTCTGCCATGAGGTAATGGAGTTTTAGCAATCACTAGATGGCCATCTGGACGAGTCTTATACCACATCGATTTCTTAGCACCAAAACTATCATCAATCGGCTCACCATGTGAATCTAGCATACCTTCGAAATTCCATCCGATGGAATCTGAAAACTCTTCCAGTTGTTGGTGAACGTTGTTAAGCGCCATATTAGAGGTTACGAACCACGTCACGCTACCATCGATCACTTTACCATATCCAACGGTAATAGGACCGTTGCTCTGATCCGAGGTACCAGCAAAATTTAATAATTCATTATGATCGTGAACCGGAGATACATGAAGCTGGCCATTAGCAAATACAAAACGATATTCTTCGGCAGGATCGGACATAGACGTAGGTTCATCGTGTATCATCGGTCCATTATTCTGCCAATCCTCCTGCTTCTGTGGTGTCTCTCCGGGATGCGCCGTTGGACCCATTAAATCCGCCTGCTTAAGCACACCGCCGCGCATATAAGCATCGGCGCGCTTAGCAAATACCTCGCTACGATCATGTTTGGTATTAGGAACAATACGGAAATCTCTATATAACGGATGAGTAGAACGAACGTATACCGATGGGCCTAGCATCCAACGTTTATGATGAGGTTCCAAACGGATAAGATCGCCGCTTTCATCTGTCTGTCCATCAACACTGGGATCGATCGGAGGCTTACTAAACAGGTCGCCTGTTAGATCAATAATATATTCCTTATCAGGGCTGACCCAAAAGTAGTGCCCCCTTTTTATACCTACGAATCCACCAAGCCGCTTTTGTAACCATCTAGACGTTACGTAACAACATCCCTGGGAAGGGTCAGGATGACCTTGATAAGCCGGATGGCGTGTATCTTCACCCCATGCTAATTCAGCGGCACGCTGAAGCTCGCTAAGGCGTTCTTGTGATATACTGTCGGGATTAAATGACATAGATAATCACATATTATGTGCTGCTTATGCCTAGACGCTTGATACGTGAGGATAATCGCTTTTAAAATCCTTTGCTGGATTCTGGAACTTAATATTATCCAACAAACGCGGAGCGTTATATTTAGGCCAACTATATGCACCTTCCTTAATCGTCCCATCGTCCCAATGTTGCTGTAAAGGCATCTCCTTAGCGTGGATCTCAGCAGTATCGTTACGATAATCGAGCACTACTAATATCCCAAGAATACCTTTAAGCCCCATCTCGGCAGTCGCCTGATTCTTATCCTTTGTATTCCGAGGATAATTCCCTCTACGTTCCTCAGGATCATATCGGTGCTTTGGGTCATATTTATTTACCGTCTTAACGTCAATCCCCCACTCGGAGGTTGCTCCGTCTAATGGCTGAGAGCCAGAACTATCCCACCAAATAATAGCACCGTAATCTGATAGCTTACCCAATTGTGCAACTATTTCTTTACCTAAATCATTCTGAGTCTCAGCGTCAATCATTATTTATCAGTTTTATCGGTGATATCTGATTGGGGACTCTTTGGCAGAGAGAAGATCAATTCTCCATCACAAAAGGCACATGCAATAATAGGAATCCCGTAATCGGTTGTTGCAGGCACATTATGTGCATCTAATACAGATTGATATCTCTTGGGTTCTAGCTTCTGATGCGTCCATTGAGGGCGGCACGTCTGACAGATATCCCCGGCTTTTGTAAGAAGACTAATCTTTTTCTTATCCATCTGCATTCTCATTTTTAAATATATCAACCAATGCCTTAGATGCCAACTCCTGATAAGAGTCAGCCGCTAATATCGACAAGAAAGCATCAGCTACCAGTTCAGCCTCCGGTGTCAATGCAAATTTTAGAGTATACGGGAGTACAATATTACTGCTCTCAAAACGTTCAACTCCTACAACAATAAATGCTTCGGCCTTGGACAACGTTTCAAATGCACCTTCTAATGCATCAAGGAAACGTTCCTCATCCTTACTAAGCTTACCCCCCTTTAGAGCATCTTCGATATCAGCCATAGCATTAATATGCTCAACATCAGACTCGGGAGCTTTCAACGCCGCCGTAGCTTGATCTTCTGTGTCATCGTCCATAGCAGCAATAAGCTGCTGTGCAAAATTAGAAATAACTTTCTTAATTTTTGTATCTTTGTCGTCTTTATTCTGACTAGCCATATCTGACTCCCTTGTTACTTGCTTTACTTTCTCAAAGTGTTCTGCAAACGTTAATCCATCCGGTGCTCCATTATATGACCAGTGGTTTTTGTCCCATTCAATCACCACCATAGGGGATTGCCAACGATCTACTTTAATATCTCTAATCCAAGCCTCATTACCTATCGTTGTCATCCCGTTGTAGATCAACGGGTCTACGTGATCCTTAATACGAACTTTATCACCTATCTGAAATGGAAGTAAATCAAATTCAGTCATCATATATTAGCCTGCGTTCCTTAGTATTGTCTTACCGTAGCCCGGAGTTTGTCCCCATACTGTTAGATAGATGTTCTGCATAATTGATAATCTCTGTCCGTAAGTCTAGCAGATCGTTGCAAATAAAATTCCGGTTAGAGGTACGCATATCCTGATCTTCAATATCAGAGACAATTCTGTCAATATGGGCAGCCCAATCCTCAAAAGTTTTAGAATCAACGTGTGTATCTACCACCCGGGATTGAATCTGTTTCTCCCGCTGATGTACAGTAGGATCGGTAGGATCGGTAAAATCCTGAGTGAATAAACTATTCTGACTAAATTGGCTAGAGCGCCTGAATTGGCTCATTATAGCGATACCGATCGTCCTTTGCCGGGTGTGCATAGTAGAATTCCATCAAAGCCAAGGCGTGCCAAGCTACGGCTGTGATATGTAGTGACGGATCTTGATCTGGAAAACTATCAGTATCCCAATCTTCACACTGCTTAAATTTATTTAAGTGACGTTCTAAAGCATCAATACTGAGCGACCAATCATACCCAAGTCGCCAATTGTTGGGTGCATATTTGGTCGCGCCTTTACCATAGTGCTCCGCTAACAACTCCAAAGGCAACGCAGGAATAAGACTAAATCTAGATAGTTTCTGACCCTTCTGACCGCCAGTATCTGGATCAGTGACAATCTCTTCTTTACTTACTTTGCTCATGCTTGTTCCTTATGTACGAGTCGGGTTACTATCTTACCACCTTTAGCAGTTCTTTCAGCTTCAGGGTCTATCTCTCTCATTTTAATCGTTCTAAGTATTAGCGATATTGATGACGTACCCGTACTTCTGGGCGACTGCCCAGATAGCATTTTCGGCTTCGTCTTGAGCCTCAGAGGTAAGTTCCGATCCGTCTAATGTATGCATCGTAAGACATAATCCATTGACTGCTTCACGATATGTTCGGTGATCTTGTTGCTGGCTTTTCTTCATAATTTTTCTTACCTTTACTATACTTGGGATTAATATCTTTGATCACGCCAATAAGCGTGGCCATTTACATATGTAGCGTGCTCTAACCTAAATTCACCCGTAGGCCATATACAAGCGGTTGTCCAACCTTGCTGCCAATCGGGTGCTACGGTATATGAAGGAAAACGGCGACCCGTTTCATCTATCTTACTATCAATCTTACACATACACCCGGCTTCTACACCCGTCAGCGTACTAACATTTCGGTTAATATCATGTTTACTGTGATAAATCATTGATTGACGATGTGTATGCCCGATAATAATACTATATCCTAATTGATCTAGTGTCTTAAGGGCACTACTACCAGATCCCTTAGCAGCTATCCAACCATGACGCACTGCTAACTTATCTGATAAGAGAACCTGGGCATCTTCGTATGAGCCGTTGGTGGTAACAAGTTCTACGCCTAGTTCATCAAGGCGCATTAAATGCGTAAGTGCGTGAATAAATTCAGGCTCGGGATTCTTCGCATCTATAACACGGGACAGGTTATTGACAAATGGTGCCTTGTCAATAATATATCGCTGAATCCGAATATCGTGATTGCCGAGAAGGAACTGCCAAATAGTATCTGGAGATGCCATTATATAGTCACGGAAAACTTCATATCCGCTTTGCAGACACTCTTGCACTGAGGCGACATTATCTGGGTCCATAGGATGGCGTGATACATCCGGGAAATCTAGTAAATCACCTAAGACTACTCCGCGAGAGGGTCGATTATACCGTAACCACTCACAGAATGTGTCGTGTAGCGCCTTGTCATGAAAGGGGGCTTGCTGATCGCCACATACAACCACTAATTCTTGGCCCTGATCTTGCTTAGGAATTAATAATGATCGTATCGGCTTCCAACCCTCTGATCGTACTGGGTTTAAGACGAGATCAGGATGTTTACGCTTAGCTGTAAACTTTGCCTGATGGTTAGTGATCTTATTACCTGTCTTAGTGCGACCCTCCCATTCATTGACGGTGATCTGATCTATTACCCAATCTGCCGGGTCAAGACCCCGTTCGCGTAACATGGTATCTGGATCGTCTAGCACTATAGGGGCATCAGATAGTGCTAGACGCGGCTTGGTTGTACATTGGGCATCGTCGCCATTGATAGTTGTAGATGACTTCTCTACACCGGGGATCTGCACATTATGACGTTTGCGAAAACGTCTAACAGCAGATTCTCCTATCAATACATCATATTCTTTAGATATAGTACGCGCGATACCTGTATTGAATTCGCCCGCTTGAATTAATTCAAGGATACGTGAGTATATCGGGTCTTTATCCAGCGGACTCTGGTTTTGTTGATTCATCTAGATTTTCTAAAGTTTCTGATAAAGGATCTATTAGTGAATATTTCTTATGTGCTTCGATTGGTAAGTTGAGTCTCTTTTTGTGTGACTCAATAATGATATTTTCGCCATTATGTTTAGCGATCTTCTGATTAGCCTTTAAAATCCATGTTTCTGGATCATCCGGATCTTCATTATTTAGTATAGCAGAGAGTTTAGGTTCTTCATCCTCTGGTTCCTCATAGAACCAACCGTACTTATCGATTGATTCCTTGATTACTATAGCACGATCTTGCATTTCTTTAGGCCAATTCTCCTGAGGGATAGGTGAATAAATATCATTCACCGATGCCGTGTTGTAAGTAAGACCAGGGCGACGTTCATTTGAAATCTGTGGGGCATTAGTACCTCCACCCGCTGGACCACCAGGGGCCATTGGAGGGGCACCACCACCAGGAGGCGCAGTACCGGGACCGGGGCCAAGGCCACTAGGGGGCGCTGGCATCTGTGATCCAAAGTCACTCTCGGGTCCACCACCGGGTGGTGGACCACCCATACCTGCGCCGCCAGCGCCACCCATATCTCCACCGCCCGCACCGGGGTCACCCATTGCCGGGCCGGTACCACCTTGAAGCACAGACTCTACCTCGTATTTGAGGTCCATTGGTACCGGTAAACCTTGAATAACAAGTGCGGTATATGTATCCATCTTGGCCCTCTGCTGGGCGATGGTCTTCTTCATAATGTCACGGTTATATTCATTGATATAATCATCGCCCTTCCATGTGACACCAATCATTAGCTTATCATCGGGAATTGGTAACCCGGCTGAGCGTAGACCCATTAAGAACTGACGTTCGGTAGCCTCATCTCTAAGATCGAAGGTATTATGAGTTACCAGACCCTCAGTAATATGAGTGTGATCACCACTAATACCTAAACTCCATGTAGGCTCTGCTTGATGTAGTTGAATATCATTAATTTCATCCCAAGAGGGATCAAGGCGTGCATCTCGTTCACTAATTGTTTGATTAAATATTGGCAGTTGTGTACCAACCCTAATCTTATCTTCTTCGCATAAATCAGAAGCCTCTACCCAACCGCGTTGGGTTAAGAATGGATGCTCCGCAGTTGTTCGAATATTACGACCCGATTTGGTATAAACCCCATATGTTGTTTGAAGACCATTATCATAAGAATGAGTAACCTTGGCTAATGTTGCTCTATCATTCGCAACATCCCATCCCCAAACATCGTCTCCTACTTCTAATGTCTCTGTTGCTACAGGACCATTTGGAGTCGATACGCGACTACCATACGCTAGGCATTCCATTTTCAAGTCTGGCACTAGTAACTTATGTTCCTTAGTGATTAGCTTATTACCATCGTCATCATATGAAACAACGTTCTCATAAATAGGTATTCTACTCTGCCCTTTGCGTTCATATGCATAGTGACCTTGAGCCTCAGCAACTACCGAAGCGCGGAACTTGAAGTGATCTTTTAATACCTTCTGGAATGTACGAAGCATCTGATTCATAAATTCAGCTTGTAATGCAGAAGAAGCATAAGGCTGTGAATTAGAACCGGCAGATAGTAATGATGGATTAACTCCGAATACCTCCATCAAACGACGCTCGATACGATCAAAGTCATCGCCTAGACGTGGCATCTGTTCGCGTCCGAAGACCGAAGACATATCAATACCGAAGTGGTGAACCATAACGCGAAAGTCTGATGCCATAGCGATATCGATATCATCACGAACGGCATTTAGCTCATCAGGACCAGGAATCCATGGTGGTAGGCCGTCGCCCATATCCATGATTCCAAGCTTAGCTAGCAAGAATGGAGAATACAAACGTTCCGCGATAGCATCTTGAGAGGCTAGGAGTTTTTCTTCATGAAGAAGGGTACGTAGGCCACGAAGTAAGATAGGCGTACCGTGATCATCCCAGTCATTGAGCTTATTTCCTACTTGCGTAAGCATGACTGGTGATATAGGGATATGTTCACCCTTTAGTAGATACGGAATCAAGTCCGAATAGTTCTGTTGCAACATGTACCATTCACGCGCTGGCGACTTGGTTTGCGCAATCCTACGAAGATAGTCAGGAGGGACAATCTTTAGCTGTTTAGAATCAAGCAACGGGAAGTTATCAATTACAACATCCTCGGGGTTAATTAACTCTTCGTGCTCCCATACACCAAGGTCTTCATCAAATGACCCTAATGGGAAGGCTTCACCTACAAGCCAGAATTCACGACCTAGTGCGACTAAGAAATCTTCGTATTTTAATTGATTAAGAAATAAGTCTTCATAAATAGCAGTCAGGGCCGGGTCTGATGATTCCAAATGCATTCCCACTAGTGGGAATCTAGTGAAGATATCAATAAGAATAGGGACCAGATAGTGGGTAGCATAATACAGGCGTAACCACTTATGTAGCTTATGACGATGGCCCTCATCAGCTACATTCCAAGGTAGTCCTGATAAGTCCCAATATTCTAACGGATCATAGAAACGTGGGATAGCATTATAGACATCACCACCCATGGCAGATCCGCCACCACCAAGCATTGAGGTTTTAGGATTAAATCCCTGAAACCAGCGTTCGTCCTGAGATGACTTACGGGCTGAACCTGTTCTGGAAGAACCCCGAGGATTACGGCTTTTTCCCATAAGACTCGTTAGGGCCTGATTCTGAGCCGTAATCTTCATAGCCTCCTTGTCATAATTCTCTGACGTGACGGGACGACCTAGACTTGCAGATATTCCAGCGATATCCTTAGATGCAGCTTCTTTAAGCATCTGGTTGGTTTGCATACCATCGCCATACGCAGAAAGCGCACGATAAGGGTTGTAGGGCAAACCCGGCACTTGATCACGGACAGCTTGAAGCTCCGAGATGAAAGTGTCTTTATCTGAAATATTTTTAGCCATAAGCTAATTATACCATATTAAATGGAATATCAGTAGGATCTACTAGGTAGTGAAGATTGCTTTTCGTGAGTAACCGGATCAGTTTGTCCGCCGTTACCATGCCATGTACCGGGGCCATCTTGTTTGGTGACACCGCCATCGGCAAATCCCGAATCGTCACCCTTAGCGGCAGGCAGGTCTACAGTCTCTGTGGTCTTCTCGCCAATTTCCTTAGGATCATGACCTTCTTCTGAACGGTTCTTACGCTCAATTGGCTTGGTCACATCCTTTTGCTTTGTAGGCCAACGCCCTTTGTCCTCATCGCCAAGAACATCCTTCTTGGGGAATTTATGAGCCTTATCTATCTTTGGCTCAGGACCACCAAGATCGGTATTACCGCTTTCACCTACGACACGCCAGCTACCCGTATATTGTGGTTGTTGGTGCATCATAGGGTCCATTGCCTGCTCGATTTGATTAGGATCTTGACCAGGAGCACCTAGTGGATTAGCCGCTTGCGGATTATGCATGGCTGCTGGATTAGCTTCGACTGGATTAGCAGATGGCCCAGTGAACGGAGTTACCGATGGCGCAATCTGTGGCTGTGTTTGTGGCTGTCCCGTAGTAGGACTTGGCATACCGGGATTAGCACTACGCTCCATACCAGCGGTATGGGCTTCCTTCTGTGCCTCCTGCTCTTCCTCTTCTTCAGCGGGAGTCTCTGCAAAATTAACTTTCTCTGATACATGATAAGAAGCAATAATAGTTTTCTTAATGTATTCTGGGTGTTCATAACCAACCTCTTCGGATGCGCTATGAACTAACCAATCAAAATCTTCTTGCACAAGTCCTAGACGAGCTAGGAATTCTTCTTCATTTCTAGCACCGCGCAGGAATTGCCCCATCTTGTCGGCAACGCGGGTATCAGCTAGTGCCAGAGCGCGACGTGAGGCTACACGCTGATGCGTCTGATCTGCTTCTAAAGATTCAAATAATGAAGGAGTGTCGTACATAAACAACATTTTCCTTGTTTAAAGGAAAAGCCCCTCGTCGGTGGCATTTTCCATTGAAGCTTCCTTGACAGAAGCTTCTCTTGCCATGTTTTGCTTACGACCAGAAGCTTCCTTCTGACGAGCTACTTCGGTTGCAGCAACATACTGTATACGATAATCGTCAACCTCAGAGCCGACAAAACCGGCTGTCTTAGCTTGGACGTCACCTAGAGCAATCTCACGGACTATACTGGCATCCTGTATAGCGCCATCATCAAGCGCCGCTACTAATAGTCGTGGACCTTCTTGCATAATTTTGTCAAAATCTTGTGATGCCGACTCATTAGCCATGTCATTAGCTATTACTTCTAGCCACGAATCGCTCTTACCAAGACTTGCTTGCTCGACGGCAACATACTGACGGGTAGGAACTTCGTAAGCTTCATCGACCGAGGTCAGATACTCTAGTGCTTCTTTAACCTCTAACTTCTCATGATCTGCCGAGAGCGCAATCTTATGAAGCTGATCTTGCTCCGCTGCCGACTGACTCTCAAGAATATAAGTCTTAGCAGTATGACGGATTTCCTCAAGCTCATTTAGACGAGCGATAAGCCCTTCCTTATGTGGCGTGTAAATCGCATCAACCTTCTTCTGTAAGTCTTGTACGCGATTCTCTGCTACTGGTACTTCTGCGACATACCGTAAATTAGCACCCTCGCCGTGGGATACATTGAAGTGGCGAATCTGGCCATTCTGAAAACGTACGGTAATTTCATCATCCCAAAGAGATGCAGTACGACCTAAGATTTCGGCTTGCATACCGTTGGGGGTAATAATATGGGTCGCTTGCTTACGAGACTTTTTAGCCTTCTCAGCGCGGAGAGTGTTGAAGTATTCTTCGGCAGTCTCCGCAACCTTGGCAAAATCTGTACCGTTTGCAACAACGGTACCAGAATGCTTGGCTACGATCTGATCGCCTTCAAATTCATAGGTAGGGAAATCGGCCATGTGTATCAATGATTATAAGGTGTAATCATCAATATTATAGTGTTAGCGTCTACCGCGCGAATTTATTCGATTCCCGCCACCGTTCCTGCGCATACCAATAGATCCTCGCGCCGGATTGCCGCCAGATCGTTCGGCGCGGGAGCGTTCTATATTACCTTGTGAATAATAATAGCTACCATCAGTGTTCATAGGCATTGGGGCACCATTTGGATAATTATTTTGTCCCATACCATACCCTCCAGGTGCGCCGCCGACCACTGATGCTTGAGATAACCGCTCACGCATAGTCTGAATCTGTAGATTACCTAGTAGTGCCCATACTACATCGATTACAGCATCTGCCATATCCTTGGTTTGTACCGGGCCGAGGTCTTGTTTGTCTACGCGGGGGAATTTACCACTAGTTTGAACCTGCTGTAAGAACTTTAATTCTTCTTTCGAAGTATAACTGTCGATTTCCTCATCATTTGGAGCATGTACTAATCCTTGATACAAGGCTGTTTTAAATACCTCGCATTTCTTCCAGTTTAACTCCGCAGTTGTAGGTCGCACATAGACCTGACAAGTAATATTTTCTTTATGTAACCTATCTTGAATATCCTGTAATGGGGACGAGCTATTATGACTAATGATACCATTAGCTACAAATAGTTCTGGGCCGGGTACAACAAGATCAAAACAATTTGCCGTAGACTCTACAATTGAATCAATACGGAAATATTGTAAATCTCCTTCTCTATTCAACTTGGATCTTTTACCAACATCCTTACGACGGCTAATTTGATCTACAATGGCAGATAGTTTATGATTTTTTCTATCAGAGCAGAAACCAATCTTTTTATGGAATTCTAGAATGTCTAAACCGAACATTTTGACACGCCATTCTTGCTGAGGGGTGCCCTTATAAGTGCTTGCCGCCCCATTCCAAATAGTCGAATATATTCCTAAATTTAACAATAACTGTTGAATACCCTTGGCTAATGCAGCGCTTCTGGTACTACATCCCACAATTTCATCATTGTGTCTGGAATTAACAGCCCAACCATCACCTTCAAAATAAGCCTTTAAAAAGTTTACGATTACTGATTCTGGGGATTGAAAAATAGCCCAGGGCACCTCTTTGATATAGGAGTCACCAAAGCATCCTAACTGCGTGAACATTTTAGAGATATATCCCGATGCAGCAATTGATCCATACATAGTGTCAATCTGTCCGCCTTGAGGTGTTGTATTATGCTTTAGTTCATACCTATATGACCAATCGCCCCCAAAGGTTCTCTCTGCCGCATCCTTATACATATCTAAATAGGTTTTATCTGAGTTACTAAAACATATATTGGATTCATTAACATAACCTTCGGCTGTTAGCGCCCCCAGTATAAATCCAATATCTTCATTTAATTGTGTGGGGTACAAACAACCTTTACGCCTAGAATGCTGTCTCTTCCAATCCAAAACAGCATTATAAGCTAATTTTTCGGTATCAAATCTTCCAATTGTGATTTGATGGTTGTTTTTGGAGACATTCGCAACCCAATGTTGTTTCGTCTCTGGATTATAACTGACACCTACATATTTAGAACTACCAGAGCCAGTTGGGTGATATTTTTTAATATCAACATAGTTTGTTGCTGTCACGTTGTTTTTGCGCACAGCAACATAATCACCCTTTTCAATTTCAGCAATTTCTAACCATTCCCACTTATTGGATTTATGCCAAGGCTTTATTTTGTTCTTACGAACCCAAAGTCTATGGTCAGTGGTTCCTTCTATACTGTATCCAGGTTTGGTTGTAAGGATTCTCGTTGGCACATGACCTCTGTTGTAAATCTCAGTGGCAGTCACTATCCCTTCCATCGTTTGTACTGGTATATTAATAGTTTTGGTTTTACCTACAGGTAATTCGCCAGCTAGCTCTTTCAGTGTTTTATTACCACCAATGGTTGGAATCAAAGTGTTTTCATTGAGACATTGGTGTTGGTCCATGGTAATTTCGAATGGATGGAAAATCTTAGCATAAGTAATAATTTCATCAATAATAGGTGCCCAACGGATAACCTTATTTGGCTGCTTAGAAGGATTCCATCGTTTTATTAAATCGAATACGCAGTGTTCATTATCTAGACCGGTGACCGGATCGGGCAGGTATTCAATGTGTCCAATGGCAAATCCAAATCCAGCGGTGGTAGAAGAAGGGTCCAAGTGGAATTTATAACGATGAAAGCCTGTGTTAATACCGACACCATAGTTGGTAGAAAATGGTTCGTATCCCAACACCATGTCTCCATTCGGCTGGCGCACCAAGCCTATTGGACGACCATTATACATGCGATCTACCATTGATGGATTTAACCAAGCTTCAGAGATTTCAGCAAATTTACCACGACGCTCAACCTTGTAGGTTTCGGGATCGGCTGCTTCGGAAGCTCGCGCCTGAATAATAGCGGCCTTATCCTCTTGGCTGAATAACGGACGATCCTGTTCATCCACCTCATCGGGATTCCAATCAGGAGACACTGTAACCATCTTACCGAGCATCTTGCCTCTGGTACGTGGTTTATATTGTGATTTATAGTAACGATATCCTTCAAACAAAGCCCATGATGGTCCTTGGAATACAAGACGACGAGGATCACCATTGATTCTTTGATCTGCCAGGTCACTATCGTCGCCCTGAAGCTCGATAGTCATTAGGTCTACAGGCCGGGTCTGATCAAATGGCATTAGTCCTAATTCATATAGATCGTGAAACATTCCAACCTTAGAATAAGGTGATGAATTAATGAATAATAATCCATCGGTACCGAACTGATCGAGCGATGGACCAGCCGCATTATATACCTCACCAGCCGATGACTTGCTTTCACCAGCGATCATGTGGGCAGCCTCATCGATCGTGACACAATTATGCGTAATAATCATATCATCAGTAACATATAATCCATTCACATTTGAAACCGTAATACATTGTTGTACGGCCTCTCCTATATATTCAACGTTAACAAGAGCACGTCGGCGTCTACTATAAAATGCATAAGGTTTTTGACGAAGTAATTTACGTTGACATCTAAACAAAGGATATTGTCTTAAATCACTAATGCATATCTCGTAAATTGGCAGAGGGGACCTAATTACCTTATCTTCTACATATGAAATATTAGGACTAATAGGACGAGAATGTATAGTCGCGTATCCTCCTAGACTACGTACTAATTCAACTGTATCTAGCGCTAGTTGATAGGACGTTGTACCTAATTTAATTGCTGAATCTTTTGAGATAGTACCGTCTGTATCTAAAAGTCCCTGGAGTATAGATAATCTCTCATCAAATGATCCTCGTAAATATTGTTCCGGTATGAATTTATACTGTCCCGAATGTTTAGATAAACCTAATTGGTGAATAGCATTTCGCACCTGATTGAGATGCGTAGGTCCGGTTTTTTTATTAGATTTAACAATTCTGAATTGAATAAGTTCATTAGGATTCTGGATTAGTTCGTGACCATCGGGTAAAGCCTTACGTACTTCTTCGACAATATCGTTATCTAAATTATAAAAAGCTACACCCGATCTTCCTGAGAAGCTTCCATCTCCTAATAAAGCTCCCAATAAATAGGGATCTAGCGGTAACTTCTGAGTATCATACTGTATCACTGGTGCTTGGGGAAGTGCCCACTTATAGTAATCGGGCTTATTACCCCCAGCTTTTTTGGTTAAATCATTTGCAAATTCTAAAATGGTTTTGGTCTTACCTATATGTGTTTTACGAGGTTGATACAATGTCCATAAATGATCTGGCCCACATGTTGTGGAGGACCCGTCACTCATAGTTACACGATAGGTGGGTTGTATACCTCGCGGATGTATGTGGGTCACATGTTGTGATTTTCCATCAGAACCTATGATTTCATCACCTATTTGTATCTCGCCCATAGTGGTCCAACCATATGGGGTAAGAATTTTGGCATCTAGAGGTTGGGCCATCGTTGCCGATCCACGTAACGTACCGGCATTAGCTGCTAGAGCATTACCTCTAAGTCGCGCCTGATCTTTTTTAAAAGTCTGTCCTCTAGCTTTGGCTGATGAAATCTCCCTAATATCGGCCGGTGTCATAATACGAATCTCTGTTTCAAGAGAATCAGCGATATATGGTTGGAAAGCTTTATTAGACTCGATACGAGCAACCATGTCGGCGTACTGGAACTTCTTTGCCTGGGATTCCGAACCAGCAATACATGAGAAATATATTTCCTTCTTGCGGTCAATACCGTAGTATTCACCAGGATTACCAAGCTGGAGCGTTGTCCAGAATTTATATGCCATTGAAGTGCCGGTGGTAAACCCCTTAGATGCACGTCGCCCGACCGCCATCTGAATCTCACGGAAATGAGGATATCCATGAGATCGTAGATAATCTCTACGTTCGCGGATATTAGGGGAGATAGTTATCTCTGATCCGTTGCGTCCCCCGTTGATCCACTCGGTTAGCACATCCTCTTCCGCGCCTGTCATTTCCTCTAAAAAGATTAACTTCAAAAGGACTAGCTGACGAGGATAAAGCGCGATTCCGGCATAATCATCAGACTCAGTGAATTCTTCAATACCAACCCTTTTGGGCGCTAGTTGATCAATGTTATCTAGTAAACCTAATACACTCATGAAGTCATTAACTACCTGATATTGTTTGTTTTATCGCTTCGTCCCATAAATCCTGACCGACGAGCATCATGTGTGCGGCGCATTATCACCATCGCTACTTTCCCCGTTAGATTTCTTTTGTCTACGATTAGTTTCATCTTTAATACTGTTGCGACGTTTGGTATTGGGGTTGGGTTCATATTTTTCACCCAAGAATGCTTCGCCTCGTTCATTAGCCTTTTTAACCTCATATTCCTTACGCTCATGATCTAGACCGTATTTGGCCGACGAGTGGGTATCAAGTGCGCCTATAAGCTCTACTACAGGGGGTTGTCCTTCAAATACCGGAGCCATATCTACAGTAGCGATTAACTGAAGTTTTTCTGCCAATGTATGATGGAGTTCTGTCTCAAACTGATCAATTAACTTAGCCGCTTCTTCCATTACTTGGGACTCGCTCAGATGGCTGTACGCGGCGACATTGTTAAATTTATAACGGAACCGCGCCTGCCATTTTTTACTGATAGTTATAATAATTTTCAATGCTTGTTTAATCTCCGTATCTGTTAGATCAAGAGTTAGATTATCTGAAAATTGCTTTGCGGATCGGATGATACCGGGATCGGTATCGAGCGTAGGTGAAGTTACTGGGTTAGTGGGAAATTCTTGCATACTATCAATGATATCATATAAAAACACAAAAGGAGAAGAGGTTGTCCTCTTCTCCTTTTAACTTTGTGTATGACTATATTATATTACGAAGTTAAGGCGATGTTCTGGATGTTACCAGATGAAACTGAAGTAGCCCCACTTGGGATTAGAACATATGCTACTGGAAGCGAGTTACCACCGAATGGGAGTAGACCAGCACCGACACCAGCGGTTGTCTGAACAAAACTACCCGCTACGTTTGTACCACCGGTTAGACCAGAAACGTTAATCGATTGATTAGTAATCGGTCCTTCAAGTAGGCCAGATGCAGTTAATGTTACAGGGCCAGCAGGAAGGGCACTGCCCGAACCTGTTACAGTGCTTGCGGGCAACGCTAGGTAGGAGCCATTAGCAGTTGCAGCTAAAATAGCTGACGCAACTGCTGACGCTACGGCATTGTAAGCAATTGTCGCAGTAGTGTAGTTGTATCCGTTATAAGTGAATGACAAGGTGAATGTACCACCGGTTGGTGTACCAGTAATTGCTACCGTATCAACCTCATATACCGGAGAACCGTTCGAAGCAGGACCGGGAACTACGACGAACGTACCGTCAGATTTCACTCTTACCGAGTAGATGACATCGTTCGTAGATAGAGCCGGAACTGCTAAGGTGTTGGTGGTTGCCGCTACCGCTAGCGATGCCTGATCCGTAAATAGACGGCTAGATAGAGTAAACGCAGCCGTGTTGATCGTTAGACCAGAGCCAGCAGAGACAATACTGTTCGTGCTTGCAATAAGGTCCGACCACTTACTGGTTACATTGCCTACCTCAATATATGAGCCAATAGCACTATGACGCTGAAGATCACGACGTGTAGTAGCGCGGCCTAGGTTAGCGTGTAGAGCATGAAATAGACTCTGGTTGCCCTGGCTAGTACGACCCAGAGCGTCAGGAGAAGCACCACCGATGGTTACTTCTTGCGAGCGATTTAGAGATACAATTGGGATATACATATATGTTGATTTCCTTAGAGGGCAATATTTTTATCGGCTGATTCCGATAATCTCTACCCTCATCAATTATTCACTAACGGAGAATTGGGAAAATAATGTTCTATGCTGCTGCTGCTGCGAACCAGAATACATTAATCGATGTGCTTGTTGCTAACGTAATATTGCTAGTTGTAGGATTCACCAGGACGATATTGAAACTGATTCCGGTTGGCGAGGCGCTAACTGGCATAGCATATAGATTGTAAGTGAAAGAACTACCAGCTTGTACCTGGCCTAGCGCACTAACGGTTGTACCCGAGATAAATGGCTGGGCAAAAGTAACGCCGAAGGTTGTCACCCCGGTTGATAAACTTACTAATCCCGATGTTTGTGCATTGATAGTCGTTGCTACAGAAGTTGTAAATGAAGCAAGACCATTTAGCACACCTGATTGAGAGGGATTGATCGCGCCTGTAGATGTAGCAATATGTAACCCGGATAATGAGCCTGGGGTAATACTAGCCCCAGTGAGTCTGACGCCACGACCAGGGGAGTGATCGTGGTAATCCGTCAGATAAAGGTTCTGCGCGTTAGTCGTAGAACTATAAACATCTTTCTGACTCGCAGGAGCGGTCAGACCCATATTGGTAGTGCGCCTCATACACTTTACGTTGTTGTATTAGGAAAAACTTATGAGTCGCGCCTGAAACTAAGTAGCGGTAGCAGGAATCGAACCTGCGTCTATTCCGTATGAAGGAATTTGCCAACCATAGGCTTACCGCCAAATAAGCGTCTAGTCAGGATCGAACTGACATACTTCGGGTGGAAGCCGAATTCTCTACCATTGAGATATAGACGCGAAGGATAGCGTGCTAGGTCGTTAACACTTCGCCCACATCATAAGCTAAGGGAGAGAATCGAACTCTCGCAACCATACTTACAAGGTATGTCACCCTACCAACAGGGAGTCCTTAGCGAATTTTCCTAGCTCCTATTAGCCGCCGTTCTGGTTTATGCTAACATCTGTCTCGGGTTACCCCGGCCACGGCATTATCCGTAAACGTGGTCTATCTCCACGATGGCTGCCCTCTACCTTGTGACCTTAGTTTCCCTTAGGTCAGCATCTTGAGGTCATATCATATGCCGACTAGCTAGGTTCAAACGGATTTCCCCTCCCTGATCTAGTCTCATCTTTACCGGCTTGATTAGGGCCGATCCCCTTTCAGGGACACGATAAGGCGAACTTCCTCGATGGATTGGTTACCGCCGCGTTAGCTCGGAACTATGAAATTTTAATACCATCCGTGGGCGTAATGAAATGCAAGTGCCCTAGAAGGGCTTTTATACCTTTCGGTCACATAGTTACCGAAGCCAATCAATTGTCCCAAAACGGTTTTGGGACTTCCGCCATATGCATAGTATTGCTTCCAACTAGCAAATTGGGCCGAACCAGCACAACCGCTTTGCGAATTATAAGCATTTATATTGACATCACTTGGTGTTGAACTCGATTCCATATACAATATCACCCACGCATCATATACCTCGGTATCATTCCAATGATGACTTTTAGCCACGATATCCATTGGTGATAAAGTCTTATGAGTCTTATGATATCTGTACTTATGTACATTAGTCTTGTTGACCCATTTAAATGGATGAGTTACATGTTGATGTTGATGATTATTATGAAACGGTGATAATGTAATCGCCGCGATTGTTAGAATAGTAGCAAACATAAGCCTTCCATCCGTAGATTTTGTCGTACCTTTACTTACCTAGTCACCGATTGGATTCGGCTCTTTATACCTTAGACTCACGGACATCTACGGAAGAGTGGAATATACTCCTTTTATTTTATTTTACACCATACTCCCACCAGGACTTGAACCTGGAACCGTTCGCGTATAAGACGAATGCACTAACCAATTGTGCTATAGGAGTGAGAAACTGGGAGACTGAAATTGTAAGAGGGTAGTGTCGGATTCGAACCGACATAGGCTAGGATCACAACCTAGAACATTAGTCCAATTATGCTAACTACCCACAAGCTACTAAGCACCTAGCCGGAATCGAACCGGCGTCTACTGCCTGGCAAGCAGTTATAATACCATTATACCATAGATGCGACACGCCCTCGGAGAGAATCGAACTCTCGCCCCCGCCATCGGAAAGCGGTGCTCTGGCCGCTGAGCTACAAGGGCATACTCGGCGTTTTTATCTATTATGAGAACGCCCAAACTCACAGACTATATTTACTTACTGACTACTCTTGATGTCATTGAAGAGCGTCGTAGCATTACCCACCAGCTTTGGACTGTTGGTAGCATTGTCCCAAATAGCTGGACCAAAAACTACTCTTACAAAGCCCTCCCAATATTGGGCATACGTCCGACCTGTGCTCGGATCGACACACATGACATAAGTTCCACTCGATGGTCCAGAGTATACCCCATTTGGGTCCATCTGTGCTAGAACATTACTGCCAGGAACACTGCCATTATTCGGATCACGAACCTGCATTTGTGGATTACTTAGCTCTGTATCAGATGCAACCGGTGCTCCAATCGATGAACACGAACCCTCTGGGTGAGGATCACCCATGTTCATAAAGAAGGTAGTAGACTGTACGCCATTAGCCTGGGCTGTCTCAATATCAATCAATTCTTGACGAATTTGAGAATGGGTGAACACGGGAATCGGTTGGTTATTAACTAGATTAAACGAATCTTGATTCTGGGCACGCGATTCTCGCTGGGCGGCGGCATTGACATTATTACCTCCACATGCCGTAATTGCCATGGTAAGTACAATTACGATAGGCACAACAATCCATCTGGTCTTAAACTTAGACACTATTATTTGGCTCCGGAATAACTTGATGATGGACTCACCGCACCATCAATACAGTTGATATAAATAAATTCACTTTGTTGGGCGTTCAACGTTCCGCCATGTGCTTGCTGCGCCAACTCGCACAGTTGGCTCAAATCCGCATATTGTTCCGCCTTTAGAGCAATTACTTCATTACCTTGTACGTCTGGGGACTGAATTTGTGCTGTAATGGTTTCAATGTTCTGAAACTGACCATCAATCTCTGATGCGAGATTGGACTGATATCCAATGGAATTTCGGATCATCAGAGTTGTACGATTCTCGTTTTGATTGTTAAACCACCAACCAAGTTGCCAACCACCAAATACAATTACAGCAATTATTAGGATTGCTGTAAACGATCCACCGACAATCACCATCTTTTTAATCTTCTTCACTAATCGTTTACCTTTATTTTAGTTGACCTACACTTCTACAGTGTAGCAGACAAATGTGATGGCTGAAATGACTGAAAAGTCAAAGTACCGGGAGCGAGAGTCGAACTCGCGCACATTAGATTAAAAGTCTACTGCTCTGGCCACTGAGCTACCCCGGCTTAAGCCCTTGACAGGAATTGCACCTGCGACACACGGTTTCGTAGACCGACGCTCTCTCTACTGAGCTACAAGGGCTGGTTGGAGAGATTAATAGCTCTCTCCGGGCTATGATTCTTATTCTATCACGGTTAGGCTAGAGTTTCAACCCGATCGTAATCGTACTCCGATAGAGAGTATGCACCCTTGGTAGAAAGGAACCCTCCTTTTACATGGTCGTGCATAATCTGTGCTTCGTATACCTGTCCTTCTTCTCCCGAAAGGGCTAATTCGTAAATCTTAGGATGCTCTTCCTTTAGTTCATCTAGCAACTTCTGGGCAAATATACGTTCATGATCCCTTAGATAAGGAACAATGCTCTTCCCGGTACCATCTCCACGGTAATGAAGGTCACGGTGCCGTCCGACGCACAGAGGAATCGTACAAACAGATCTAGCAGCATAGCTAACGTAGTTATCAAGCTCCTTCATAAGCCATCTAGGGATGAAGTGATGCCTAGTAATCCGACCTTCACATTCCCATCCATGTATAGCACAGATGCGGCAGGTTGGCTGGATTTGGGACTCGATCTTACGTAATCGGCGGCGTTCAAGAATCTCAGGAGGAACTACAATAGTATTAGAAGCTAACCTTAGACGAAATAAGACCTGCTTTTGTGTAAGCCCTTCATCCAATAGATCATCTAATTCTGCATCCTCATAGTCGGCAAGAAGTTCCAATTGCTCTACTGTAGCCCGACTTTTTTGATCAAACCAAAAGACTTGGTTAGAACGCGGATCATCAAACCAACGAGCGCGAGACATGAACTCTCCTTTCCTAAATTCGGGTTGCAAAGTACCGATACGGAGAATTGAACTCCGATTTACGCGCTGAGAACGCGCTGTCCTACACCATTAGACGATACCGGCTTAGGTTGAATTTTTACTACTTTAGGTTCTTCATTAGCTTTCTTAATTTTTACAATCATCATCTACAATTCTATCCAGGGTAGATATATGTATCTATAGCCAGATGTACAAGATTACGCCCCTGTTTAGCGCCGAGGGGCAAGGCGGAAGGACATGGCGGTAGCACCCAGCATACACTTATCCTCAGATTATCCCCGCCTTTTCCGCACGGCATTAGGGACCATGAATTTCGTTACAGTTACAAGTACTCCCACGGCATACTGCCAGCCGCTCGTCGGATTAAGTTGTAATCCAATGACCTCTAGGTGGGGTTTCTACATTAATGATTCAATTAACACAAAAAGTTAATACGTTGCCTCGGAGTCGAACCGAGATTTGCCGAATTAAGAGTTCGGAACTTTATCCATTTAAGTTAGCAACGCTTATTCCTAGCTACTAGGGGTTGAAGGCTTATTTTATTACTTCGTTAATAAGTACTTTTAAAAGTACCCCAGGTGGGACTTGAACCCACAATCTCTTACGAGCAACCGATTTTAAGTCGGTTTGTTATACCAATTCACAACTGGGGCGAGAAGCTGGAGAATAGGGATTCGAACCCCAATAGACGGTGCCAAAAACCGTCGTCTTGCCTTTAGACGATTCTCCAGTGATTTGTAAAATACTTAATTGTTTAGTTTTCCAGGTTCAACGTTTGTCGTTGTCGCTGAATCTAGTATAGCAACTTCCTGATCAGAGTCAAGCTTTTTTGCGGGTTTGGGGGTTTTGGTTTTTAGCAACAACTCTTCAAGGATATCTCGCTGACGCTGATTATACGGTTGGTTCTTAGTATTGAGAACTATAACACGATAATCGGCAGGGACATCTTGTGATTGACTCCATTTAGTCGCCTTTGCCGGGTCATGAGTTGTGTAACATGACACGCCACTCTTATAAAATACGCTGTAAATCTTCATATCATATATTATGTACCGAACTTAGGGTTCGCCATATTTGATTGCCCCTCTAGGGGTCGAACCTAGATAACTCCTGGTTCAGAGCCAGGCGAGTCTGCCAATTCCTCCAAGGGGCATTAGTATGGCAGAGACAGGATTCGAACCTGTGATCTCCTGCGTATGAGACAGGCGGGGACGGCCTTACTCCCCTACTCCGCGTCGAGCCAAGTTGATATCGCTCAACTTGGAAAGCGCAAGTCTGTTGCTAGATTATAGCTCAGACCGCATGGGTGCCTTCGACACCACGGGCTTCACGCGCGGTGGTGCGCTCTTGTAACTTATCAAGAGCCTCCCCAAGCAGTACGAGTGCCTGCGCGTTGTAATCGCAGGCGAACTTGGTTGATTGGTAGAACTCAATCCGGTCGACAGCGGCGGCGATCACGCCCTCTACAAACGCACCGTTCGGCTCTAGGCGGACCCCGCCGCGCGTGAGCATGTGTTCGGCAAGCGGCCCGTTCTGCCATCCGATCGTAAAGCCGACGCCGTAGGTCGTGCCACCGGCTGGATTTCCGTCGTCGTCAGTGAAGTGATGGCTCTCGATTGTCTGCAACATCACAGTAACTCCTTTTCTCTCGATTAACGAAATATTGTCAGTATATCTTTCATCTTGATTGAATTGTACAGTGCCGATGGAGGGAGTCGAACCCTCACGTCTGTCAAGACACTGGGATTTGAAGCCAGCATGTATACCAATTTCATCACATCGGCTTGTCTGGTTGCGTGATTTTATCAAGCTAGCATCATATTATTACACGCCATTACCTGCTGCCACGACCATAGCACCACGGAGAATCGAACTCCGATTACAAGATTGAACTATTTATAGCTCCAGCGGGGTTCGAACCCGCAATCTTTTCCTTGAAAGGGAAACGAGATAAACCATTACTCTATGGAGCCAAGATTTTCTAGTACGACCTACAAGTATAGCAGAGGGCGCTCATACAGTGTCAATTTCCGCATCGCTTGTATCTAGGTGCCATATTTTCATCCACAAAGAAATACCACCGACTCTTTTGATGAATTTATCAGGCCGGATTACGACCCTACAACGCTCCAAGGTTTGAGGTTATCGCACGATCCGCCCGGTTCCTGCGCTCCCTCTTAGTAGGCCCAGATACCCTGGGTTCGGTGCGAGAATTTTGGCCCGGCGTGTTCCGGATCAAGTCTCGCCCGACAGCACTGTGCCGGTTCGTCATGAAAATCATGTAGCACATGTGTTGGGCGGCAAGTTCGATAACTTCAAACCTTGGAGCGTTGTAGGGGAAGCTTTTCAAGGCTCGCATTTTCCTGACAACAGTCCAGATGAGAGGAATCGAACCTCCACCGGGGGTTAGCCCGTAACGGAAGGTACGGGGATCGAACCCGTAAGGCACTTTCGTGCTCGTCACTTTTCGAGAGTGGTCCCATCGCCAACCATTGGGTTGCCCTTCCAAGAATTCATCATTCATTGCATGTTCATATGTGCAATTTATAGTTGATCTACCGTCAAGTTCGCATGGCATAACGGTTTAGTAAACCGCTCCAATACCGTTATGGTTATATTTCCTTGGCACCAGTGAGGGGACTTTCACCGCCTATCTGCCCGTGGGCTATTCTAATAATTAAACTACACTGATGTAGCGGAGGGACAGGGAATCGAACCCTGTGGACGCTCATCACGTTTTATACCGTTTCCAGCGATATTCCTAGCCATTTGGGTTCCCTCCAAGTGTACGTTCCCGATGACAATTTAACACACTACTTCGCACTTGGCTATTTCTTCAAACAGCATAACTTCAGAGCGTCGAGTCGGGGAGCAGCACTGCGTGACGCGCGCGTCCCACCTGCTGCTCGCGGATCATCATCGCGGACGGCATCTCGACGCACGGCAACCGACGACAACGGCTCCTGGGAGCCGTACTGATCGAAGAAGCCGATCCGAATGCGCTTCTGGAGCGCACGATCACCGTAGTCAGTCATCAGAACGTGAAGTGTATGCCGTTGTCGGAATCCCGCCAGCCACAGCTAGTTTACCAGAACTCATACGCGTAAGCCCTGGTCGAGAATAATATACATCACCGGATTCATATCTACAGTATAGCATATCAGACTAGAGTCGCCAACTTATGGTGACTCCTCATGCTCCTTCCGCCACAAGGTGGATGAGTCACGGATAGAGTGGGGGTCGAACCCACAAGGGCTTATTCATCCTCGTCGCTTTTCAAGAGCGATGCCGTCGGCCAACTATCGGCTTGCCTATCCATAAAAAGCCAGTGTGAGAATCGAACTCACTCCCCGTTATGGGCGATACGTGTTGCAGACGCCGGTGTTACCATTCCACCAACTGGCCGTTATACCCCAATTCCCCAAAAGGGCTGCTGCCGGTCGAGCTAATATTAGCCTTTACCTACTCGGGGTTTGATAGGTAGCAAAGCTGCTCAGATAGGACTTGAACCTATAACCATCGCCTTAACAGGGCGTTGCACCGCCAATTGTGCTACTGAGCATTGTTATTCCATCTTCAACTTCCATGTGACAATTTGAACATAATAAAATACATTTACTAGCTTCTGCTCTCATTTTAGCTAATCCAGGGATTTTACCCTTCCATGCTAAATGGAACAACTTCGTAGTGGGATCTATATGGTGAAAATGTAAGGCTCTCATACATTTATCATATCCGCAAATCACACAGATTGTCCATAAAACCTATGATCCGTTAAGCAGAGGGTAGGGGATTCGAACCCCTGATACACGTCTAAGGTGTATGACGGTTTAGCAAACCGTTCTCGTCAGCCACTTGAGTAACCCTCTGAGACTACAGTTCGATGACCACTGGTACACAATTAAGGTACGTCAATTTAGCAAACTGATGCAATCGGCCTCTCTGCCAACCTTCCAATACTATACTTCAATCATTACCGGTGAATTAAGCGGTTGGTAACGTGCATCCATTATAGCAACATTCCAAACTTCGGTTTCGCCTAATTCGTAATGGCCGAATCCTTCATGAATATGCCCACAAATGACATGCTTAGGTTTAATATCCCTAATCATCATGTCACACTGTGCCGATCCCACATGAGGATGTAGTGCGCTGATAACCTTGTCCGCTACTCCATAAGGAGGTCCGTGGGTTATAACTACATCCGTATCGGTATCTACGGCCTTATACTTCTCGCTTAGAGTAGCATTATCTCCGTAAAACGCCCAACCCTTTAGATTGGGAACCCATGGAATACCATAGAATCGAATATCATCTACAATGATAGCCTCATCCTCAAGATAAGTCCATCCTACATCGTAGGTAGTGTCCTTTGCATCACCAAATACTGCGTATCTATTCTCCAGAGCGAAATCATGGTTACCAGCGATTACCAATCGGTGTTTTGCTGGCATTTTCATGGTCCAGTCTGAAAATTCATTTCTAATCCAACTAGTACAACGATCGGTATCACGATCGTACCGAATCGGACTAATATCCCCCGCTACCACCAGAATATCGGATTCTGGAACCGCTACAGGCAAATAGCCATGTAGATCCGAAAGAGCACAAATTGTTGTCATTTTTCCTTAAGTGGACCTGCTCGCATCGAAGCGAGGTGGCCCGTAATCGTCATCAGAGATTTAGTATAGCATCTTTCTAGGACAAGAGTTACTTCAAGGACAAGCAGAGCTTGTCTCCACCAACTTAGTCTACATCTTAGGGGCGACTAGTAACCCCGATTCCTATGCTTCTGTTGACAGGTGCATAGACCCCGTTCTGGCTATTTAAGCAAGAACAGAAAGAACTTCACTTGCACGGATCTCGCTCTTTGCAGAGAAAGCGCCAGCAGGGATGTTCATAGGACGATATGATTCGCCAGTTAATTGTTTTGCGAGATTTAGGTGTCTCAAAACCGATGCAATTCTTAATTCGTTTTTACGAGATCGAAACCTTTCAGGCCCGTTGAAGAGAGGCAGCTTGTAATTGTAATTTGCTATCATTTTTTACGTTGGTCGATACGTCTACACTCTTTGCATTTATGTCTAGGTCTAAATGACCCATCTTTATTTGGCTCAGTATGTAAACTAAAATTATCCACAGGCAAAAATTGCTGATGCCCATGACACCACCACATCCCTTCGGGATAATTGTTTTTATGTGGTGCTTGATTTCTTTTAATATTACAATTAAGATGTGAAAATGCAATGTTATCTAAATCCCAAAATAGATCATCAGGATTTTGAAGCCAAGGGATTTTGTGTTCAACAGATAATTCCTGAGCACACTCAATCGGTTTTTCACATACAAAACAAATATCTCTTCCGCTCTGTTGTACAAGTTGGAAAAATATTTGTTTTCTGAGTCGAGCATAGGCAGTTGTAGTATACATACCTAACATGCTACGATAGCGTTCCAAAGATTTAGATTCTTATTTCATCATCTATTATATCTATGGACTATTACATTTCTGTAACTATAACGGTCCTAAGTAGAAATCCTACCTACACGGTAATAGCGTAACATAACTTCGAACGCTGCCCATTTTTGCTACCTCTCAGTAGACAGAGAGGGATTCGAACCCTCAACCTCCCGCATGTCAAGCGGGTGCGCTACCATTGCGCTATCCGTCTGATTACTACTTGTAAGTACCCAATCTGTGAATCGAACACAGTCAATAGGGGCATGTAAAGCCCTTGCCGTCCCATCTGGCTCATCGGGTATGGTGGGCAAGCAAGCTTTTGAACTACACTTGCCCTTGGCCGCATCCGGGAGGATTTCAACCTCGCCTACAGAACTAAATCGGATGCTTTATTGAGGGTGGGTGGTCCCCCATCCTCAGCGGTTCTAGAGAGAATTGAACTCTCGTATGAGGCTTGACAAGCCCCCGTAATATCCACTATACGATAGAACCTAATTGTAACACCCCATCAAGGTAACGCTCCCTGGTCTTCGGGTTTGGAAGCCGACGTTTTGCTATTAAACTAATGAGGTTTTAAGAGGCCAAGACCATAGGTAATCTACCTTCCAAGCACTACCTGGGTCTTAATGACCTACAGTAATAATAAACACTGATCGCACCCCTGAGTAGCAGTCAATAAGGAATTGTCCACATAGTGCCAGCTATATAGGTTTCAGAGAATACAGCCCTGGCAGGCTAATCTCTTGCGATGGCGAGTTATGTACTGGTCGCCACAGTAAGACTGCATTCGGATTTGAGCCGAAATGCGCTACCCATCGTAGCATGCAGCCGAAAAATAAGTAGGCATCCTCTGTTCTAGACCAGAGCCTTTTGGTTATTCTTGAGCGCCTATGTCAAGGTTTTCCATATCTAGGACTTTAAACCGACAGAGCTTTTCCCTTGAACCTACTTATAAGCCAACTATGAGAGTCGAACTCATTCTTTCTACTTACGGGGTAGACGTGCTTCCGTTGGCACTCAGTTGGCGGCGGGCTATCAGAGATGAGAGATTTGAACTCCCGATAAATGCTCCCAAAGCACTTGTGTTACCAGACTACACTAATCTCTGTTTTGGTCCCAATGTATCGCCCTATTGGCTTGACGACTCCTAGAACATTGGGACCATAGACCCATACCGAAAGGTATAAAATAGGGCCTATTTCGTTATATAGGTGCTATATAAGGTTGGGTGGAGAATTACCTCACTCGCTTACTCGCTACTTGTTCGCGACAGGCAAAACCCCAACTTTATACGTGAATTTCGTTGGCAACCTGTTACTTTCACTTTCTTCTAATGACCCATGGAAGATAAGGGAGTCGAACCCCTTCGCACACTAATTAATATCTTAGTCCCCATCATAAATAGATAGTGGAGGATATCGGATTCGAACCGATGCAAAAACCCACGGTGCAAACGTAGTGCTCTCCCAAACTGAGCTAATCCCCCAAGAAGGATAATAAAAAATGAAAATTAAAACTGTTGAAGTTGTTTGTGATGGTTGTGGTCAACTTTTTGACCGATATATAGGCGAAGTAAAACGTTCTCAACGCAAACATATGAAAATGTATTGCGCGCAATCTTGCACAGCAAGATATCGTGTCCGACCCATTACTATACACGAACCTAATGTAATCTGCGCCCATTGTAATAAAGCATTTTACAAAAACCCCTCATCTTTGAGTAATTCAAAATCTGGCTTATTCTTCTGTTGTCGGGAGCACAAAGATATATCGCAACGTATAGGTAATTTACACGCGATACGGGAGATAATGCCCAATCATTATGGAACAGATCCCAATAAAAATATTAATTATAGAAAACTTGCTTTCGATCATTTACCTAATGAATGTGAAATTTGTCAATGGAAGGAATATCCCAATGTTTTAATTGTTCATCACAAAGATCGAAACAGGAATAATAATGTCCTCGAAAATTTACAAATTATTTGTCCAACACATCATGATGTAGACCATTATTTACAAAAGGATGGACGCTTTACAACAGGACGCCGTCATACCGGAATCAATCGCTCTCAAATCAAATGGCCACCCATTCCTTGGCTTTTAGAACGTTCTAATCAAATTGGAGTCCGTCAGACCGCGCTTGAGATTAATGTATCAGATACTGGTTTACGTCACTATTTACGTAGAAATGGTATTGACCCACCAGATTTTCGAGGTAGAAAACATACATAATCCTGCGTGCAAAGCAGGTGTGTTCCCATTAGCACTAATCCCCCTAAGTACCACCTCTGGGATTCGAACCCAGACTTGTACGCTCCTAAGGCGTATGCCTCTGCCGTTGGGCTAAGGTGGCTAATATTCAATTTTCAATCTTCGTTACTTTAATACCAAGTTGACCCGCTTGATATCGCATTTTAACATAAGTATGAGCGTTTGTCAAGCTTACTCCAGATTTTATCGCACCATGGAGACTTTTATGGTGCTGACGACAAATCGGTACAACATCTTCAAATTTTTCATGCCCTAATCTTACATATGTATGGTGATGTAAATCATATGATTCATCCCCACATACGAAACAAAACTTTAATGTTCCACTATTAGCAACATAGGCTGTTTTAAATTCTTTCCAATGATCCGAATCGAGATATTCTTTATATTCCTCTCTAGTCATTGAGGGTGGACACACAGCTACTTGTGCTGCTGCGGCACGCCTGCGCTTTAAGCTTTTTTCATGTACTACAGGAAAAAATGCTAATTTTTTAGCACGGGTAGTGTGTCTACGCCTGCTGCGATTCTTCATTTTACTTACTTGTAAAGGGCTTTTATATGGATGTTTGGAGATTTCCTCCAAAACTAACATACGTAGTTCTTTAGGCACATCCATAATATCTACATGAATCATACATGTAGATTCACGATACAGCGAATCTACATGCTTTGGAGCAAAAATCACCAAGGGACGCTCGCGCCCGCATGTTTTGCAATATTTGCTTTTCTTAGTAGGGATAAATGATTTACTCATAATCAAAATTCCTATGCTCATTTAAGGAATCGAACCTTACTGTCATAAAGATACGGATTTACAGTCCGCTACCAACACCAGTTGGACATAATGAGCTAATTTGAATTGAGAATCTGTGCTCGGCGCGACCATAGTAATTTGTGGAATACACCCACCCAGAGGGGAATTGACCACTATCACAGACCATAACCTCAATCCTATGTTTTCTTTCTGACTCTAGTTTAGCACATCGCTTCACCTTTATCAAACACCCACTGAGGGATTCGAACCCCCAATCTAGACCTTAGAACGATCTTGCCTTATCCATTGGGCTAAGTGGGCTTATGTCTTCCAACGTTCAACAAGTATAACACACTGCTCTACAAATAACAAGAGCCAGATTTTCATCTGGCCCCTACGATAACAATTGATGTTTATCGTAGGGGCTTACGAGGCGAAAGCACCCTTAATAGGTAGTTGCACTTCGTAATTAACTCTGGTTAAAACTGTCATCTTACTAATTGTATAGTAAGACTCAAATAAAAACTAAACACATTGGCAAAATTTTTATCTATAATATTTTACACACATTCCATCAAACACAAGGGTACCAAGTGGGTCCCCTTCTGTAGTTAGATTTATAACACCATCGATAGTGATAAATTTTCCTGCGTTTATCAACTCCGAAGCGGCAATCATTAGTCTAGCTATATCTTCTATATCGTCTCGATCTAGAGGCACCGGTGTAGTCACATCGGGATATACATTGGGATATAATATAATAGGTGCTTCTGTCATTGTATGATCTAGCAATTCTTCACTTTCAAAAGTTTCTGTTGTGTTTATAGGGACGGTTTCGATTCTTCTCTAGCTTAGCAGATATCTCTCTATCAATATCGACTTCGTTTAGATATGCGTAGTCTAGCATACGGATCAACACATCTGCAACTTCTTCATCGTGTTCTGCTAGCGAAGCTTCGATTGTTTCAATAATCTCCGATATAACCAAGAGCAACTTGACATTATGATAAGCCCGATCATTAGGTTGCACCATACGATCCAGATTGGGAGTAAAATTAGGATTTTTACGAAGAGCTTCAAACCCTTGGACAATGATACTAAATCTGCCAGACATAGCTGTGCCGTAATGCATACATCTTCTGGGAGGTCTTCGTGGAATCCGTGATCATCATTAATCTGGCCGATTTCTTCTGCTAATCGGCCCAACGAGGAATCTCGCAATATTTGTACTGCTCGACTCCTCCTCATGCCAACATTTGCCCATGATCTTTACATTTATACGTACCATCTTTGAGCACCCGTAGATTCTTGCCACACGAATGATAATTATGATCATCCGGTCCTATGTTAGCCATACAGGTACGTCTACTGCTTACTTCGTCGTAAATTACATACGCTAGGGGAGTACCGTCGACGGCTGAATAATTTTTCATCGCTAGAAATTATAGCACTCCCCTAGATATCTGTCAAGCTAGATTATAAGATTTCGCATCCTCCATTAGCACTACACGCTAATTCTTGTGAGCCTGTCGTATAATCCTCACTCTCGTACAAGGTTAGCAGGTTCCAATCAATCTTGGATGGCATCTCGTTTACTAGTTCAAGGTATGTATCCCGATCAATCTCTTGATAAGGTGCCTGTTGGTAACTACCATTATCAAATGGTAGGAAACTAACACCAGACATCTTATCAAAGTGGTTATATACAAAGACACCTACCTCGTCCCACTCGTTATCACGTACATATACGGTGATTGATGGCTTATGCTCGCACCAATGCTCCGCATAAGCCAACCATAGTTTCAACTGATCTATAGCTGTAATATCATTACGGAGAATAGCACGATCTGGTGACTTGATAGGATATGAAAATACCATAGTCTCATCTGGCTTCATTACATCGTCTTCAGTTGGGATACCTTGCATGTATAGGAACTGGGAGATAGGATCAATCTTATTACCGCGATTGGTACGAATATAGTATTCGGAGTAGCGTGGGTGAATGCCCGATGCTGCATCCACTAGCTGTGATACGGTCCCACTGGGTTTACAACAGGTGATTGCGGTTGATTGGTTGATGCCAAGTAACCTGGCCCATTTTTCGTTCTCTTCGATCGCGCATTCCTGTAGATAACCCAGACGCTCCGCTAGATCAGGATCATTATGATCTGATAGCAATGGGCAATCCATGATCCCTGTAATAGATACACCGAGTAAGCGTTCTTCTTCACAGTTCTCGCGCCACTTGTCCGACAAGTAACGGAAATCTGTAAATGTACTCTGAATAGTTCCGACTATGGTAGCTAATCTAACCTTCTGTTCTAGGGTTTGATTAGTATCGTCATGCCTTGCTACTACTTCGGACAGATTACACATCTGTCTATCTCTCAAAATGATTTCTGAATTGTGAGCAAAAATACCATTGGCATCAAAGGCATGAACATCCGATACTTCAGCGTCCCACACTTCGCCCACACGTACAAACTCAAATGACTCCATTGCGGATTCAAAGCGCTTCTCATAAAAGGTCGTAGTAGCCACAATATGCTTTAGCTGAGCCATCTTCTTAAGATGGGAGAACCCCACGCGCTGGGCATATACCTCGATATCACTTGAAGAAATTACCAACCGCCAACTAGCCTTGGTTGGGTATTCGCGTGATCCCCCCCGACCATCTGGCAATACCGAGACACCCTTGTCCTTTGCTCGATAAATACGCGATTTGATACCTAGACGCAGTAACATACGCTGTATAGCCTTAAGATCGGTCAGATCAGACTGGCTTAAGCGAATAGACCATCCCTTAGTTGCATTACCTTCGATATGACCATCAGCATCGAACAGGCCACGCAAGAATCCTTCATGAAAAGCCGAAGAAGTAAGCTCTACGTCCTCATTGATATGCTTATTACCCCAATCCATACCAAATTTCTGAGGTAGTCTACCGATAGACATGCGCCTATAGAGTCTGCAATCTCCGCAGCCATTCCAATCCGAACGATGCGGTAATTCATCACCAGCTATACGAGCCGTCTCCGCGATACCCACGCTGCCTTGATCGTTGTGCCAGGTCTTCACCTCGCCTCTAGCCCCGGTGCGAGGGTTTATGAAATTACCATCGCCTAAGAATAGCCCCAATAGATACCCTTCATTCCATGTACCATCCCCTCTCCATGAGAGCATCCCATGATTCTGAATAAGCACAAGGTCGTCCGATGTTAGATGCTGTGCTTCCACCCAACCACGATTAGAGGTCTTGATGCGATGTTCTGGTGTAAGTTCAAGTTCGTAACCAGCCTTCAGAGTAAGGCGATAGATTTCTCCTTCACCGCTAACCCATGACCCATGCGGGGCATCGTATTCTCTGCCGGTGACCAGCGCCTTGAATGGAATATCTAGCAAAGAATCGATACGACGAGGACCATCTATAGTCATGATAATAGTATCTGGAGCAAGACAGCATGGATTAGTCCCGAAGGCATAATTGGCATCGCGCCTAAAATTGCGACGTGCTTGTTCTTGCATACCTGTACGATTTATGATACCACGTTCGCCGGATTGAGAATCCCGCAACGATTGCCATTCCCGAGCGAATATATCAAGAGCCGGGCGACCATCCCATACCGCACTATTATTAGCTAGACGATATTCCGGATGGTCTATCCACCATTCTCCCTGCTTAGCATCGCGCATATCTAGATCATCCGGATCAGATAGCGAGATGAGAGCAGCACGACGGACACCGCCTACTACTACGATATCACCAATCTTGCACATGATACCGTGACATTCAAGAGAAGTTAATTTGCGCCCTTGAGCGTCCTTGAAGATGCTAACAACGTATTGAAATAAATCCGTTAGTGGTTCTGGACCCGATGCGCTACCTCCGAATGTTTTAAGCCTAGAACCCGCAGGACGAACGAGGGATACATCCCAGGTAGGTATGCCTCCCTTATATAACTCACTGATCAATTGACGTAGGGCTGTGGCCCAACCAATCTTAGAATCCTCTACGACGATAGTCAAATTAGAATTCTGTAGGTAAGGAATTTCTGGCAATCGGTTTGTGTAACCTCTCTCAACCGAGAATCCCACCCCGGTACCGCAGCACAGGATATATAGGGCTTCATCAAAGGCTTCAATGCGATTAATAGCCAGGTAGGAACAATTATACCCAGCGACATTATCTCTTTCAAGGGCTGGTCCCGCCGTTGTCATAGCCCGCATAGAGGGCATGATCTCTAAACCCAAAATTTTCCCTGTAATGCTTTCGCTAACGTCCTCCCAAAGACTTGGATCAATCCCTAATTCACTTATCTTACGTGTAAGCTGATTTACATAACGATCTACAGTTTCGTTCCAATGCTCTCTACGTTCTAAATCATAGTCCCAGCGAGCATACTTGGTCTTATGGATTTGCTGCTGATATAAGGTCGGTAAAACATGCTGATCTACATCATTTTTCTCTAAATCTATACTACTTACTTCCATCTTTATCCTTTACTTCGATCGGGTTTTTCTTTCTTAGTGATGATTATCTTCGAGAAAAATTCGGTCGATAAACGTTACTGTCAAAGTCTTTTGGGTATGTCCAAAGTGTATCAAGCTAAAGGGATAAATTCAGCTTGACAAGATCAAAATAATGTGCTATTCGCGCGCGTACGCGATATAGTTTTATTATTATTTAGTTTTTAGTTTTTTAGTTTTATTATTATTTAGTTTTTAAGTTTATAGTTTTATAAATAATTTAACTTCTTACTTAAGTAAGAAGTTTATTAAATAACCCTACGGGTTATTTATTATATCACAGAAAATTAAAGGAGGGGGGTGTGGGGGGACCAATTTTCTGTGCTACAATTTCTAGAATGATTCGTACTGCCCAACATTGCATCTCTGGGGAGCCTTTCTTCGATCGGTATGCGCCTTCGGAATCAACTCCGGGACAGTTCTACACGGTGCGAATCAACTTCGTTGGAGATCCATCCGATCAATGGACATGTACTTGTCCCTCATTTGCTTATCGAGGTAACTGCAAGCACATCAAGATGATGGCGGGCTTTAACATTTGTCACTGGCACGAACTTGTGCATCAAGAGACACAGACAGAGCAACAGAAGATAGATCATATCTGCCCGGGATGTGGTAACATGACCGTAGACGAATTGGAAGATGATGGCACCTAGACAACCAAACCTAACAAAAATTACTAACGCATTCGAACGTGCATATAATAGTGCGGAGAAGGCTAGTCAGCGCAAAGTGGTAGCGCAAGCTAAGTTCTTCTCGGCTATCGATCAGGTACTTGAGGGCAAAGTACGCAAACAACAGTTGGTAGACTTGGAGGACTCAGGATATGACGGGGACGATCCTGTCTCCTTTATCAGTCGACAGTATCCTGGTTGGCGTCTAGTCAGCGTTAATGATGATGGTCTTCAGGCTGTTATCGAAGAAGATCCTAAGTTTATGAAGTTCTCCTTCGTAAATAAGGAGAATTCCAGAGTTTATCAGCGGACTAATACTCAGGCCGGTAGCTCATTAGATAATGAACGACTGCGTGAAGAGAATCCAGAGCTTTGGGATCAAGTCACTACATGGCCAGAGCCATGGTATACCTTGATATATGAATTTGCTATAGCTACGGCAGCGACGACCCAAGAAGAATTGGAAGCCGAACTAGATAAGTACCTAAAGGCACAAGGTATGCAGCGCATTCTTAAAAGCCCCGAAGAATGGTCAGACGATGAATTCAAAGCTATCTCTAAATATATTATCCCGGGTTCTATTTCTACCCGTATAATCAAGCCACGGGACGCTACTGATAAGGACATTGCTCTATGAAACTATTTAAGATAGCTATCTTGGGAGCACCCGGAGCGGGTAAGACCAAGGTTGCTCGGAAGGTAGTACAGCTTCTACAGGACCCGGAACCTAAATGGATAGTTGTTGACGGATATGTCAATCAAATGATAAAGCAGACTGGTATTCAGTTCGGGGCTAAGTCTAACTTCCCACAGAATCTATCGGTGATTACCACAAGATGGACCAAGGAAGCCGAAGCTTATAATAAGGGATTAAGTTCAATCACCTGCGGTAGTATTTATGAATCTATATTATACTCAACATTTGCCACCATGTTTCGCTCGCCAGATGAACAACAGATTGTACGCGATCAACTGTTCAATAACGTTATGATGCAGGCTCTTGGCGCGATCGAGGGAACGACGTATGATTATGATGCTATGTTCTTCATCCCGCTAAATCCTAAGGTCGCAAAAAATGCTGAAGGTACTTGGGATAAGGTCATAGATGCTAAACTACCTGAAGTGCTTGAAGCCTTCCAGAAGAAGGTTATATTACTTGATGAGAAGACAGACACCGCCAAAGCCGAAAGTATTGTAGAGGTTATAGGAAAATTCCATGAGTTTTACACCAGTCTCATTACCACGAATGACGAACAAACAGTATGAATACGTTGAAGATCAGGCAGCACGCCGTAATATCTCATTCAATGTATGTCCTACGTGTGCATCAAAGCGGACGGAGATCGTTATTGATGGCAAGCACACCGAAGAATATGATTGGCCAGAAGACGCTACCTTTAAGCTAAATGGTGTTGAGTGGGCTTGCCACTGCAACGATCAGATTAACCTACTACGCCATTATATATTAGCCGATATTCCTAATGGATATTGGCGTCTAGGTGAGAAGGAATATTGGGGCGATCCTAATGCGCTAGCGAAGGTAAAGGATTACCTAGATAACTGGGATCAATATAAATTGAACGGTTTTGGTATCGAGCTATACTCACCTCGGATGGGTGTGGGCAAAACAATGCTTGCGAGTATGCTAGCTAAGTGGCTCGTACAGAAGGGTGAGCGAGTCATGTTTGTACCTTTCAAGGACATTCTTGGCTTATATAAGTTACATGAGGACGAACGCTACGCAATCCTAGATCGTCTACGTAGCACTCCGGTATTGATTTTGGATGAAGTTAGGGCTGGAATTAGCGATGCTCAGCACGCTTACATGGCGGGTGAGCTTGAGGATCTGCTACGCTTCCGTACAAGCGGAAGTGCTGTAACTATTGTTACAACAAATCTAACCCCCGAACAGCTTGACGAAGAGTATCCACGATGCTTCTCTCTGCTATCAGCTAAACAGTTGCCTATTGAGGTTGACGGCGACGATGCCCGTAAGAATGGTAATAAAATGTTGGTAGATATCGAATTGATTAAGATGGGCGAAATTCGCCCAATAAATTAGGACTATAATGAACACGACTGAGATATTTGCGCTGGACCTTGAGGAAGAGTTACTGGCGCATTTAGGTTCACCCGATAGTTGGATGGTGATTAATGGCGAAGGCGTAACATCTGAACTAATTAATGATCCTATAGTGGCAGAAGTATTTGAATGGCAGAAGAATCATATTCGTGAGCACAAGCAGCCCGCAACTATTCCCGTACTTGAACATCAATTTCCCGACCTACGGATTGAAGAACCCCAGACGGCGATCGGTGACCTTCTAGATCGTTTGCGCGAGCAATATTCTAAGAATCAACAGCGTAGGAAAATTACTAAAATTGTAGAATTACAAAAGAGTAATCCTCTTGCCGTACCCGATTACCTTGTGCGTTCGGGTCGAGAGCTTAAGACAGTGCTACAGAAACGCGGCGAGGTTTTTGGCACCGGAGATATTGATCGTGCGCTTCATGCTTATGAAGCGCAGGTATTACGTGGTCCTGGTGCTTCGCTAGGTTGGAAAGAATTGAATGGATTTTTCTATGGTATGCGTGGGTTAAACGCTGTCATCGGAGCACCTAAGACTGGAAAGTCATGGGTGCTTGTGCAAATTCTAGTAGATAATATTCTTGAGGGTCACGTCACGCACTTGCATTCGTTAGAATTGCCAGCGGTTGAAACCGATATGCGTGTGCGTTGCGCAGCAGCAGATGTACCTTTCTGGAGGTATATTCGCAACTGTCTATCTCCTGAGGATAAGGAGAAATTACGCACAACTAGTGAATTTCTAGATGATACGGGCTTATATCGTATCATTAAGCCACCCGCAGGGAAACGGGGTATTGATGAGATTGTCAATAGCTCGCGGGATAATGGGGCAGACGTAATCCTCATCGATCAGCTACAATATGTAGAGTCGGAAGACGGAGTAAACCTCGGATCACACAATGCCACCGGTATGTATTGGAAGGTACTAAATAAGGCGCGGGATTACACCGACGAGGGACCAATCCTATACGCACACCAATTCAACAGAGCAGCCATGAATTCCGATACCATGCCATCAATGGAGATGGCAAAGGGTTCGTCTTCTATCGAAGAGACTGCTACACTAGCATTAGGCATATGGGCCAACAGAGATATGCGCCGTTTAGGCCAACTAGAGATTGGCGTATTATGTGCGCGTAACCATGAACACGCATCATGGGAGATTCAGGTCGAACGCAAATACGGGTGTAGCTTGAATATTACTAGGCGAACTGACTTAGATGAAGAATGACGGTCGTAGATTAAATGTACCACCGTGGGTATCGGACCCCGATCTAGTCGCGCCCTGCTTATGCGGTGAGGAATTTGACCCAGACAGCTATTATATTATCGTTCAAGATCCATATACGAACCTCAAACGTTGGTTTCATCTAACATGCTTACAAGACATGCAAGGCTTTTTCTTTGACATCGAAAATGAAGATTAGATACTATGAATTCGTAGATGATATTGATCTTGATGCTCTATACGAAGCAATCGGATTTGATCCCCTAGTAAATATAAAGGACAATGACATTGGGCATTGTCTATTTCCAGACAATCATTCCCATGGCGATACAACTGGTAAATTTGCTATTCATCGCGGCAAGAAGATTTATAATTGCTATAAGTGTGGTGGAGGGTCGCTACTATCCTTGATAGTAGAATTATATGGGTGGACCGTGGAGGAAGCTACCCGTTATTTACGTACATTTGCCATCGGTGATACTCGGAGCGATTCTGAATTTGCAGATCATTTGATGAAGATGTTGGGATATCAGGGAGAGAAACCATATCCTATTCCATACTTCAACGAACGTGTACTTGATAAATTTGACGGGCCAGTCGACTACTTTAGGCGCAGAGGTATCTCTAATGAAGTAATCAATGACTGTCGCCTATGTTATTCAACGGAGGTAGTTAGAACAGCACCGATTAGGATGCGTGATAATGAATCCGTGAAAATCGATACGGACTATGTAGGTCCGGCTGCAATTTTCCCACATTTTTGGAAGGGCCGTCTTGTCGGATGGCAATCACGATGGATTGATTATCCAGATCCTAATCAACACCGACATACAGATGACACATTTCCCAAGTGGCTACCTAAGTATACGAATACTAGCTCATTTCCAAAGCATAATTCAATATATAATTATGACTGGTGCTTAACACAGAGCGATAAGATAGTAATCTGTGAGTCGGTGCCAACGGTACTATTTTTGCGATCTAATGGTATACCTGCTATAGCATATTTTGGCGATGCACCAAGTCAAGAACAGTTAAAGATGTGTCGTCGTTTTACCCAAGGTGTAATCTTAGCTCCCGACAACGACAGTAATGGTGATAAACTACTTATTAGTGCTACTAACGCGCTTCAAGACTTTATTGATGTGTGGCACGTACCCAAGGTTGGTGCGTCCCATGATGATCTAGGGACATATGCAGACTATGAAGATGGCCCACAACTTGTAAAGGAGCATTTAGACCTAGCTGAATTATCATATCTAATACCTAGCTATTACTAACAAACCGTAAGATAATAGTTAGACTTCATGTTCACCAAGACCGCTGATATTCCAACTTCCTCTGCAAAGATTGTCCCTCATGATGATCCCCAGGTTAAGAAGATCAAGGAAGATTTATCCTCGGGCAAGAAAATCAAGAAGTCACTGTAACTAAATAGCATACCTGTGCTATAGTTTATTCATCGACTCTATATGAGTCACTATTAAAGGATAATATGCCTAATTTCAATAAGGACGCCGCTAATCGCGGTAATGAAGTAGTCGAGCGTGGTACCGGAGGCGGTAATTTCCGTCCATTCCTGTCAAAGATTTACTGGAAGGAAGCGGATGATAGTCGTTTCATCCTGATTCTCAATCCACTTGAGGAAATTGTACGTTTGAAGTTTCACCCTTTCGTAGAAACCGACGAGGGTGGTCGTGATATTATTGCCCGTACCGATCCTGGTATTGGTGAGCGCGTAGATCCGATTGAGGATAGTTGGGGTTATACCCCCCGTGTCACCGATCTTATGATCGCCGTTGAGCTTGAGCCTATTTACGAGACTAAGATCGTCAATAAGCGCGAGCGTCAGTCGGTTACTGGATTTGGTGTAGTAACGAGGACTATCGAACGTCGTATTCGTGACGAAGCCGGTGAGCTTACTGATGATAAGGAAGAGGTTGAGATTCCGATTGTAGGATATATCACTCAGTCACCCTTCAACTTTGGTAATCTACTCAATGCTTATGAGAATAACGAGAACCCAATCCACTTGACTCCTTTCAAGGTGACTCAGGTTGGTGCTGGGTCTGGGAAGACATATAGCTTTGACGGCTATCCGGATGCTACATTCGATTTGACTAATCTATTCGAATACATTGAGAATATCTCATATGTTAGCGATCCAGATGAGTTGATTGATCTTATTGATGGTCTAGAGCAGGAGGATGCCGGTGTAGTTATCGGTCAGTACCTGCTTGATCTGAAGATTAATGAGCTTGCAGATCCGGAATATTATGACGAGATTTTCAAGGCTATCACTAAGCCTTCTCGTTTTCAAAAGGAAACTAAGTCAGATAGTAAATCTGCCAGACCTAAGCGTTCTTCACAGCGTGCTACTCCTGTAGCTAAGACTGTTGTGTCGGATGATGAGGGAGATGTAGATGACGCACCGGATATAGATGACACTCCAAGTGTTTCTAATAAACCCGTAGCACGCTCTCGTAAGCCAGGGGAGTCTAAGAGCAGTCCTTCCTCTGCGCGTACAAAGCTTGAAGAACTCAAGGCTCTTCAAGCTATCAAGGCCGCTGCATAATCGCTCTAGTTGATATCATACCTATGATCCACCTGTGATGGGTGGATCATAGGTTTTATCAGTCATCATTAGAGGTTAAATGTCGCATAAATCAACCGAGCAGCCACAAAATTGGGCGCTTTATACCGATGGTTCAAGCGACTCAAGGGATAAGTCCGGAGGTTGGGCTTGGGTAGCATTCGACGCTTATCAGGGAGAGATGTCTGATAGTGGCGGAATAATGGGTACTACCAATAATCGTATGGAAATGACAGCCTGGATTGAGGGTTTACAAGAGTTATTCCTCTTATTTGGCGCATGTCGTGTTATAGTGTACTCTGACAGTGAATATGTCGGGCTAGGCGCGATGGATCGCGGTCGGCACCGTAATAAAAATAACGATTTGTGGAAACAATTAGATCAGATCATTGACAACCATCTTTATGTGGAGTTTAACCACGTTAAGGGACATAAAGATGATGTAGTCAATAATATTGTCGATGTCATGGCGGGGAACGCAAGGAAACAATACCGAGATGAGCATAAAGCATATGAACCCAGCCCCATTGCATGATCACTCTATGTGGTCGCAGCTTGACGGTTGGTCTACCCCTGAGGAAATGGCACAAAGAGCCGTCCAGATTGGAGCGTGCGGCTGCGGCATCAGCGACCACGGCAATGTCGCCGGGCACCTAGAGTTCGCAAAGGCTACTCATAAATATGATATCAAGCCTGTTTTTGGCGTCGAGCTATATCACGGTCTTAAACCAGTGCATGATAAAGAACGCGATCAGGCACACCTGATCGCCTTTGCACAGAATGACGAGGGATTACGTAACCTATGGCGTCTGGTCAACCAGACTGGACGCAATGATCACTTCCACCACGTAGGTCGTGTGTTTTGGGATGACCTAGAGAAGTATAAAGATGGGATTACATTCACATCCGCATGTGCCCTTGGCTTAGTTCCTCGTGAGATTGTTAAGGGTAACTACGATTCGTTGAATCGTTATCTAGATATCCTCCGCGACAATTTCTTCATTGAAATCAGCACATATCCTGGTGATGCTGTCTTTAAGGACAAGGATAGCGAGCATGGTATATCTATGCGTACATATAATGAAGCTCTGGTTGATATTGCTCATGAGCGCGGTATCCCTATCGTTTATGGAGATGATGGGCACTACTCATCTCCAGACCAATTTGTATTCCATGACGCTTACTTAGCGCGACAGACTAATCAATCTGTTTATACACCTATTGAAGATCGCACGATGTATCACCCACCAAACGCGGTAGTGATCAAAGATATAGATATGATTTATGAAAATCTTTCGTATCTTCCTGTCGCTGTGATCGATGAGGCTGTCAATAATGCTAATGTTATTATTCAACGCGCATCTGCGCAATTGCCCGAGATTCGCAGACACCTGCCTGTATACCTTCCGTCCACTTCGCCTTGGGTGACAGAAGAACAGAAGCAGCTATCGCCTGAAGAGCTATTTATTAATCTGGTAACAGACGGGATTCATGCACGATATGGAGACACGCCTTCGGATGCGGTCTGGGAACGAACCTTCTATGAGGTCGAAACACTAATCCGTGACGGTATTCACCATTACTTCCTCATGGGTTGGGATGAGATGAAGATAGCTGATGAATTAGGCATCGAACGTGGCCCTGGGCGTGGTTCAAGCGGCGGGTCTATCGTCGCTTATGCCCTGAGTATCACTGATGTATGTCCCTTGCACTATGGGCTTATTTTTGAACGTTTCTGGAACTCAGGTCGTGTAGATGGCTTCCCCGATATCGACTCGGACTTCAGTCGTGCAAGACGTGGCGAGATGATTGAAGCATTACGCAAGCGTTGGGGCAATGATAGAGTCGTTGCTATCGGTACGACTGGTTATCTCAAGCCTAAGGCCGTTATTGATAAGCTATCTGGTGCCTGCGAAATCACTTATAAAGAAGTCGACGAGCTAAAGGGGATCGTAGGTCGCACAACTAAGATCGAAATCCTTGGTCATGAGCAGATCGGTTGGAATCCGGATCTAGAACCCGGCAAGAAATATTATGTTAAGGATGACGTAGGCGAGGATATTATCCAATGGATCAATGCCGACCCAGAACGTGCTGATAAGCGTGAATATTTTGTATTAATGTGTGAGGCTACCTGCTCTCGCGTATCGCAGTACGGCGTTCACGCATCTGGCCTAGTGATTAGCGATGTTGATACCGATTCCGAGCTACCTGCCCAAATTCGCGGTGGTAAGGATGGCGTACCCGCGACGATGTTTACAATGTCTGACGTAGATAAACGTATGTTTGTTAAGCTAGATATTCTCGGTTTACGAACCCTTGACGTTCTTGCGTATTGGAAGAATGCCATGAAGGATGGGCATGATATCGATATTCAATGGTCAGGTCTTGATCGTCAAGACCATCCGGACGATATGTGGAAAATGATCCATCAAGGATTTACCGCCGGTATCTTCCAAGTCGAAGATGGATACGGGCGTCAGCTATGTAAACGAATGCTACCAAATTCTATTATGGATCTTGCGGTGATTGGTGCTTTAAACCGACCTGGACCGATCCAAGCTGGTATTCCAGACAACTATATAGCCAGACGTAATGGCGAGCAAGAGGTTAGTTATCCGCACCCAAGATTTGAAGAGCTAATGGCCAAGCATCTTGATAATACTTATGGATTGTGGTGTTTCCAAGAGCAGATTATTAACTACTTTAATGAACTTGGTTACACCAAGAGTGAGTCGGATGCTATTCGTAAGATTATGGGTAAGAAAAAGCCAGAGCAGATGGATGCTGTACGAGATGGCGGAGATGAGTGGGAGGGTCGTGGGTATCTGCATATGGCGGTTGAAGCGGGTATCCCTCTAGATATTGCCGAGCGCATCTGGGAAGATCTTGAGGGCTTTGCTGATTACTGTTTCAACCTGTCTCACTCTGTCGTATACGGAGTGATTACGTTCCGTACAGTATTTGCTAAATACTATGGTGCTCCTGAATTCTATGCTGCGGTGATTCGCTCGCTTGTACCTTCTTCAGAAGATGGTGATTCTAAGAAAAAGACTTCTAGTGGCGATAAACGTAAGAAGATGCTTCCTGTTATTGTTCAAGAATGTCGTAGGTTAGGTATCGATATTCAGCCGCCCGATATTAGATACTCTAAGGGGTATACATATGCCGAACAAGGGTCGGTCTACCTCGGATTTAGTGAGATTAACACCGTTCGTGCTAGCGGTAGCTATATCGTGGAGTTGCGAGATAAACACAATCTAGACATCTCAACATTCGAAAATTTCCAAGCATCATTTAATGCTTATAATGATAGTTGGAATGCTTCCAAAAAAGCAGCTATCAAAGCGGGAATCGGTGAGGACTATGCCAGTATCCGTTCGCCTAAGCAGAGATTAGGTGCTAAGAAAATTGTAAACCTAGGCCGGGTCGGTGCTTGGAATAACATTGTCGGTATGACGCATTCTATGACAGAACAACAGGAGATTGAAGAAGAACTCCTTGAATGTGTGCTTACTGATAACTCACTAGAAATTCTAGAATCTAACTTAGAGCGTATTAGCGAATGTGATGATTATGCCGATGTGCTAATGTCATGGGTGGATAAGGCATATGACGTGGAAGACCCGAATAGTTACATTGATTATATGCTCCCTGGGGTGATTACTAATATTGATGAGAAAATTGCTCGTAAAAGCGGCGAACCTTTTGGTATACTTACAGTTACATATGAAGAAAATGAAATTGAATTTATCGTGTATGCTACGTTATGGAAGCGGGTTAAGCCGAATTTCAAGATACGCACACCGGGGATCTTCGAAATTCGTCAGGGTCCCGATACGCAATGGGGTCCATCGTATGTATTCAGAAACGGGAGCATTTTAAAGTAAATGAGTAATCTTAATAAACTTAAAGAAGTATATGCTAGACGCTATGGTAATGAATACGTAAACGTAGATGGCAAGAAATATAGTCTAGATGTAGTGCCAACAGGATCGCTAATGATGGACTATAAAACCGGTATTGGCGGGTTCCCCTACGGAGGGACCGTTGAGGTATTTGGAGGTAACCGAATCGGCAAGAGTTCGGCAGTATTATATCCCGTCCTTGGCAATGTGCAAAAGCAGGGGAAGATCCCCGCTCTTATTCAGGTAGAGCCGCGCTTTCGTACAGAGGAAGATAAGGAATGGGCACGTCGTATTGGTGGGTTTGATCCTGATAATGCCCTGATCCTTGAACCCGATCATGCTGACGAGGCATTCGACATGCTCAGAGACTTAGTGTTTGATGACGTGGTACAGTATATCGCCATCGACTCACTTGGCGCATTAGGTAATAGAACGAGTGCCGTCAAGGACGGTAAGCCTAAAGCTTATGGTATTTCTGGTGCTGTTACTTCGGTTATGAATGATATCTTACCGCGCTTACATAAGAACAAGATAGGATTGCTGGTATTAAATCAGCAACGCCAAACCGGGCAATATAATGGCACTACTATGTACGACTCTCCTGGTGGGGAGGGTTTACATCACAATATGATGATGCGTATTCAATTAAAGCCCAACGGTAAACAGCGTTTTAACGCGACCGTTGATGGCGACACGGTATTGGTAGGACGAGATGTCAAAGCAGTATTCGTAAAGAATAATCTATCTGAGTCACAAGAGAAGACAGCTACTTTTAATTTCTTCTTTATCGAGACAGATAAATACGGCATTGGTATTGATAAGGCTGGTGATGTTGTTAATACGGGCGTGCTGACGGGTGTTATCAAAAGGTCTGGTGCCTGGTATACACATCCAACATTCCCTAAGATCAAGAGCGGCGAGAGTAAAATCAATGGCGTAGATGCAACGGGAACATTTTTGGTTGAAAATCCCGATGCTTATCAACAGGTTCGCGCCGAGGTGTTAGAGTCGATGGTTCGTAAGGAACTTAATGCGAAGGCGAAGCTACGCGATATTAAGCACGCCAATGTATCGGTAGAAGCGGATACGGACGAGGATGAATGAATAGACTGAGTAATGGCTCATAGAGGGACTAAAAAAGAGCTATCGGTTCGTCATGAAAATCATGTAGCACATGTGTTGGGCGGCAAGCGTAGTAAGTCGTCGGGGGCATCTGTAACCGATAAGGGCGATGTTCGCGCTAATGACCTTGTTATAGAGTGTAAAATGACAATGGGTCGCCTACCTACTTTTATAAGACAATTTGAAAAGGTTGCATCAGAAGCGTATGAAGAAGGGTTAACGCCCATGATGACACTTCGGTATTATGATCCCGTTAGTATCATCTCTGATACTAACGGTTGGATAGATATAGCTGTTATGCTTTTGGGTGACGCCGGTGAACGAGAGGAAATATTTTATGCCGATAAAATTCGATAAGGATCAAAACAAAGCTATTAATAAGAAGGCTTATAACAGGGCCAACGCCGGGTCCACCGGATACCATAAGACCATCTTAGCTAATCAGTTAGATGAAGCTTTCAAACGTTTTAATGGTGATTTTGAATTTATTTATGAACCGAAAAAGAGTGATCAAGGTTGGCATCCGAGCGGTGACTGTTTACCTCCGGTGAGTTACCTATGGGGCAAGGCGTATGCTTCTTTGCATCCTGAGACAGCTACGGTACCGGGAAAGGATCTAAGCCACCTTAATAAGATTTTTATGGTAGGCCATTATTGGCACCAGATCATTCAGCATATTATCATTACAGAATGTTGGGCAGCACCTTCGGCTATTGAAGGTATTGGTTATCGCACATGGGATGATGAGGGTGAGTATATTTACACCGTGGGGAGTCACGCTGACCAGAGTCAGGTTGACACGGCACATAACAGCAACTACGAGTCTGTCAAGCCGTTTCATTATGTACGAGGCCAAGGCGATGTAGCCCCTCTGATTATGTCTAGCTGGGCGGGACTTGTGGATATTAAGACGATGAATCCGGATGACTTTAAACGAGGGTTATTACAGTCACGGTTTGCTAATAAATATTTAGCGCAAATCAATATATATATGGACCTATTTGATCTAGATCAAGCATTAATTCTGGCTGTAGATAAGGGTTCTTCTGCGTTTGCCGAGTATACTTTTGTCAGAGATCAAAAGCTTATCGATCAGATTTATACTAAGTGGGAAAGAGTTAGTTGGTTACTCGATCATGATCAAGAGCCATCATCATTAGATGATAATATGTTTGAACTATATATAGGAGATGAATAATGTTAGAGACATATCAAGCAGAGACTGATTACCACACAATACTCTGGTATCAGGCCGGACCCATGAGCAAAATCGACAAATTTAATATTCCGGCATTCTTAGCAACACAGACGGACCTAAGAGATCGTGGTTATACAACACATCTACCAGCCGATCTGGACGATCCCGAGATTGTTGCTGAGCTACTAGCATCTGATGGTTCTCCTAGTTCTAGCGTCCTTACATGGGGCGAATGTCTAGCTGCCGACGTAATCCTAATCAGTGATATATGTGGGGGTGTAGCGGTGATGACAGGATGGGAAAATTCTAGAGGTGCGTGCTTAGAAACATTCACGGCTAGATTGCACGGTAAACCTGTGGTATATACAGATACCATGCTTCCTGTTTCTTCCCAAACACTGATTGACGCCTGGGGCCAGTGGGCATAATATTGTAACGCTATCTCTGACATAATTGGAGATGGGACAAAGACTCTGGATCTGTAAAAGACAAGTAGACAAGATCAAATGTGGCCATGTGAACCCACGGCGCTTACAGCTATGTGAGAAATGTGGGAAGCGTAGGCCAGCAACGAAGAAACCAGCACATATGGCTGTGCTGTCCGAGGTTACATACGAGCAATGTGTTGAGCGTTGGGGCGAGAAGTGCGGAATCTGCGGGGTGACTCGTAAACCGGGCGCTAGACGTTTAAATCGTGACCACTCACATATTGATGGAACCCTAAGAGGACTTCTATGTACCCGTTGTAACCGCGCCCTACATTCGTATATGGATTTAGAATGGATAGAGAATGCCGCAGCTTACCTGAGACGGGCTACGAAAGATATCGATATTTAATAGATTAACTTATTTATTGATCATATGATATACTAACATATACAGGTTAAGTATATATAAAAATGACAACAAATAAAAAAATCCCTCGTACTATTTACAAGGAAGAACTACCACCACATCGATTCCTACGCGAAATTCTTCGACATTATCTTGAGTTTCGTGACTACGTAGCTCAGGGGAATGATCACGTAATTGAACATAGTTATTTGGTGAAAGATCCAACAGGGCGCTTAAAGAAGGTTACTATGTCCTTCTCATTCTGGGATCTCCATAGAGGGATTAACGAATTACCTCCCCGTAAGAAGGAAGCCTTATTCTACAATATTATTCTGGATAAGAAACAGAAGGATGTCGCAGAGATTATGGGTATCAGTACCGTATCGGCTGGCCAGTATTGCGATTTGGGACTCAAGTCGATTGTAGACCAATTCTACGAAGGTGGCAAGTCTATTATGTCTGAGGTGTATCTAGATGAAAAGTAATCTACTTGACGACTTTACAGAAGAGCCGGAAATTACAGAAGAATCCGAAGAGTTACTAACTCTCTCCGATGACGAAGAAGAGATACACGATACAGACGTTGATGAAGACCGTTGGGTACCCAGGTGGAAACGTTCTAATTGCCCTAAGAGTACCACCGGTCATAGTGCGATTAAGGATCACATCGCTGCTAAGTTCGGTCGTACCGAATATGTGTGTGAACATTGTGCTAAACGTAATTGGACGCCATCTGAGCTTGAGTTTATTGCCGATAGTATATTACGAGAGGATTCTAACTCAGAACTCTGCCGTGAATGTTGGAAAGATACTCCCGAGTCTCTGCCATATGGCAGAGAGACAGGACACACGGAATGGCAATTACAGAAGGATGAGAATGGTGACGCGCTACTCAATGAAGCCGGGGAAGCTGTTTACGTAGGATATCCAGAACTTACATGTACCAACGGACACAGGTGGTACAAGGGAGAAGGACCGCGTAGAAATATTAATGGCGTAAATCCTATTCTATTTGAATCTCATATATATAATCGTAAGCGCCGAGAGATTTATTCCGAAGCAGGGGTTCCTGATCCGGCCTATACTATGGATCGTTGGGGCAAGCATCCGGTTGCTGGTTTATATATTAGGACTAGGCCAGATGGTCGTAAAACCAACTCGCCCGCCCAGCGAGCATCTGGTTCAGGATTCTACCGTTAATGGACTAATGATAGAAACGATAACTTAATTATTATGAAAGAAGAATTTCAAAAGAAAGTTGATGAACTACTAAGTAAAGAAGCTGCAAAGGAAGCAGCCCAGCAGGAGACAAATGCTTTACAGGCTGTATCTGGTGACGAACGCGCCCATCGCCAAGCGATTAAGCAATCACGTTCGGTGCAAGGTATGGAGAAGAAATGGCAAGATCAGGATCGAGCCGTGCTTGCCGCTGCTATTGCAGCTAATGCCCCTCCTGTAAAATCTGAAGGACGTTGTACAATCTGCCAGTCGTCCCACCGTTTGTGGGTAGAACGCCAACTGATTCGTGGCATAGCGTATACGGCTATTGCTAAATCCATCCCAGGTGTTAACGTAGACACCTTCCGTAGAGCTTTACCAAAGCATTACAAGGAGCATATGGATCTGGAAGGTGCTCAGGTCCGTGCTATCCTAGAAGAAGAATCTGATCTACTCCAGCAGAATTACGAAGAAGGCGTAAAGGGCGCATTCACCTATCGAGCCGCGTTAGATGTCATGATTCGTAAAGGCTATAGTGATGTATTGGATGACATTACAACGGTTGAACCCAAGGACATCATCAAGTTCATGGAATTAGCTGATAAGATGAATGGTGCATCCGCTACACGTATGGTAGAAGAAGCCCGAGCAGCGGTTAACATCTTCATGGAAGCTATCCGTAATGTATTTACGGATAATTTAGATAGAGATATGGCCGATTTTCTCTCTGCCGGTATTGTTAAAGAGGTTAAGAGACTTCGTGAACAGAATGAGCTAGAAGCTCAAATCGAAGATAACATGAGGCAGCTACCTAGTGTCAAGTCAGCAAATAATAGTAACACCGCAACTCCTGAATAAGATCGAAGAGTCATCAGATGCAGAGCAAGCGCAATGGCTATTTCTAGTACAGAGTACAGAGTTCAAGGGATATTGGGAAGTCCATGGTCTTAATCAGTCATTCTTCTTAGATCTTGCAGATTTAATTGGTCCTTTTCGCCTCGTATCACCTGTTACCATAACTGAATTCATGGCAGAAGCCGGGGAATGGGGATATCAAGTCGCCTTTATGGAAGACCCCGCAGATATTCTAGTCGCTTATGAATATCTAAAAGAAAAACCGGATATTTCATTACGGTCTACCCTTGAAGGTAATGTTCAAGGGTTTCTACCCTGGCAGATCACCGGGTATAACAAGCTGATTCGCAATGAAGAAATAAGGGCCGGATTCTTTGTGTGGGCAACTGGGTCCGGCAAAACGGCAGCTATGGCATCTGCTATCAAGCACCATCAGATGGGCGAACATCGATTTAATCTGGCGTTTTGTGTGGTGAAATCTCATAATAAGATCGATACGCAGCGTAAGTTGAAATCGCTTGGTGATATAGATAGTATTATCGTTGACGGATCAAAGAAACAGCGCCAGAAGATTTATCAGATGGTAGAAGATCAGTCACAAGCGGACTCGTCTATTGTTTTGATTCTTAATTATGAGAAGATTAGGGAGGATTATGAAGATATGATCCCCCTGGTTACCGATGCTAACTGTCTATTTTTCTGGGACGAAGCGCCAACAAAGTTGGCCAATCGGGGCACCCAGTTATATAAGGCAACCAAGAAGTTGTTATATAAGACATTTCCCAGTAAACCTCGGGCTAAATGGATGCGCCACTGGGCGCTTACAGCTACGCCGATAGAGAATTCACCCGAAGACTTATATAGCGTGGGTAATTTAATGAAGCCGGGTATTCTTGGTACATTGCGCGAATTCTACGACAACTACGGAGAGAACGTTAATTTCTTCACTGGTAAATACGACACCTGGAAGAATCTTGAGGGACTTGAGGCTAGGATTCAATTCATGACACACCGGGTATCTAAAGATGATCCACAAGTTAAAGCAAAGTTTCCAAATGTCGTTCCTCACCCGTTAACAATTGATTGGAACCCAAAACATTTCTCTATATATAATAATTTGACAGGAAAGGCTAAAGATTTACTTGAGGATGATCTGGAATCGGTGAATATTTTGGCACTTATACAGATCATGCAGATGATGTGTGATGCCCCGTCAATGATCGCTACATCAGCAGATAACCGGAAGGTATTTTATGATATGGTCAGCCGCATAGATGATGGAGGTTTGTTACCTCCAGCCCGAGGTTCGGATATCGCTCTTATGCTAATAGAGTTATTAGGAGTAGATAAATTCACAAACGTTGGGCATTCTAAACTAGATACATGGGGAGATATTATCATTAATAAACATCCTACGGAGAAAATAGTTACACACTCTACTTGGTCGGAATATATATTCCCTATTTGGGAGGAATATCTGTCTCACCACAATGTCAGCTATGTTGTATATAGTGGGAATTCTAAAGATAAGCAAATAGCTTTAGATGAGTTTCGGACCAACCCCGAGATTCGATGCTTTTTAAGTGGAGATGCCGGTGCAGATAGTATCGATATTTCTGAAGCATCGGTAGGAATTAACTATAATATTCCTTGGAAATGGACTACCTTACAACAACGCGAAGGCAGGCGTGATCGTGTAAATTCGCTTCATAAGCAGATTCATACCTACACGTTGACGATGCCATTCTCAGTGGATGAACGTAAGCTAGATATATGTAATCGGAAATATGCATACCACGAACAATTATTTGATGGTAAAGCCCAAGATGAAGCTATTAGTGCCAGCCTGACTTACGAAGAGCTTACGTATCTGATGTTCGGTTAATCACCAAGATATGCCGGTGTAAACGGGGCACCTAAGGAGTCGTATAGCTCCCCAAATACAATAGGATGAGTAACGTGGTATACATTGCCATCGATATCAACAGCCGTTAGTGTCACCTGTACTTCGGTCGGCGCGGCCAAGCTACCGTCAGAGTAGTTTAAAGTTCCCGTATACCAATATTGCGTTTCAACTAGTGGTCCCTCTGCTTCAATACCATTCCCTAGATCCCAGTGAAAACTTACTATATTAGCGCCCTTACTGCTAGGTTTACCTTCCGTTAATGTATCCATAGCATCAAAGGTTACATTAGTAGCTGTAAAAGCCGAAAGTGGTAATTCAAGAGTAATCCATCGAGGATCATATATATCTGTACCGCTCGTAAATGTCTGATTAGTGCCGCCACTATATCCATCGATCACAAAGCAACATTCAAATGTATTGCCGGATATAGCTGCTGCCCCACCGCTTGTAATAGTGTAACCGATTAAGGCCCAGTGTGTCGGTCCTGTGCCAATGTATAGAGTCCCGACAGGGATAGGATATTGCCATTTTGGTACCTCAAATGACGTACCGGCCAAATTAGAGCCACCTCCACCGACAAAGGATGATGCATCTGCTACTGTGATTGTGAATGGCGTAGACTTACTAGAAGGAGTAGTAAACCCGGTTATTGTAGATAATCCGTAAGGTACGGTAAATTCCCCAATCGTGGTTTCTAAGGGAGTGAGTATGCTAGCGGATCGCCAAGAGAAATCTACTGGCGAGTTAATCAGTGGTGCAGGAATATGGTTGATAATAGGCATTGTGAATTTATGAATTATAAACTAAGAAGGGTCGTACCATACCCTCTGTTATTAAAGTTATCGACAACCGCTGCCGTTGCGTAGTATTGACCTATATCGGTGGCACCCTGAGTATATGTGTATATCCGTGTAGTATTAGGCTCCCCTTGAATCCATTGATCAAATGCATATCCGCCATCACCAAATGACCATTCAATATTATAGATGGTGCCTGTATCAGAAGTAATATCTGCGGTGAACATAAATGTGTCACCACCAAGAGATGTAGCCGTGACGGTTATATCTGACGATGGAATTACTATAGGATCGGTTGTATCAGCTACTATGCGACCTAGTTGGGCGTAATTAGGAACTACGGTATAACCATTGTAAATCTCAGCATCTTGTTGAAGTGCCTGGGCACGCACCTGGAGTGCATATCCCGGTTGATCGAATCTGATTCCCGAATTGTTAGCATTCACCGTACTACTAAATGGTACCCACGGAGCTAAATCCTTTATATAAGGATTATTGTCTGTAACGCGCCCGGACCAAGATACCGCCTCCGATGTAATTTGTAAATTATCAATCCATGCGGTAGTAGCTCCACCACCAACGTAGAGCACGGCGAATTTATACAATCCCGATGGGATAAGTCTGTTAATAGGAACGGGTGTGGACAAAATAGTATTAATATTCTCGGTGAGAACAAACGGAGTTACATTAGGATTCACCAGTACGCTAATCACACCATGATTCCACTTATTAGGGACAATTGAAGGTAGTTGCAGCGGTATACCATATCCTTGTTCGTTAATCAATAAACCAATGAAGGGGTTTAGTGTATTAGCTATCGCGCTGGATTCAATCCATATATCAAAGCTGGCACTGATAGCATTATAATCTGTAATTCCAGATATATCATCTCCAATTGGAGTAAGAGGTTGGGTAGTCAACCCTTGAAAAGTCTCCGTAGCTGCGCTTTGGCCAAATACTATTCTAGAACTTTGGCCTGTCGTAGTGCGTCCCGAATCCAAAGTAACAGTAGGTGTTATGCCGTCTGAACTAGTGACCGTCATGAATGGAGGATAGAATAATTGTGTAGGAGGGGTATTCTGGGCGTATAGCTGGGCACCGATAACTGGCGTGTGACTATTAAAGGTATTAGACTCAAACTCCGCAAACATGGTGTGATATGGACGTAGCGAATATACTGCCGCACCGGTATCCAAGGTATTTACGTTGATTCCCACATGGCCCGGGATACGACAGAATACAGATGTATCTTTAATAGGCGCGGATGTAAATACCGGGGCATCAAGATACCCCTGGTTGTTAAACGGATATATAGATACTTCAATTGTCTCATCATCTAGTATCGCATATAGTAAGTAATTAGTATTAGGGTTTAATTCAGACGTATGTAAGATATCGCCACTTACCAAGGTGTTGTATTGATAAACAATCGGGCTGGTACTATTGCTTAGCGATATTTGGTAACCTATGATTCCATCGAAATCTCCCCATTGAAGATTTACTTGAATATTGAAGGCATTAGGTGCTGGGGTACCCTGTAGACTAGGAGGCAATGTATCGTTACTAGCTAGTGCATATCCATCAAGGGTACCAACTAATTGATTATTGAGTGTGGCTTCGGTCACCGGTACATTCTCATTGCCACGAAGATATAATGTAATATTATTACGATTTATTTGGGCACCGCTATTAAATTTAATGCCAATAGTAGAGTTTATTGGTTGTGGATCATCAACGCCTGGACTATCGGCACTAATCCATTCTACCCCACCTGTATTTGTTATGCCACTTGGCCAGACCTTGGTGATAGGAACATTAACTGGAGGCATATGTATCCCACCATCCCTGATTAGTTAATGTAAAATCATTCACACTAGCATTTATCATGTCAATACCGGTTTCTGTGTATACGGTCGAATCTCCTACGACTTCTCCCTGACTACGTAGAAATACTATATTATTCATTCCAAAGAAATATGCCTTATTGTCGGCTATAGTAGCCTGCTTCTCCATGTAACCGTGGCGACATGTATAGAAGAAGTACATATCCGGAGATAACAGTTCGCCAAGAATACTGTCTCGCTGAAGCGATGATACGGTAGTAATCGCAGGATATGTTGGTGGTGCCGCTTCAGTTACTTGCTGGGCACCATCTATGACATTATTTATTTGATTGGCGGATATTGCACCGATAATAGTGGTGGTATCCGCCTGCACACCAAGCGCATCTTGATATGGAGACACCGTTAGGTCTATCTGCCCAAGGGTGGTATTATCCAGATTAGAGCTTGAAGAAGTAGAGTAAATAGTGGGCGACGGGACAGATGGTATCACCGGCGATTGTTGGAGATCACTAAGATCCGGGGTATATAAGGTCGTGAGCGAATCGCTTTGTACTACTACTTGATCAGTGTCCCAAGTAGGGTAATCTACTTGGGAGAAGAAATAATTCTGCACCCAACTAGGGAACGTCTTGTAATTAATTGGCAACTGGAAGGTGCCAGGATCATAAGGTTGCATCTGAGGATTCGTTAATTCTATTTTGATATATGCAGCCCCAATAGGCTGGGGTAATACTTGGGTTTCATTGCCGAAATTGCTTGTAAGGGATGCGGCCCTAGTCCACAATTTGTTCTCCCAATCATCTGAGGTCACAGGGGTTGCATCATTGCCGTTATTATCGTTAGAATAGTATATATTATAGTGTTGATTAGGAAAGATGGGATTGAGGACTAAAGCATCAACTACTATAGGATCGTCTGAAATAGGATTTGTAATAATCTGAACCGAGGATGAATCGCCAGGTTGACCTGCCCATTCACAATCAGCAGAGTCACCATCAAAATAAGCAGTTGGTAATACGGTATCTTGGATTACACATATTCCATCAATATACATTGTTATATTCTGGGTACTAGATGAAGCACTATAACCTGTCACGGTAACCCTAACGAGGGTGGCTCCGACAGGTGCCGGTGCGATTAGCGAAGCTAGCTGATTGCCTCCGGGGATAGCTTGGATAGTGCCAATTGAACTGGAAAGATATACTGGTGAATCCACAGTTCCCGAGTACCAGTCGTATTGTAAAACACCATAAGCGTTAGGTGGCGAAGCGCCCCAACTGATATTAGCGAATCCGGAATAATACAATCCACCTGTTACCGGAAGTAATTCATTAGTATATGCCTGGATATAGCTATGGGCTGCGACGGTATTAGCACTTAACTCTAATAGCTGAACACCAGTTGATGCTGGGATTGTGGTTGTGGCATTTATTACAGAGAAATTAACTATAGAACCTGATGCCAGGTTATAATCCCATGTAGATGGTGTGCCGAGTACGTCGTATTCAAAACTCGGATCTGGAACAATATTCGTTTGTCCATTTTGAGATCCATTTTGGGATCTTCGCATATCGAAATATAAACTAGCAACAGCGTCCGAAGCGGGGAGAGCAGGACTCATCCAGTAATTCCCGATACCTCCGATATTTACCTGTGAAGCATTAATATTACTCACCGGGGTAGTTAGCACAACCGATCTATATGGATTATTCAAGAAATCCGTCCCGCTATCTCCCGCTAGACTTAATACCCTGAAATTACAGGATACGGGTTCGTTATCACTAGATAATGATGTTATCATATTTTGTGAGTATGGTGATGCTTCAAGATTCGTTACGATAAATCCTTGAATACGGTTATCGTATCCGCCGGTTCCTAGATGGAAGAATGGGATATAATCGATATCCGTACACTCTAGCTGTATAATCCAGATATTATTGATCGTGTCTGTAGTCACCGGTATAGCCTGATCAAATATAATATCGAACCAGACCATACCGCTCTTAGATGCACCCTGGGTAGTGCCACTACCAACCTCGGTTATTTGGGATGTTACATTACCTACACCAAACACCGGTTGGGTAACGTATCCAATCGTCCAGTTAAAAGCCGCAGTAGTTGTATCTGTGATATGGGTTAATATTTGGAACCCACTAATATCGGGGATACGTTGTTCGGCAGGGTTGGAGCCACGCGCATACCCATCTGGAAGCATGAAAGTTTGGCAAATTACACTGCTATCAGATGCATCCCATACGTGATCATAACCATAATTATAGTCAATGCTAATGCTAGAGTAGTCTCGACTTATGATATTCACATACATTACGCGGCTGAGGTAAATGAAACCCCAAAACTGTTCGCAACACGGCCTATACGCAGGTTTCTAACCTCGATGCTATAAGCCGCCTGATTGCTGCCGATTTGGAAAGGCTCGCCTTGCGATGTGCGGGTAAATCCGATACGGATATAGCGTGAATAAATCATAGTATCGAGTGCATTAGTAATCGGTAGATACACAATCGTCCATGGATTGGTGTTAGATGCAGAATAAGATAATGAAGTGACACTTGGCAAGATTGTCGATATCTCTGCATCTATAAACTCTCGACTATTTGGCTGATCTAGAGATTCATAAGCCACTGAAATAGAGTATGGTTTGTTAGTAGCTTCAAAACATATGAAATTCACTGGTTGTGTAGATCCAAGATCAATCTCAAGATAATCTGTACCGGTTGCCCGTTCATATGAAGACCAGAAAGGACCGCCAGTCAGCGAGTTGTAATTAACTCCGGGTAAGTTTAAATATGATGTTGGATAAGTATCATTAATCAGTGTCACCAAATCATTTGTCACCGTAGTTATCAGAGGTTGATTCGGTTGGATAGCCTCAGCATACATGGGCTGATATATCGTTGAGCTATCCTGATACTGGGATAGCATGGGATACAGCAGTTGTTGTACCTGATTAAATTTGCCTACATGGGTATCATAATATGAAGCCCAAAAGGGCTGAACGGATGCGGCTTGTGGTGTGTTATAATTAGGATCGACAAGCGCACCCTCATTATACGCTACGATATCAAGGATATTGTGAAAATTAGTATACTGACTCTGATAGCCGCCAGACAATTGTGGCGCTTCATGCTCTATATCTGGTTCTATCCAATTGGTTATATTATCGGGGGATGGCCAATTAACAGCCGGGTTACCAGTCACATAAGGTTGTACCGTGACATAAGCCTGATCAGCGAAATAAGAGCTTGGTGATTGACGTGTGTATAAGCTCTGTCCATCAACGACAGATATTAGAGATGTTTGGGGACGAAGAATATCCACCGCCTCCAACATCAATGCCAGGTCAGCCTCGGCAAAATTAATCCCTAACCCATCGATATCTGTGCCCGCTATACCTACATCAACAATAGGGGTAGTCGCCGGGGTAAGGCCCGACGATCCGCTCGTTACATCGGCTATGGTCTTGATAACCAATGACCCAATACTGGTATTAGCAAGTTCCCCGGTAAAGATCACCTGGATAGGTTTATAAGGCAATGGACCACCTAGACAAACTACATTTTGTAATCCGCCGATAATAGGCAGTACACCAAGTGCTTCACGTACTGTGTCAGCCGTGGCATTATAAGGGATTGGTGCTGTCTCAGCGCGACTAATAGATATTCCTCCGGTAAATGTGGCACCGGTTGTGTATACGGGGTTTGTAGTTATAGTGTGACTACCGAGGATAGCTGTGCATGTCCACACGTTACTTGGATTACCGCCGTCGATATTTGGGCCATAAAACCAACCATTAGCTGAGAACAATTTGCTATTGGGGACAGTGACCGTACCATCAGCATTAAATGTCATAGATATTTTGGAGGTTACGAAAGGTGGCCCGATAGGAACAATGATTGTAAATTCCCCACTAGTAGGAATAGTCGAGAACTCAAATGTCTGTGCTACATTTTGAGGTATATTATTACGAGGTATGAGGACAACTTCATCTAAACTATCAGTAGATCCCAAATAAGGTAAGCGAAGGGGCGCATCTGTGTACTGATCGACTAATGCCTTGTAATTCTCTATTGCCTCGACGTTCTGCCCTAGTCCCGAGGATGCGGTTAGAGAAATACCTAAAACACTACCACCTGCGCGAACCGCCTGAATCCATAAACGGGCGCGGTTGCGGAATGAGGCATCTGCTGCTAGTATTTGCGCCCTTTGTGCCACCGGTAAAAGTTGCGCCTGGGCGTCCCACAAGTATGATTCCTCAGTTAGACGCTGAAAACCAAACGCACCTGTATATAAGGCATCTAGATTAGCATCTGTAATATTACCTGCTTCGGTCTGAAGACGTTCAAGAAAGTATGACTCTTCAAGTAGTCCGGCACCAGCCGGACCTAGCAATGCATACATCAGGATCGATAAATGCGAATCTACAGATTTGTTATAAACCGCATCCGGGAAATTACTAAGGAATGTAGAACTATTCGAAGCCCCATTCAGCGCATCGATAAAGAAACTTTGGTCGATTATGTTCGTAAGAATCGGCGCAGACATTAGTTGATTACTGGTCTATAAAATGTGTTCTCGGCGCGTGTCTGAGCAATCAAACCTGGCAACGTGTCGCCTGCAACCATACCCATTGGTAAGGCGGGAAGCTCGTCATCCATTAGAAAGAAATCGGTATTATATAGATATATACCCTGGGAAATAGTATTCAATACAGTAGGTACAACTGGCTGTGGGGGAGTAACAACCCCGCCAGTTGTCAATATCCCTGACGGGACTCCACCAGCTATAGTGTTACACCCTGTAAACGTTGTGCTTGTTGTACCTGTATAAGAAATTACAGCGATACCATTACCAGTCTCAACATTGATCGTTCCGGTCGTTGGATATGCGGGTGATACGGTAGTAGAGGCAACGTTTAGCACACCGGACCCGGTAAAGGTAGATACATCAATATTATTAGATCCGGACGCCACGGTAGTCGCGGGAGTAGCGTAAGTAACCAGATATTGCGTGTATGGATTAAGAGTATCCGGAGATCGATATAGCTGTGTGACTGTAACCCCATTTTGATATGGCAATGCAAAACTTTCTATTACCGTGTTGATTGCAGTTTGTATATCCGAAGCTGAGGCCGTGTAAGATATAGGATTGGTTGTAAATGTCCCTAGCACGCTATCATTCCATGTTAATCTGTAATTATCGGTTGAACCGAAATTAGCCCCGGTGACCTGGAGGGTAAAGGATGCTTTGTTAGCCGATGAGTATGGGGCATAACGGTCTGTTTGAACCCCAGCTAGAGGATTTCCGTTAATATCGGTTTCAATCACTCTAATCTGATTTGGTGGAGTAGGTAGGTCATTGCTCCAGCGTACATTTTGCACACCAGATACGGCACCAATCTGCTCCAAGATGCTAGATAGCTGTACAATCGTTCCAAAATACTGATTATTAAGATAATTAGATAAGGTTGACGTGATAGCTGACTGCACACCGGCAGCGCCAGCATTTTGTGCGTACATTAAGGTAACGTCAAATTTGAAATAACGTATCTTAGCACCATGCGCCAGCACATCTGTAGTTACAGGAGATTGTGCGTCATAGGTCGCCTGCATATTGATGATATTCGCATCGTTGGAATAATTATCTACTTCAATAGGAAGTTTACTCTGACCATAATTCATCACCGTAGATGTGCTATCCCCACCGGGTAGATATCCGGAGTTGTCGATAGGTGGTGTAGTTTGATTGTCGCCCCAGAATTGATAGGACCATTCAATACCATCCCGGCCTCTAATGCTATTAGCTAACTCATCGATTTCATGGACTAACCAATAATGTACGTCCAAGAAGAAGGTTGCGCCGTCTGGTCCTGTAATAGAAGCTGGTAAGCTTGTGATAGGGGGATTGAAAAGAGGGGTCCAGTGATTACCAATGTTAGGACGACGCTCGGGTTCGCCATCTCTACGGAAATTATCTACATAAAACGGACTAGATGTCGTGTTAGTAAAGATTGCAGTCAGCGGGTTCGTGCTAGATGATGGGGGCATGAATACGCACGATGTCTGCTGGGGATTAGATCCATTGACGTATACATCAATACAGTTATTAAGATTAATATTTAGATTATTACGTGATGCCGTCGAGACATAGCGGAATTCAGACTGGATCACTTGGCCAGGGGTAAGGGTCTGCACGGTGATTAGATTATCTGCTGGGTTAACTATTTCTGAATTAGTTACCCATTCCCCAGTAGTCGTATCAAATAGTCTTGTGTATTGGCCAGTAGCGACATCAATAACGCTATTGATATTAGTAAACGTGAAATTAGGACGTTCTTCCGTATCGGTGGGAATTAGGTAGATCGGGTATCCAACAAATGTCTTAGCTGTTCCACCATACGTCGGGACTGTGTTACAACCCGTAAACTCCGGTGTATACTGACCGCCACTCGTATTGATATCGATGTTTGTATAAGTGACCGTGTACCAATTAAGATCACTAGCATATAGGTATAAAGATCCTGAGGTTGGGAAACCTGTGGTGGATTCTACCGGTATTGCGAAATTAGTCCCGTTTAGCGAAATCTCGCCCGTAGAAGGAGGGCCAGCCGCAGTAGTCACATGTTCGCGCAACGCATCTCCTTGTAGGAGAGGTGGGGTATTATATGTATAATCTACATCCTGTTGGTAGTAGTAGGTGCCCGTACCATTATCAGAAATAAATGTAGGAATAGAAGTGAAAAGATTCTTTGCGTACGGAATATCGGATAGTGCCGTGGTCCATAAACCACCGGCACTTGCGCCAGCGGTCATCGCTTGAATATTCCCATTGATCAATTGGATAGAGCTATTAACAATCCCTGCATCATCGGCGTTAGGGACTTGGATATATTCGATAAATGTAGATTGTTGACCAATACATACAGCTTTGGTAGTAAATGCCCCTGCAAGAGCTACTGCTAGATATGAACTGGTTGTACCAGATAGGTTGCGCGCCCATGTGTTCTGGAAACGCGATTTAAAGATATCATCATCTTCCGGATCTAATCCATTTGTAATCGCCGTAGGATTAGATACCGATGAAACTCCTGCGGGGATTGTCCCTACAAACTGATTTAAGGCACCAGCAGGAACGTTTGTCGCAACACCAGCGGTAACGGCCTGCACTGGTACAGGGGCGCTAGCGGTTTCGCCTTGGGCAATTGTTCCCGGGGAGGATGTAGAGTATTGTACGGTTGTCGGGCTATTAGTATTAACACCATTAGCTTGAATTACCAACCCTTGTGAGATAGTAATGTTAGTAGGGGCGGGGGATGGCCGTCTAAACACAACATAACCCTGGGCGGGCGTAGCCTTCTGGCGTTGCATACCAAAATTAGCTGTAAATTGATCAAGTTGGGAGCCGACCTTTGAGTTAATATTCAAGGCGTTAGATAGCCCCGTCATGTTTACTTGGCTAGCGGCAAGCGTCTGGGCTACAGACGAGAACATCTTGTATTCTGGACTTCCAACCGCGCCACTAAAGCTAGGATCAAGCAAGCGGGCTTGTACTATCATCTGGTTTAGCCAGTCGTCTGCTGTTAATACGATAGACATTTAGCCACCCACACTCGATGTTAGTAGTGATGTGCCAGAACCGGTTGTTAATGTCGCGGTCATATGTACCATTGTTTCTACTTGTTGAATATTAATATTTGAAACACCTAGTAATGCCTCACCAGCGGTCAGTGTGGAAGATCCGTAGGTCGAGAGATCATTCTGGTTACGTTGAACCTGTAGCATTTGATAGTTCTGACAAATACGTTGAATTTCAGCCTGAATCATAGCGGCTACATCCTGATCGTTATTACTACCAATTAATCCATGGTAAACATTACCATCGGCATCAATTCCGCCTTCGATGATAGACCCAAAATTAGGATCATTATAATCTGTACCTAGGGGTTCAAGAATGCAGCAAGACAGGTCTTGCACAAGTTTGTTTGCACCTGTTACGGTATTCAAACCCTTTGGGCCGTAGGAGATATCTCCATTAGATATTGCTAGTGACCAACTCATTCAATGATTACACTTGTGTAGTAGTAAAAATCATGAACCGTGGACAATAAACCAATTGACAACGCTTACCGGAGGTAGAATATTCATAGGGGTACTGCTACCCACCGAGGAAGTGATAGCCTCCCCGCCATAATGCGAGACACCGTTTAAGGGAGGTGAGTTGCTATCTCCCCCTAGCCAGATACTAGTTGTGTCACTACCATGGCTGATATCTAATCCGGTAGTATGCGTGTGGCTCGTTATCTCCGATGTTAGCTGTACATGAGATTGCTCTCCACCCGGGCCATATACCGGTTCGTTACCAATATCCCAAGTAGTTCCGTGGTCAGCATCGCTAACACCAGCGCCCAAAGGTACACGTCCGGTAAGTTTAGGCACCCTTAGACCACTTCCAGATTTATACGCCGGGTGAATATTAGCGAATAGATTAGGGTAATCTGTCTCGGCGTTAGGGTAGAACTGTCCATCGCATAATAGGGCACCTGGGTAAGTAGCCGTCGCAGCCGGGACTAACGCCCCTGGTCTAATTGGCATCAATTGTGTAACAACACCCGCATGAGAGTAAGCTAGATTTTCTCCGTTAAAAAATATCTCAAAGTCAACATTGTTGTTATCGGCGTCGGGGATACTACCAACGACCGCCACCTTACCCGTGTCTGAGTTTAGAACTAAATCACCTTGGTCGTAATCTGTAAAGGAATTCGCCGCAGCCGTCTGCTGGGGAAATAATCCATCCAAATACCAAGACCCGTTATATTGAATAACCATCCATGTTTCCCCAACCACCGGCCAACGAAAAGCAGGGGAGATATTATATAAACAAATCTGGATGGCTTTACCGGATTTGATAGCGCCTTCGATGATAGGCGCGGGCGCTCCGATTGACGTTGTAGCATTAGGATCAACCGTGGTTATTACGCATGTGTATCTAATTGTACCCGATTGTATAGCCATACTAATTATGTTACTGATCCGTAGATTTTAGCCCCGAATAATATGGTGGCCACCGCCGCCTTGCGCTGGCTTTTTCGGTGTTTTAGGAGGCTTAACTTGGGCATTGCCCGCATCCTGAACCGGCTCACCTAAGGCAGCAACCATATTAGGCGGTAGTCCGGTTTCACTAGAGGAAAACCCCTTCATGATACTCGGGGAATTAAGCTGTGCCGTTGTCGTGAAACCCGATGTGTAATCAAAAGTATGAGTTACTTGATTCACATACATCATCAACCCATGTGATGGGAATCCGATCTTCCCTCCCGGGAAGATTTCCGGCATAAAGGTAAAATCAAAATGAGATTCAAACTGATTAGACCAAGCTTTCATGAAAAGCTGATAAGCCATAAACATTTCGAATACACCGGAGCGCACCATTGGATATTCTTGGACATAAGGTCTGGCCCCATATCTCTTAATGAAATTCAAAGCGTCTTTGGTTCCCATTACCTCACCGAGTCCAGATTGATCTGTACCATTTTCGATTAGACCCGGAGATTGAAATGCGTTAAACACTGTAATAGTACCGGCTGAGAATAACTCATTTAACATTGAGTCGTTGATAGGATATGTATTATCTCCGATTGCGTATACATGGGTAGCTAGAGAATCATCTGAGATATTGATTGTACCGCTAGTAATTTCGATATCATCAACATACCAATAAGGATCATGGTGGCCCATTTCGCCAAAATAATCTGGGTAAAACGCATAGAATGACCCATCGGGCAAGCTCATAAACTCACGCATAGATGCCTGGCATACCTGTTGGATAAATGGCAATAGCGATTGATCATGCATCAGACCCTTGCCTTCTGAGCCTAACAAGATAGCGACGATAGAATCTTGAATTGAAGGGAAATCAAGACTCTGCGTAAATGCCTCGGCAGAGGTCTGACTAATCGTATTACCGCTATTACCACCTCCATCACTACCACCACCCGACGCATCGTTAATCGTCGTTGATCCCGCCGCTATATCCAATCTATATTGGGCATTAGGGGTAAGAAAGGATGCGGGAATATGATAAGGTTTATATCCTTGATCTGATCTAGCATACAATGGATTACTATCTCCCTTAGATAACCATCGTGGACCATTGCCAGGTGCGCTGCCATCCGCAGTACCCCAATAATACCCTTTGGTACCTCCAATACGCATAAAAATATGCTCCCCAGGATTATCCCAAATAGTTATTGACTGTGATGAGTTATCAACATTAGGTACTAATATCCCTTTCTCAATTAATGCATGAACAAGTCTTGAGTCGTTGGGCACCGAACCAGCAGGTAATAATCCATCATACAATCCCGCCGCATATAATACAGCAGCAACCGATCCCGAACAATCATATCCCTTTCCGGGAGTCCCCCCGTTTTCTCCCGATGTGCCGATAGACGGGACGCCGACTTTGGTATGACCTCCGCCCCAAATATACGGATATTTTTCGTTAGCAATAGCATTCGCGGCCTGTACTATCACATCGTAAGTACTAGTAATGGTATCCCCTAGAGCGTTAACATTACCTAACCCATTGGAGTTCATGTATTTAGCTAATGGGCCTGAAAGAGTAAATTTCTTTGTTTTATCTGATTTGGACGCTCCGGGTTTACTGCCATCCTTATTATTTGATGAAATTCCTTGTCCGTATTGCTTATATACTTGCTCAGCATGTTGCTGACGCCCTTTCAAATTTAATGCCGCCTGGGTTGAGGGCGAATTTTTGGCCTGGCCGTCTTCAAATCCTATCAAAAATGTAAATGCTGCCTGGGATGGGGTACCGGCAGAATTCAGTTCTGCAATCAGAGCAGAAGACATGTGATTATATATATATAATATCTGACCATTTAGCGTGGTTGGATCTTGTCCATGGTTTTTGCACCACTGAATCAAATCAGCATATAAACCGACTCCATTAGCATAGCTGTTGGTAAACTGGGCAATGCCGTAACCCACGCCCTTTTGTCCTAATTGGGCTGTAGTATCCCCTATTTGGACGGTGGTGGGGCTGAGTGTAGAATCTTCTACGAGAAAATTACCCATCATGCCAGAGGCTGCTATCTCGGTTAAACCAAGGCTTGTTAATCCATTGAAAATCTTCTGTGCATTGGTATTCCCCGTGAGCGAGGGATTCATGGCTCCGTTTCCTGAACCCTGTCCGTTAGCGCCGAGCATCATCGTAAATACCTGCTGTAGTTCTGTAGCCGCAGCGGCATCCAATGTATCCATCGCATTCATAAGCGTCAGGACACGATTAACGATACCATTAGCGCCTTGTGGCAATGGCTCGATCCAGATGTCGCCATCATCCCATTGGCCTACGTCGTACAACAATCCCCAGAGTAATCTGGAGATACTACCATCTTCCAGTTTTGCCTTATTCTGCTTAAGATTTTTAGCATTAATACCTGACGCAGAGATAATTGAACCTTGTCCGGTATTGATCCATCCATACTTCTCAAAGAACGAAATCATAAATGGTAACGATGGATCAAAATATGAATATAACAAACGTTTCAAAGTACATGATGCTTGTAATTGGATAACGGCGGGCTGAAGTTGTAGATAAGGCGTCTGATCTAGATACCCTGTGAAGACCCTGACCGGAAATCCGGCGATACGCTCCATATAAATCGTAATGGGGTCTTGGGGATGGAACGCAATACCATTGCTAGGGGTAGTAAAAATCTTATCCGGGTTACGCAATACCAAAGTAGCCGTAGACACCTGACCGATATTACGTTCGATTTCGCCAGATACAATAAATGGCGAAATATCTAGCGTTACATTCTGCGCGTTCTTAGTATAAGCATAAACTTTTGGTGAATAAACCAGGCGGTTAGGCATTACCGCCACCTCCTAATGTTGAGATAACATTGTTAGTAGCGCCCGCAACCGACTGTAGAGTCTTAACGTTATTCTTTTCGTTCTGCTTAGTAAGCCAGTTTTGTGATTTAGTTCCGTGAAGCATAGCTAGCCATGTCTGGGTTGGTTTCTCAAATGCTTCTGATTCTGTGAATAACGGGCTACGAAGCATCTGAACGACAATGAAATGCGCCGTCCACGTTGGACGATGATTACCTGCTTGGTGACTGCGGGATATGGTGTCTATATACCCCAGGCACATAATTTTGCCATGTCCGCCTACAATGTTCTGATTGTAAGCATGTGGAATTGGTTTTTCATTATTGATTTCAAGCGTTACCTTGCGACCATCGGTACGCCCACCTTCCGGAACCGTACCGATACTACGCGCTAGATAAAATTGCACCAAATCTGGCGTTCCACTATGATTGATCAATGCATTATGCTGAGACATGTGGATATATTCGGTCAGCGCCCCATAATGCGCTGTGCTATAACATTGCCCTTGAATAGTAAATGATGGTATAGTGATATTATGTGGATAAAAATCTCTAGTCTTCTGAGACTGAGCGGTCGTTCCTGAAATCCCTAAATCAATTTTAAGGTCATTAACGAATAATGGTACATAGTATTCGGAATTACAGAAATTAGCGTTAGCGTGTTTTAGGAGATTCCTCCAGCGGTTCTGATAGGCTACTTGGCTAGCCCTTGCATCATAACCGCTGTTCCAGTCTTGGGAAACCGGCGCGAGCTGACCGTTAGGCCATTGTTGGTATGTAAATCCCAACGCCCCCGGTCCTATAGTTGAAGCAAATTCCGATGAGGGAAGGGTATCATCCCAAAGCTTGATTGATGGGTTATTCCAGTTGTATGGTATCGCTGGTGGTTTAGCCATTATTAACCCTTCTTAGGTTTGGTCGGAGTCTTTTTCTGTTGAAGCGAGTTATGAGTCGCATTTTGATTATTCTTACCAAAATTAGGCTGTGAGCCAACCGCACCAACTAAGCTGGAGAAATCACCCTTCATATACGCTGGGATAAGAGAACTATAATAATCGGCCCATTTAGATGCTTGTGCTTGGGCCGCTGAGTCGGACTGATCGCCAGACTGAAAGGGATTGGTATTCGGGTTGTTAGAATGAGGGCTAATATTACCGGTAAGGCTAAAGGTTCCAATCTGCTTGGCCGAACCGCCATCTAGGGTTGAGCTAATATCCTTGATAGCTGCTGCCTTTATGCCATCCTTAATCACAGATAAATCTGGTGAATCATCAATAATATGCGCTTGTAATTGCCATTGTGGGCCTACCATACCTGTTTGATAACCAAACCCCGGGACTGATTTAGGATAAATAGCGAATTGCCAATTACGAGTTGGATATGAACAGATCATTGGCTCTAGATTATAAGATTCATTTGGCGTAGGAGATTGAGCCTTACCTTGGGTTGCGATAATTAGGTATCTAGAGAAAAACTTATAAATATGCTCTAATTGTTTATATGTAGCACAAGTACCAGTCATCGTTAGATCATCAATATATACAGATAAAATCTGCACAACTTCTCCACCATAAGTAGGATAAGTTTGGGTATTGAGTCCATATGCCCATTGAGCTTCATCAATACCGTTATCTATAGTTAATGATCCAAGATACTTATGCGAGAATCTTATAGTATTAGTAAACCCATGGTCCTTATTTTTATGTGGAGAAGCTGTTGTCATTGTTTAGTAGGCGTAGGACTGGGTGGCTGGATGATATGGCTGAGTACTTCCTGTTGGGTGATCATTCAACCCCGCCCAAGCCTTACGATGTATAACGTCGGACTGATCGCCACCGACTTGGTTCTTCTTTATATTAATAGGCGTTCTTCCTGCATTAGACTCGCGCTTGCTTTGTGATGGTCCCTGCACAATCTGAAGAATCCTGGCGGCCTGAGGTGTTAAACCAACGGTTACGTTTGTCGCATTTATCTTGTTATCCTTGCCGCCACCGCCGATACCTGATAAATATCTATCTGTCTGATTTAGACGATCTTTCCAATTCTTGTCATTACTTAGTTCCCGAATATGTTTAGCACTAATTCCTGCTTCGCGCAAGGCGGGGATGACCTGGGCATTCCAATCTCTGTTCAATGTTTCTCGGTTAGCACCTGTTACTTGTCCATGACCGGCCTTTCTAGCCACCTGGAAGGCGTCCCACATACCAATGCCATTGGTAGACGATCCTAATACTTCCTCGGCAGCAGCGACATGGGAGTATCGAGTATCTTCGCCAAGCATACGTTGTACTACGGACTTACTAATACCTAACATTGAGGCTATCTGTGCGGCCTCCATCTCAGAACCATTGCGGGTTCTTAAAGACGTACCATCCTTACGTGAGTACGTATCGTAATTAATGCTCTTAAGACCTTGATTTAACATTCGGACAGCTTGTAACGTCGTGCTAGTGAATTGCCCGCCACCCATGCTGCCAAGACCAGATGGCAAAACACCCTGACCGAGAGCTAGACCTTGTACAATTGGAGATTGTGCCAATTGAGCAGCCACATGAGGGTCCAAGCCGGTAGCTTCTGTGAAGCCCGTTACCGTACCGATTGATTGCGCTAATCCTGATCCCATGTTTGCTAATGCCTGTGCCGAATCAGCTACAGAGCTACCAAATGTATTAACAGATTCTTTCGCAGCGCGAGCCTGGACATCCATATTGGAAAGAGCATCCGCTAACTGGGAAGCTGATGTGCCACCATTACGTAGAGCCGGGTCAAATTGACCTAATGTTTCGGCAGACAAACCTGGCATTTTAGAAATCAAAGGCCCCATAAAATTCTTAGCTATTGTTGTCGCATCTCCACCAGGGGTAGACCATGGTGTAGGCGCGACATTAGGGGCAAATCCTTGATTCAAAATAACATCAAGCATCGACTGTGCTTGATTGCTAGTCAGACCTTGACCCGTGCCAAAGTTGACTAGATCCCTGCCGGTAAGGTAGTTCTGTAATGCCAGAGCGCCCATACCGATGCCTTGAGCCTGGCTGATATCTCGCGTAAATAGTTGATGACCTAAAATAGCATTGCCACCCGCACCAGGGCCATATCCAAATGTCTGTCCGATAGTTGCCTGGGTACCTAGCCAATCATCAATGTGACCAACGCCTTTTCCTACCGACGATAGAATTTGAGATGCACCTTGTGCTAACCCCGGCGTTAGAGTTCTATCACCAAATTTTATACCTTGCGCGACAAGATTATTATGGGCATCGTAGACCATTTGACCATAATTATCACTAGTTTTATCCTGATTCGTATAATCAATAAATTGATTGGTAAATCCCTGCCCGAAACCTCTACTTAGATTGCCTATCATCCCCGGGCTAGTGGCGTCCGTCATGTTCTGACCAACATTAGATGCCATATTTAGATTTTGTTGGAGATTATATGAACCCAAACGCCATCTGCGGTAAAACTGTGGTCCGCCCTCACCAATCTGAGCGGCGGCGATCACCTGACCGAGATTATCTCGGTCATCATCAATATTTTTTGCTACAGTAGCCGGATCACTTACGGCAATATTCTTCTCGTTACCCAGACTAGGTATACTCGTCGGCATACTCTGTCTAGCTTGTCTAATCGAAGCGGCAGCATCGGCAACATTGGTCGAGAATCCATTTGTTTGTATTGCCATTTGGACAGCCGAAGCAGAATCATAAGTACCAACGTTAGGCGACACTCTCTGTTCCGTATAGAACTGATTTAGTTGTGAAATCTGCGTTGTTAAACTCTGCAACGCATTGACTAGCTGATCATCTGGCATATCATATATTAAAGATGCGCCTTGACAAAAAATCTCTCATGGCGTAACATATAGACATGAGCAGATACGCTCCCCGTGATAAAGCAGTAGAACAATTATATCAAGAAATGAACCGACCGAATCAGAGTCGAAGCGAAGACATCTTCGACTTTATCATTGCAGGCGGAATGATTCTGAGTATTATTCTGGTGCCGCCTTTTAATGTGATCTTTGGTCTGGCGCTTGTCGTTAATACCTTTCGGTGGGCATCTCAAAAGTTGAAAAGTCGAAAGGCGCGTCGTCTGGCAAGAAAGGCGCTGGTAAGAAAGGCGAGGCTAAAGGTTGAGGTTGATCAAATTCGCCAGGATCAGGCGCGGTTTGCTGTGGAACAAGAGCGTCTAAACCGTCCATAGCCTCCCATTCATCCATCATCGACCATAGTTCGTTAAGGTCGCTGGGCTGATAGAAGTTCACACCACTTGGATCATCATCAACGGCGTCACTTGGCAACTGCTGTGGTTCGAATAAGCGTTGATATAGGTATGGGTCTACTACGCCAATAGACGTAGCAAAAATGCGCTGCTTGAAGTTCTCTTCGCGTTCAGCGACAACAGACTTGTCATCCCATCTCTGTAGATGCGAGACTAGGATTCGTTGGAAGGTAGAGAGGGCGGGATACCCGTATTCATCGCGCCTGTCAAAGACTCCGATTCGTTCAAGATATCTTCCAAATCCTGCAAGAACGCTGGCTGCGGACTCGTCTGTTGAGATAAAAAATTTAGTTGCTCAACCGCCTTGGTCGCCTTGAGTTCCAGTATTTGATACTGATACCATAGATATTCTATAGTAGGCTCGTACCAACCGTCGTCCTTATTACTAATGAAGTTTAGACGACCTTGAACAAAGTCTTCTATATTAGGTCCAATAGAATCGCAGAAATCGGACCTACCGTCAACGTGCGTCAACGCCGCTGCGACATGAGCATTACGCCAAATCTTGTCGGCTATTATAGTATTACGATAAGGCTGAATAACCTGGGCGATTGCATAATGGTATTCCGGACGCAATGTTTGCAATCCAAATGTGTGTCCTGATAATTTAACAGTTTCCGTGACACGACCTAGATATGCTACACCCTCGATTATATGCTGTACCGCAGGGGTGAATAGCCGAATAGGGTCTATCGTATCGTCTTGCTTCTGACCTTGACTTTGCTCTGGCGTTTTATCCGCCATACTTGACTACTTTCCTTTGTTGATATTTAAACGCCGTTACGAAGAGCTAAGGCTGAATTAGTAGAGCCTTGCCTCGTAGAATAAGTATAGTTAACCGTAATTTGCTTTACGATTTCCAATGTGCCAACCTGAATAGTTTCATCGTCGCGCACATCGGTAATAGTGCAACCGTGATATTGAGTGTATCCAGATCTAGCGGGACCACCTATGCCTTGCATATTAGGAATCTGACGAATATATTGTACGATACTCATTTGGGATGGTGTCGCTTGAGCCTGGGCAATTACCACATCTAGAATATCTGAAGCATTTTTAAAGATACCGCCGCCAGTGACACTGGCAGATCCCTGACCGGTTCCTGTGGTATCTGCGCCGGGGATACTGCCATCCGCGTTCGGCGTGCCGTCACTCGCGCCGCCTCCATTACCTAAACGATCCCAAATCTTATCTACATTTTTATCGCTTTGGGACCATAGATCTAATAGGTTTAGTACCAGTGTACCCGGGCCAGCAGCGACAGGGGTAAGAATCTCGACAACATATGGCTCGTCCATCGGTTGAATAAATGAGGGATTATTTACTAAACGTGGAGACTGATGCGAAACCTGCTGTGCGAAAGCAATCGGCATACCGCCGAATAAGAATACCGTGAAACCAGAACCACCACGACGAGTGTATCGTAGATTATTTTGTGGGAGTGTGTTATCCGCCATTACTAGTTAATATTCCGATCTAGCAATTAACTAATCGAAGTAGTTACTGTCCCGGTTGTTAGGTTCAAGCCAAATGTAATGTTAATGTAATTTAGTGGGAAGGCTGGTTGATAGCTAAACGATACACTGATCGTCGTTGGATTAAGACTAGTTAATGTCGCATTTGGTGCCGTGAACCCGACAATGATCTTTGATCCCTGAAGGATCTGTAGGATACTATTGATAGTGGTTTCCACAATCATTGGTGAATTAGCGTTGGCTATGATCTGACCGATGATCTGATTATCTAGCGTCTGCTGGATGCTTTCGATCATTACGAACTGCGAGCGGACAACTGAAATTTCCTGACCAGATGAACCATCGGCAAGATCGACCGTAATACCCTGACGGCAACGAATACCGTTATTTATATTCTCTAATACAAGTAGACCGTTAGCAGCGTCATTGTTTTTATCGGAAGGGGAACGGTTGTCAACGATAGATGAGAATCCGCTGATGTATTGGCGGGTCAGGGCACTCGATGTTGCACGGGATACTAACGCTCCACCAATTGCAGCCGCAGCATACTGACCGCCGACCGTTATGGTTCCACCCTGAGCACCCGGTACATTGATATTGAAAGAGCTGGTATTTAGAAGGATACATTGCTTACTCAATGCGCCACCATAGTTGGAACGTAACGCGCTAGCATGAGTCCACAGCAGGCTATTTGGTGGTGACAGAGTACGTAGCTGCGCCGGGTTATAAGTACCATCTTCAGCTAAGACGGTCACCATGAAATCATTCTGTGAATTCTGATATGCGATATGTGCCTGAATCGATTCAAAAATCTCAAGGATCTGAGCGTTAGTCGTAACGCTTGCATTATCAAATCCGACTACAGGAATGATAACATCCAAATTCGTAATAGAACGCAGAGTGTACAGTGTGTCACTCCAAGTCTGAGGGTTACCGATAGCTGTCGCCGTTGCTGGCTGCTGGGCACTTGTAGGATCACCCGGAGTTGCACGTTCAAATAAAGGCTGAAGGATAACTGACTGGGCACCATTCTGGAAAGCAAATGCTGCTGCTAGGGATAGCGGAGAATTGACGCCTGTGTATACAGTCAAACCATTGGATAGCGTATCGGTTGCCCATGCGTTACCAAATCGAGACTGAACCGCTCCAATGTCATACATGCGTATCGGATTCCAATAATCGGTTGGCGTATACGTATAAGTGACGTTGACTAACTTAGGAACCCATGTGGTACCATCGTTGCTTGGATTAAAGGCACCACCTTGGATTGGGGTGAGCGTACCTGTTGAAGCAGAAGGGGTGATTGAGTTTACGCCACCATCGGGTGGGCCTTCACCAGATTGTACCGAGTAATCCCCAGGGACGCTACCGGTGTGCTGGATATAACCGGTACCGGGTGGAGTACCATAAGAAGGATTAATCGCATCCGTCATGCTCAAGACTTCAACAAGGACTGCATCATCATTAATTGACTCAATGGTCGGAAGCACCATCGGGGAACTATTGACACCGAAGAGAATCGTATCTGTAACGGTTATAGGAGATAGCCCGCTAGCCGAATTACCAGGGACACCGACAAGGCATAGATTTGATCCAGAGATAACGTTAGGTGTGATCTGTTGAGTGGTGATTCCGGTGACGGTCACTCCGGGAGGTGTATAATTCGAATTAGAGACAGACATTATAAGATCACTTTTTAAATTGTAGGAAAACGAGGTTTATATATCTGATTCGGCAGAAGCCGGACTGGTGAACTCATAGAAATCCGTACCTACGTTGGTAGTCGGATCATTTAGTTGCAAACTCTCTGTAACCGTTAGATCAACAACCTCGATTAGTGATGACCCTCCGTAATTAGAATTAGCGTTAGGAGTGGCTGAGTATAAGTCTCCCATAATCTCTACGCTGTACCCGGCGCAATAAGCTAGCTTATCTTTGGCGTTCCAAGGGAGGGGGCTTTGTGTCTCTGAAATAGGGTAAATTCTGTCTGTATTTAGGAACGGCATATTGTAGTATCCGTAGGGAGTTTGATTCATATAGAAGTACAGACGCTGTATGAATTTATTACCCCATGGAGTAGCATCAGTGGTTGCTAGAATTTCCACCAAAGCGTCACGAACCAAACCAAGGTCAGTTGAGGACTGTGCATATGCTTCAAATACTATCTGGCCGTGATACAGACGATGATAATACTTCATAAAGACGCTCGGGTTCTGCGGATCGGGATCATATGGTGAGGGTAGCCATTCTTCATGGCCTACACCGGCATTAATATTATCTCGCTCTATATACTTAACCAAGACAGCAGGTAGCGTGTATTCATCCTGATTGAATGAAACAGCTACTTTGGTCGCATTAATACGCTTGGATATATGTGCGTCGAAGGCATCTTGCATAGACTCAGCCGCCCAACGCTTAATGAACGTAACATATTGCCATGATGAAGTCTGCAACACATAATTACGAGGTGGTTGATAGAATTCGGGATCGTGAGTAAAGCTCATCTATCCACCTCTATGCTATACGCAATATCAAAATCCGGTATCTTGCTGATTTCACCAGCATATCCAATAATCATGCGATTATTATTTGCTGTGATAGGGCCATCTCCAACGCCGCGAGCACCACGGCGATTGACACCATGCATACTGATTGGACTCATTTGTTTCAATTGATAACGTTCGTAAGTTTCTGTGATACGGCCTTGATTATCTAATGCACACGTTATTAAGATATCATTATCACCAACCTCTGGATACCATGGCAGTTGTACAGTCGCCGTTTGCATACGTGTCAAAGCTCCCTGTTCGGATAATTTCCATTGATCTTCTGGGCGGTCGGGGAGGATGACATAAGTTAGGAAACCGGGACCATACCCACGATACTTAGGGGCAGGGACAAACCAAGGGAACGGCTGTTCATTTGATTCGATAATTGTAAAGATATCGGGGTTGTCTGGGTCTTCTGATCCAAACCACTCTCCTGGTTGAGTCTCTATCGAGCAGATACCAATACCATGTGAAAGTACATCACCCCAATACTCAGATTGTCCCATAACATAATCAAAAGTAGCAACCTTCTGAGCAATCCCATCGGTAACATCCCTTGTCGTGTACATCTTTTTTATCAATACTGGCGTACCAATATATTGATAAACATCTGCCGATGTACGCCGTAAATCCCTAACCTCCCAAGGAACCCCCGGTGTATTAGCCAATGTTATAGATGTTACGTCAGTATACTGCGGGGGGTTCAGAGGCATATTCAACCATTATGCTCTGGGAATTAGGTAATCTGTGATACAGGCTCCCAGGCATGTTGTATCTAATGAAGTCCAATCCTCACGGAATACCAATGTCCATGTACCCGTTGGTCCATGTGGTTGGGAACAGCAACTGGCGCTCTAGAGGGGCCAGTGGGACCAACGGGTAACGCCAAAGCAGCCTGTAACTCACTTAGAGCATCAGCAACGTATACCTGTGCGTCACTTACGGTAGTCGCAGCTTTAATCAAACTAGCCTTACCGCCCTTATTGATCATTACCTCCTGAGCATTGTGAATGGAGTTTGCTATCGATGTTAGATATGTTTGAATGCTCGTAATATACGTTTGGGCGACGGTAAGATCTATTTGTAATGAATTAGCCATAAAGTTAAATTACTTATGCGCAGGATGGTATAATGTATTTAGATTAGTAACGGATATACAGTTAACAGGGCCAATCTGCTTAGCAATCGATCTAATTTCTTTAATAGATGCATCGGCTTGGGTCACCGATATCAGATGCTTGTGCTCCTGCGCCCTAACCTCTGGGATAAACCCCAATGTGATATTTTTCAGAGAAACACGGAGCTTATTGCCTCGTTTACATTGTTGGACGAGAACTGATTGTGTGTTCGTCTTTAAACGGTGGAAAATCTCCTGTGTTAACATCTTCTGGTTATGATTTTCCATATTAGAATGGGCACGCTCCTGATGAAGAGTGTAAATAACCACCGCCGTAAGCATTGCGTAGGCTACTACGTGCCAATTTATCTTGCTAAATAAATTACGCAATTTGATATAACCTCCTATATATTAGACACACCGATTTGTTAGTTATATAACTAAAAACCTCGATATACGCCCCGAGTTGAATAGTTCGAATAGGGATATAAACGCCCTGCTTTGGATAGAGTAAGTAATGCAGAGTGGCCCAGGCGAAGTTCGGTTCTCTTCATGAGGCGAACAGCAGCGATATAGTCCTCGTATTCAATTTGATAGATCTGCCCCCACGCTTGTTGATAACGAGTACGGTCAGCCCAAACCAACTGTCCCTGTCCGGTTGGGGTGAAGATTTCCGTATAAGAACGCATGAGGTGGCGGATAGTCAATACTAATACGCCCTTTGTTAGCAGGGGCATATTGGGATTCGGTACAGCACCGGCATGTGCTGTAAAATTGTCAATAGTGTAATTAGTAGGAGGCATCTGCACGTTGATATCGAACAGAGCTTCGGGGATAAACCGGGAGATTTTCTCCTTGTCGAAATGATTCAAAGTACGGTCGCGCAGCCACGGACCTCCTTCATTAGAATCAAACACATCTTCAAGGCGCATCCAGACCGAATCGGTAATCTGATCTATCGCTGTCGGCTCAGGTAGATTAAAGGGATCAACTACCGTAAACGATGTAATAACCGAACGCTTCTCGCCTGTAACGAGGTTGAATTGTGCAGTAGCTATATAAGGGCCAATAGCTTGGGTTTCTGTCCATAATAGGGTAGCTTCTCCGCTATCAAGGATCGTGCCTCTATCGGAGATCGTCGTTAAAAATGTACCAGGGGTATTGAATGCAATTACGGCACCATTAGTTCCGCCCGATACACCGGTAATCTTAGTACCGTTAACGCCTGTATAAGTGAATTCTTCAACACCGATACTATCCTGAATAAATACGGTTCCTGACGATGGTATATCCTCTAAGGACTGAAAATTAATTTCGGTCACCGGTAGAGTATAAGAAACCCCACCATCCGTCATCTGTAGTACGGTCGGTGTTTGTACGGTATAGTTGACCCCAGTGACTTGATCGGCGGTTACTGGCTGTCCGTTGATTTCAAGATTACAAAGCAGATTAAGACTATCTCCTTGAAATACCGAACCTAAGTATGAATTATATACGCCAAGACTCAATTTAAACACCACCATATAGGAATGCAATCAAGGTCACTAGCACCAGTAAACAAGATATGTAGAGAACAAGCATCATCTATTATCGATCTGCTAGAATGTATTCATATGAACGTAGAATATAAAGCCGTACTGATTTACAATTACTCGGACGGGGGATTCGTGGGCTACGGAATCCAGGGGTTAAATAAACTTCAGAGTACCAACATTTGGACCGAAGGAGAAGAAGTCGATCTTTTTAATAGGTTGCAAGCCCTAAACGAATCCAACGATATCAAATCATGCTGGCCACATCCTCAAGATCCGGATGTGGTGTCGCTACTAGACGATCATAACTTCCACCCAATCGAATATACCGTTACTGACGTTATTGATAAGGATCGTTCCACCTTGGTATATGAGCAGATTGAAGATCGAGATATAACAGGAATCACAACTGGTAAATTTGTAGACGGAGATATTGATTTGTCCCGCAGCGATGTGGTATATAAATCAATTCAGATTCCTAAGAATCCATCGGATATGAAGATGCGCCTTCAAGATGCAATGGAAACTATTGCTAGACGTAGGGTTGCGAATAGTCAAGCTAGACGTGCTAGACTAGAGATATGAGCGATTCATTCCTAATAGGTGATGTTCAGGGCCAAGATGCCCTACTTAAGCGACTCTTGATCCAAGAGGGCTTAATGAGCGAGGCCGGTGAACGGCTCCGTCCAGAAGTCACTGTGATCCAACTCGGTGACCTGGGACATTTTGCAAGATATCATATGGGTAGTGATCGTATCGATCCAGAAAACGATGAGGCTTGCTTCAAGCTGCTTGAGGATGGAGTGATCGACTTGATGCTTTGGGGCAATCATGATCGTCCTATCATGTGCCACCTAAGCATAGACAATATCTTTGGTGGATACCTAGCGCCGTCACTAGATTTCGTTCATAAAGTTCAGGGACTTAGAGCACAGGGTAAGATCAAACTTGCTCAATCTATTGACGGATTCTTACTAACCCACGCGGGCTTACATTCTCATTGGGAGCATATGGATATCACTGATCCAGAGGATATCGCTGGCATACTAAATTCATATGACGAATTCCACTTCGATGGCGCATCGTCCGTACATAGAGAGGTCGAACAGTTTATCGACACGATTGGACCAACACGCGGAGGCCGGGACAAATTTGGTGGCATCTTGTGGCGCGATAATAATGATGAGCCTTTATGGAATGGTGTACGCCAAATCTATGGCCACTCGGCATATGAAACAGTACAGACGCAACCCTCACGAAGTGAGGTTTCATATTGCCTCGATGTGAGTAAATACGATCGTATTGGTGGGATTTGGCTACCAAGCGAAAAGATCGTCACAATCGGGTTAGATGATGTTACCCTCGACTAGAATCGTGCTGGTTGTCGTAGCTTGTACATCTTTTGCCTTACTAGGCATTGTAAATCTATTTACTGGCGATACTAATGCAGGTATCGCTAGCATTTTGCTAGCGATAGCAAATGCTTTATTGCTACTTTAACCTATATGGCTGATATAGGTCGTTAGTACGATCTGATGATAACGAGTCTGGGGACCAATACACTTCTGTTAGCGTATTAGAAGTATCTACTTCCCAATAGTAATCATTTAAATCAGATTGCACCTGTACTTGTTGCCCAGATATATCGGTCGGTTGATATATATACCCCATAATAGGATACGTATTGTAACCCGCTTCGATCCCTAAGGTAGTAGTCGTTGTATTTTCGACCACCCATTGTTTTTCAATTGAAATATCAAGGCTAGGTGCTACATTCTCTGTAATATTGATATTTGTATTATGAGTAGGCATTGCTAATCGTTACTGATTTAAGAATTCCCAAGATAATACAAGGGTATCTCCCTCTGTCAACCCAAGTGGAGCAAAATTAGCCTTAGCAAATAGATTACCACCTGTTACAGTAGAAACACCCGGAGGATTTCCTTGGGTAACAGGATCATTAGTAACTAGCGTAGATAATGCCGTAGTACCCTTCTGTGCCCGCACAACCGTTAGAGTAGTCGTACCCGAACCGGCTGTGACTTGCATAACCTCAGTGCGTATCTGGATATATCCGCCATTTCCGGGGGTTAAAGGAGTATTAGTGACGACTTGAGTACCGCTAAATGATCCAATTACAGTCGATGACGATTGTAGTACACCGACAAGGGGTACCGTAAATACATCGGAGATACCAGCTTCGGAGATAGTAATAGAACCACTTGGTTGAATCGTACCTGTAATCTTTAGAGTATCATTAGTCGTAACTGTCGTAACAGCCGATGCAGTGGCTAGAACCCGAGGCCCAGCTTCTTTGAACAAGGCGATATCAGTAGCCGCAGACGTTAGGGCAAGCGGATTACTACCTGAAGATAGATAGTAGGAAATTGGACTGCCAGCCATTATGCTGACCGCCATCGACTTTCCTGTATTCGTTAATACATAAGCCATTACATTTATTATGCCGATGGTACTTCATAGAAACCTTGGCCAAATAATGTTTGCAAATGTCTGAAATATTTATCATATTCAGGGCCAATCGCTGCTAGCGAAAATCTTTGTATTGTTTCGGTACGAAAAATAGTCCGATGAAGAGATGTTAGCTGCTGTGCCTCAGCGACTGCGTTACAGAATGATGCAATCGAATTACAACGCCATTTTGGAGATATGTTCTCTGCAAATGCCCCCCAATTAGTTGTAATTGCTGGCGTACCCATAAACAAGGATTCAATAGTCACACCGCCAAACGGTTCGATATATAGTGTAGGGGCTAATAGGGCAATTGCTCCACCCATTAATTTCGAACGTTCCTGAGGTCCGACAACGCCATGATATTCAACCCAATTAGGTAGAGGGTAATTGCCTGACCCAGCTATATGTAGTGGTAATCCGGTACGTTCAGCTACTTCAAGAACAATTTGTAATCCCTTGCGTTCGATGAGTCTGCCTACATAAAGAAGATAATTACGATCATTAGACATGTATTTTGATGGAAATTCGCACTTATCGAAATAGTTCGGGATTACCGTATCATAAAAACGTCCATTCAGATCATGGGCATCATTGATTTGACTTCCATAAACCGAATGCATCCAAGCAAAAGATTCAAATACATGGTGTGTATCCGGAATAATCCCCGAATATCCAATGCCGAATTCGCAAACTATATGATTAGGAAATGCTTCCTTAATTGGTAGCTGCGCCCGTCCACCAATAAGACAGATGATATCGTGTTGTTCGATGCGATCTTTAATCAACATGATAGATTTATCATTAAAGCGTTTGAAAATACGGTTATCGGGATTAAATTCGGGTATAAATCCATCGAGATATTTCTCATCGGTAACGGCTAGGTATTCCGTGCATCTAGCTTCGTTTTCAACACCGGCATAAAGGTAAACTTCATGCCCTTGGTCCATCATCATGTCACAGAATTTCTTGACTTTTTGTGTATACGCGCACCATGAATATTCAGCAGTAGTGCAAGTATGAGGTAAGCTAGGGATATGAAGGCGCATAGCTTATATTATATCATACTAAAAGAAAAATCCACCGGGATCGAATCGAACCTACTGATTAGCGATACGCCGTAGTGCCGCGCGATTTGTTGCGACTAGGTATTATGAGAGGGCAGTCCAATATGGGACCGATGTGGCCACAAATGCGGCTAGGTTTGCTGGCATCGAGGTGGTCCGGCCTGTGTCGGCTGAGGCGAAGCGCGAGTTTGCGAGCGACAGTCCTGCGTTTGGGGTGCCTACGGAAGTCGTTCCGACCTTGAATGTCGGGAGTGTGGTTCCGTTGGCGAAGAATGCGACGATATATAGGCCGGACGTGAGGTTCGTCTGTTGCGTGGTGAGCGCCATTGTTTGCAAGCCGCCGGAAGACCAGTTTGTCGATTGGTCAGCGGTCGCGGACAGCAAGGTGCCGGAGGGGCTGTAGAGCGCCGCGAAACACTGCCCTGCTGTAAGTCCCGATCCTGCGCCGTTGATGGCCAAGAGGATGTTACTCACAGTTGTCGCAGCGGGAACCTTCACCTTCATGCAGTACACGGTTCCCGCTGCGGGCGGAACCTGTGATGCGTTGTAGGAAGCGGGATCTCCTGTCCACGTAATCAGTCCTTGGTCAGATGCACACCACAACGCGCTTGTGCTTACCACCGATGGCGGTAGCTCGGCTGTCTTCAATAAGCCCCCAGCATCTAGTCCAGCGTACCCGTTAGCTACATCTTTCTGGGAAGTCTGTTGGATACTTGACGGCGCATAAGTGAACTGGGAGAATGTTACGGCGTCTGTACCAACAGTATTAACTGTGGAAGTGACAACCCAACTTGTAGAGGCGTTTGCAGTACCGTTAATTACAGGGATCGCGCCCGTGTTATTGATATCTGATGGTTGATCGAAATCAAGAACCCTGGTTAAGATATAAGGCAGAATCCCAGTACCAAGCTGCGTGATGTTATAGATGCCATTCTGGAATGCAGAAGCCTGGTTCTTTACAAGCAATCGCTGATTCAGAGTAGGTGTATACCCATCTATTGTAAGTACAGCATTAGCCCCAGCCGTCAGTGTAGCTCCTATACCTGCTGCACCATTTGAGTAAGTTGGCGTATTAGGCAACACTCCTGTCGTGGCAGCTTGGACCGCGACGGCGGGGTTCACTCCAGCAATAGCGTTATTAACAGCAGTAGTTACAAAAGCATCGGTGGCTATCTTAGTAGAGTTATCGCCAGCGGTTTGCGTAGGAGCAGTGGGCGAGCCTGTTAATGCTGGTGAAGCTGAAGGAGCAGCACCTGTAATTTGGGCTACTGTATAGTCGCCAGTAGTAGCTACTACTGTACCCGAACGGCCAAAGACCGATGATACTGTACCAGCAGCCTGTTGCCATTCGGTACCATCATAAATTAATGAGACAACGGTAGTTGTATTAGCTACGACTGGAACCGCAGAAGTGATATTATAGCTAGTGCCCCATGTGACTGCATATGGAGTAGACCCCTGCTGAATAATAAAGGTCATTCGCATTCCCTGATATAACCAAGTACCAGAAGTAAATACGCCACCGCTGTAGGCATTGGCAATAGTAGTTGCGCCAGTTAAATAAAGCTCACTTGTGGCACCATAATACGGATTTGGATTATAAGTCCCAGAAACTCCACCATTAGCTTGGTTGCTCCAAGGACTGTACCCATAACCTTGTTGGTTGAAACTAAGATCAAGACCTGCTGGTGCCGCAGACGTAGCAGTAAGAGGAGGCATAAGCGTCGTGCCATTATTGAGCGTCCCAAAGTATTGTAGGTCAATCTTACCATTTGCATTTACACTATTTAGGTGTAATGCAGCAGCCTGCTTATTAAGATTCGCGCCGCGGTCCCAGGAGACGCTGCCGGTGATCGAGAACGCGGGGTTGTTGCCGGTGCCGTCGACGTCGAAGCCGGCGTAGGACCCGACTGGTGTTCCGCCTGTGGTGCCGTTGGCGGTGCCGTTGTTGTTGTTGGAGTCGGCGACGCAGCTGGCGAGGCTGATGCCGCCGGTGCTGCGGATGTAGAACCCGGAGCGGCCGCAGTCCTGCGCGATGCAGCTCGCGAGGGTTGAGAGTGATGCCCAGTTGCCGGCGGGGTCGGTGGTCCGGAATCCGTTCCCGAAGCCGTTGGCGTAGCTGTAGGTGATGCCGCTTCCGCCGTCCCATGGGTTTGGTGGGGAGCTGACGGTCTTCGCTACCGCGTTCTGGCCGGCGCTGTTGCCGCTGGTCAGCGCGGTGCCGCAGAACCAGGCTTTGCAGTTCGCGACGGTAACGGAGTCGCCGATGATGAACCCGTCGAGGCCGTTGGGTCCGACGTCGCACCCGCTGAGGTGGTCGTCTTGGCTGGTGATGATCCCGAACCCTTGGCAGCGGAACGCCTGACAGTCGGTGATCGCGCACACGCCGTTGCCCCAGGAGACGATCCCGTCACCGGTGAAGTTCTGCACCACCACATTATTGATTTCATGTCGTGCGTCAAGGTACTCGTAACCGCTTGAAGGACTAGGGTTTTGAAATACAATTCCACAATTATAAAAGCTTGTACCAGTAACTCCAGAACCATCAATAAGCATATCTCTAACACCGCACATTGAGGCGCTTGTGCCGCTAACTCCTTCATTTTGTTCATTAGTGATGAAATTAGCATACTGTGTCCCACTGTTCATGTATAAACGCGTAGCACCAGCGCCAGCGCCAGCCAGAGTCACACGTTCTGGAAGTACGATTCCTGCATTGCAGTACCAATCACCATAAGGAATAAATACAGTTCCAGACTGTCCTGTAATCGTGCTAGGGGTAACGGCGGCGATAGCATTGGTGATAGCCGTAGTGACATTAGCACCTCTAACAGCGCCATAGTCCATAATATTAGCATATAGAGATGTATGAGAAGTCAACAATCGCGCATACCACTTGCTCTCAGAAGGCAAGTACGTCATCTGAACATGATCTAGTGCATTATTTACCGTCGATAATGTTGGGTTATTTTCCCATACAACATTAGATGGCCATGTCGCAGTCCCGGCGGCTCCAGATGAAGGCTGCGTAATATAGAGATCAATCTTGGCAGCCAGCCCAGTTGGCGCGTTATTAAATGTTAATGTTGTATTTCCATTTCCAAGCTGAAAAGATGTGATGTCCCCATCAAAGTAGATATTACCTAGATATAAATTTCCTCCAGATCCACCCCCGGTTAATGTTCCTAACTCGGTATAGAGGGAAGTTAAGCCTGCCTGAGCCATCTGCGAGTGCCCTACCGTTGGCAATGAAATAAATCCAGAAAAGGTTAAGTTATTTGAAATAAGAAGATTAACCGGATTCTGCCAGTCAAGGTGAAAGATTAGGCGTCCATTAGCATAAATCCCTGAGGTTCCTGACCCCATAGAAATTGGAATAGCTGCCTTAGTGATAGGTGAAGCTGTTCCTGTTTCAAAAGTGATATCTAATGTACTGTCATCAATAATCGAACCACCGCTACCGGTAACGTCCATCCCAATAGCATAACTGGTATTAGTACCACTCGACGCTATATTGAAATTACCTCGTCCCTTAATCTCGCAACCATAAAGACTTGCGCTATTCTGGAGAGAGATACCATTTTGATTTGCACCAGCTACAATAATAAAATCATAGTTGCTGTAATCCCAACTAGATGTATCAAAGGTAACAGCATTACCATTGCTTATGAGGCTAATGCTGGTCCATTCACCCTGTTCACTGTACCCGCTAACATTCTTCAATAAGGCTCCTGTGCCAGCAAAACCATATATTGATATGTCATTATTACGGGCGGCCGTCATATCGCCAAAATAGAAACCTACTGGCGTACCGCTGGCACTATAACCTAGAATACTATATCCACCAAATCGCCCTGCGTGTCCGCTAGGGTTCCATGTTCCAGGTAGAGCCTTAATCGCTATTCCACTACCAACATAGTTAATAGTTGTATGAGGTGATCCTTGCCCGATAATACCCTGATTATATCCAAATGATAGAATATCCCCAGTAGTACCCCATTTATATATTCCCTCTCCCAGAACAATCAGGTATCCGTTACTTCCTTGGGCAGTCTGTAGTGAACGGATAAGTGTTGTTTGATCTGTAGTTCCTGTAGGATCGCCACCATGAGCATCGAGATAAATCAGGTTTAGACTAGGACCAACTGGCCCAGTAGCACCGGTTGGTCCCGTAACTCCAGCGGCTCCCGCCGTACCCGTTGGGCCTGTTGATCCTGTTATACCCACTAAACCGGCCAGCGAGAATTGCCAGGTAGAAATTGTACCGGCACCGTTCACATTTGTACTAGTTACCGTTATAACACTGCCAGCTATACTTGTGATGACACCTTCAATCCAGTTGGTTGTGCTAGCCGTGTTGATAACGCGAACACGGTCGCCAACAATATAAGCCCCGACACCGGATACGGTGAATGCGGGGGTAGCAGCACCAATAGTAATAGTAGTAGTACTTGTAGTATTACCATATCCTAAGCCATTAGCTCCGGTAGCTCCCGTTGGTCCCGTTGGTCCTGTGACACCTGTCGGACCAGTTGGTCCTGTAAGACCTTGAATACCCTGAGGTCCGGTAGCTCCAGTAGCACCGGTTGGTCCCGTAACTCCAGCTTGTCCAGCAGCATACACGTATCCCGAGTTGTCTGACCAAACTATAATTCCTTGATTTGGCTGTAGCGTAAGATTACTATTTAATCCGTTTAGAGGTAATCCGTTAGGATTTACAGTCAATGACGAATTGTGGATATTAATGATGGTGACTAGCCAAGGTGGAGATGGCGAGACAGATGGGAGAATAGCGTCTAGATTAGTGCCATTAAAAACAAATTCAGTACCATTATCGGAGTCGAGAATCGTATAGCTAACGGTCTTCGTAATCGCACTACCAAATCCTAAACCGCTATCTCCTGTCACACCTGTAGGCCCGGTTGAACCAGAAGGTCCGGCAACGCCCGTAGGTCCAGTGGAACCGCTCGGTCCAGTTAGACCTTGAATACCTGTAGGCCCGGTTGAACCGCTCGGGCCGGTAACACCGGTTGGACCTGTGGCACCCGAAGCGCCAGAAGCGCCAGAAGGTCCGGCGATACCTGTCGCACCGGTTGGACCTGTAACACCAGTAGCACCTGTGGGTCCACTGACACCTGTAGGGCCGCTAGCACCTGTAGGACCGGTTACACCTGATGGTCCGGTTGGGCCACCTGATGGTCCGGTTGGGCCTGATGGACCTGTTGGTCCTGTGGCACCGGGGGAGCCAATCTGATAAGGCAGGCTGCTATAAACGGTAACACCGTCACCAATCTTCCATTTATGTGTATCCCATTCAACCCCCGGTTCGCCTTCAGCGAGCACAGGATTGACAGTCGCCCAATTAGCAGCGGTGTCATTACGTAATTGAATACGAATTAGCTCATCGGTCATGCGCCGCCGCCGTTAAGGTCGGTATTAAAAATTGAGAATGCATTACCACCATTTATTACATTAGTGGGCGGGGGATTTCCTATATATAATTCGGTATTAGCATTGATAATTGAGCCAAATAACAATGGTACAGAGGTTGCCTCAGGCGGGGTCACTAGGAATTGATAATTAGCTGGGCCTAGAAGCGCTGTTGTATCGTTAGCAATTAGTATTAAATCGATAATACCATTAGTAGGATCGACACCATCGCCACCAAAGAAGATACCACTGTGACCTGTGGTGCCTAAATGATATGTAATTACCGCGCCATTAGTGTCGGTGACAATCCATTGTGCCGTATAGTTAGTGAGGTCTACGGGATTGGTCGAACCGGATGGACCTTGAATATATTGAAAGCGGAAATCAAATAGTACACCGGGTATGTATTTTAATAGGTGGTTGGCGGGCAGGATCATTACTACCTATTAAAACCAAAGAAAGCGGCTATTTAGTAGCCGCTTTGATTGGTTCTATTTTTTCTACAGTTCCGTCCTTACGAATGACCTGTATCTTGAGTGTGGCCGTTACTGGCCGTTTGATTTCCATTTATACGCGGTGTACATGCCCCTCGGCTACTGGCGACTGATGATTCTTGAATCGGTCAGCCCACTCCTGAGTCGTGTTAACTGCCTCAGCAACAGCATCTTTAGCATCGACAACGGCCTGATCAGCAACTTCCGCAGCAACTTCTGTTACATCCTTGACAGCTTCGCCAGTTAACACGGTGGCGTCGGCCTGTGCTTCTGTTACAATAGCTCCCGGGTTACCTTCTGTAATATCAGCAGGGGCACCTACGGCAATAGTCTCTGCATCCTTGACAGCTTCATCGGCAACCTTAGTTGCATCAGTTTCGACCGTCTTAACGTCAGCCTCAACCTGTGGCTTAACGTCCTTAGCAACCTTTGCTACTACAGCCTTTGCATCAGTTTCGACCGCTGCACCAACCTTTTCTACTTCAGTTTCTACTTTCTTGACTTCAGTTTCGATAGCCGCTTCAACAGCCTGTATATCTTTCTTTACATTTGCCATATTGATTCCTTAAATTAGTGAATATTTCACTTATTACCTTGATGAATATAATCCTTATTAACTACGTACGTTGCGTAGGTGCAACCGTTACGGTCATATTTCCCAAACCAGCGGCTGGGCCTTCAAGACCCTTACGACGCGCAATATCATCCTGAATACGGTTGATCGCTAGAGGATCAAACGAGATAGAAGCTGGGTTACCTCCGGTCGGGATAAACTGAGAAGATGATTGATCTGACTGATTTCCTCTGTTTAGTCCTGCGCCAAGATTGCCAGCACGGTTGAATTGCTTATCGTCTACACGACCCTGCTGAACGCTCTGATCAATCGTCGCAACGGTAATACCCTGAGAGTTGTACTCAGCTTCAATCTTGATAACCGGATTCTCTGCTACATTACGTCCATTATCGCGGAGTATCTTATACTCATTGCTGAGGATCTGGGTCGGTGTATGAACACGGGTATTCATATTACGAGTTTGCTTCTCGATAATAATCTGAGCTTCACCGGCGGGGATTACTTCGATAAATCCCATGTTTAGGTTAGTTATTAGAACCGTGTCAAGTGCATCTTCTTCTCTGATCGGGTGCATATCACCAGGAACGCCCCTCGGCTTTAGTTCAATACGGCGAGGGCGATGATTACTATTCCCTTGCTGACTATCTAGGCGCAAGTTAAATGGGTTATTCATCATATTACGGATATAAGCTGGCCCGGTTGCATTAAGATGGGCGACACGCTCATTTAGCTTGTCTTGCGCCGACTGAATTGCAGCTTCCTGCTCTTCGATCTGCTTCGATTGAACATTAGTAATCCAATCTTCAACAGGGATACGAATAGGATCAGGAATCGGAGCACCGACATTCTTCAGAGTCCAGTAGCTATCTACTAGAGCTTGACGATGGGATGCATCTTCTGGTAATGAGATTTCGTAGCCTACAGGTTCGACCTGAGGTTCTATAGCCTTGGGCTTAGAGGTACGCGGGGTAGTAGTTTTACGCTGCGTTGTCTTTGTGGCAGCAGTAGTGGGAGTAGCCATAATTTCTTTCTTGTCGATATATTACTGAACTTTTTACTATTTGTGGTTGTGAGCCACAGACTTTCCTAACTTTTATGTATAGGACTTATAGGATTTAGTAGGTCTGTATCGTAACTAATAGTAAATAGCGATTTGATTTGAAAAGGAAAGATTGATATGGAAACTCATATTACACAGGCTGATCGGGCCGCAATGGTATCGTTTGGCGAATATCTTATTCAGCATAATGGCCTGATTCATTATGCTGAAGAAAGACCAATGCAGTTGTGGTCCGAAGCTGAAGTTAAGACTAGATTTTCTAAAGGCGAGTCTATTACTATGGACTGTTCTTGGGCAGTTACCGAAATCTGTTATGCCTGTGGGCTTTTAAGTCCTAGCGGCCCAGGTTTTGGATACGACGGGTATGGTAATACGCAAACTATGCTAAACTATCTGCCTCATATCACCGATTGGAACGAAGTCCACGCCGGTACGATCATTATTTTCGGTGGTCCAATGAATCTGCAACATGCTGTTATGGTTCTTGAACCCAACGGTGACAATCCAGTAGTTTTCTCCCACGGTACAGAGGCTGGACCAGTTCGTACAACTCTTGCATACGAGGCCACAGGGCATCGCGGACAGCCTATTATCCCGTTAGCAATCGCGGGACTAGGTACTACGCCCGTTGATACATATCATTATTTATGGTTTGATGATGCAAGAGTTCAATTAGCTAATGATACGAATAGTGAACGTGCAGTAGTTGAAAACTATGATATAGCTAGATTAAAACCCGTAAGTAATGTTCAGCAATTAAAAAAGATTAAAGAGAATCTAAATTATTTAATTGCTCGTATTGAGACTAATATGAAGACCTCACATGATCCCCATGGCAAGCTATATCATCGCGCTTGGAGATTAGCGCAGCTAAAGGAACGCGCTGCGGGTCGTCAGGTGGTGTCATAACATCTTATGACTGAACCAATGCTAAAGACCGGAAAACGCCCCGCCCAGTATCACCCCGAGCTAACAAGACTAGTTGATATTAAAACCTCAATTGGGCTAGCGACACCTATTTATAAATCCAGCTTTGGTTATGGAAATGATTTTCATAACGGTCCTACTGGGTGGAAGATATTAGGCAACGGACCTCCCGATGATAATTCAATCCCTCAAGCGGATGCCGCTGCTTTACAAGGCGCGGGAGATTGCGCATGGGCTGGATCCGCGCATGAAACTATGCTATTATGCAAGAATGCACGCCGCCCAGTGCCCAAGTTCACTGGCCTAAATATTCTACAGCAGTATTCCGCATATTCGGGTTATGATTTGGTCACGGGTGCTAATGATAATGGGTCTGATGTCGTAGAAGTTCTCAAATGGCGTCAGACTAAAGGTTTAGTAGACGCTAGCGGCGGTATCCACAAGATTGGAGTCTTTGTATCATTGGAAGTAGGTAATCTCACCGAATTATGGGAGGCGCTATACTACTTTGATACCGTAGGTTTGGGTATAAATTTCCCCGAGAGCGCTATGACCCAGCTAAATCAAGGTCAGATATGGTCTGTCGTATCTGGCGCACAGATTGAAGGAGGACATTATATACCACTAGTCGGTCGCCCAACAGCAAATACATGGACTTGTATAACATGGGGTCAGAGACAGATTATGACTGAACAATTTGTTACTACATATATGGATGAAGCATATTGTTATATAACTTTAGAGCGTTACAATGCCGTAACCGGAGAGACACCTCAAGGCGTGAAGGATTACGATCTTGAGAAGTACCTGTATTCCCTACCAAAGCAGTGATACCTTGTTACGAAGATTCATGGTATACTAGGATAGATTGAGCATCACAAGAGCATTGAAAGCCTCCAAGAAATTGGAGGCTTTCGTGTATACTGTGATGAGTGGAGCCATTATCATCCCAACCACCATCCTATATCACCAAGAAGATGCTACCGGGAGCGCTACCGGTAAAGAACCAGGCCGCCAAAATGGGAGTTGATCCGAGATCCGCGCAAGTTGGCCTTGCATCGGGTCGTTCGTTGCTACCGCCGTGGCCCCCCGGGTCGCCGGTGCAGAAGAATAACGTGACCTGGCAATGGGGGGACGAACTATCTGAGATATCTCAGATAGTTACTAATATCAATCAAACCCTTGAAGAAACCGATAACATGAGTATCAGTGTTGCACAACTAAAGACATATATCAAGACGGATCTAAACGTCTTGATAGTTGGTCCCGCCGGGACAGGTAAGACCGCTATGCTTCAGGAAGCATGTGAGGGCCTTGGATTACGAATGAAATACTATCACGCAGCTACTTTGGACCCATTCGCAGACCTTATAGGAATCCCGGTGCCCGATCAGGAAACAAAGACCGTTGAGTATTATCGCCCACATGACGTGGATAACGCAGAGGTTATTTTCTGCGATGAGCTAAACCGCGCGTCTACGCAGACGACCAACGCTATCTTCGAAATGATTCAGTTCCGTTCAATTAACGGTGAGCCTCTACCTAAGCTGCGATGCGTAGTAGCTGCTATGAATCCAGTCGAGGATGCATACGATACCGACGAATTAGATATCGCTCTTCTAGACCGGTTCGATGTATATCTAAACGCCCCGGCGCAGGTTCATGCGGAATATTTTATCAAGAAGTATGGTCGGGATTACGCTAGGGTCGGTATTGAGATTTTCAATGAATATCAGGCTGATTATAATGCCCCGCAGCGTAGTAAGGATAACAAGCCAATAGGCTACTTTTCCCCACGTCGCTTGGATAAGTTAATGGATATTTTCCAGAAGTTTCCGACACCCCAGACGGTTAGTGTGGTGCTACCTCATAATGTCATCTTAAACAATAAGATGATAGCGAATAAATTCAATATTGCTCTTGGTAATCAACCCGCTCCTTCTCCTGAGAAATCCAAGGAAGAAACCCACACAGAATTCTTGGATCAATATTACCAGAGCGATATTAGCTATAGACGTAATATCAAGCAAGCACCCAAATTGGTAGAGGCTTATAAGTGGGTAGTAGCTAAGAGAGATCAATCCATGGCTGCGAGTATCCGTGATCACCTTGCCGTCGATCTAAATCAGCAGGTTGGTGTTGATAAGATTGTTGGTAACTTTAAACTAATTATTCAGGATTTTGACGATAAACAACTGGAGATACTTATGAACAAGTGGAATTATACCAAGATGCGTAAGTTTAGTCAATCCTCTATGAATTGGTCGGGTTGGTAAAGTAAAAATCATGTTTGGATCCCCTGAACTTAAAAAGTACAGAGAAGCCATCAAAGAGTTACTATGGATTCACCCAGCGGTTGGATCAGTAGCACGATCAATGGGTGAACCTATTTTCACTCATGATGAACCGACGGCGTTTTTAGAGTTAGATGATAATAAAGAAATTCGCTTCAATTTTAATCCAGAATTTATTCTAGATACAGATATAGAAATAGTCTCTGCGGTGATTGCTCATGAGTCGTATCATTTGGTTCTTGATCATTTTCAGGAATTGGTAGACAAGGTAATATTCCCCAATACCAAGACTCTAGTAATTGCTCAGGAGATTATCGTAAATGATACTATTGAAAATATCTATCATATGACTCTTCCCGACTTCGTTTATCGAGGTTTGCAAACTCTAGGCGAGGATTGTTCACAGTACACATCCAAGCAGGTATATGATAAGTTACTTGAAGATCAAGATGAGAATCAAGATCAGAACGGCGGTCAAGGTAAGGACGAGCACGGATGCGGCGGACTTCATAATAGTGACGGAATATCAGATGAAGATGCTAAAACTGCCAAGGGTATACAGGATGCGTTTAATGATCTCATTGATGATATTGCCAAATCAGAGGGTAAAACACCAGATGAGGTAAAAAACGATCTTCTAAATGACCACGGCGGAGGATTTTCAATAGGTAATTTACAGGGAGATCGTGATGGTGCGCTTAGCCGCGAGCGGCTAAATTGGAAGCACCTGTTAGCCCAGATCAATCCTAAGATCATGGATTCAGGGTCACCTAAACGTCGTACGGAGAGCAATTGGATGAAGCCAAATCGTCGTATGGTTGCCATATATCCAAAGGTAATTGTACCTGTATCACAACCAAAGGAGAAATCTTCTGACAACGATAATGGTGATATGATTCCTTCCTTCGTAATCGCCTTAGACCTATCAGGTAGTATTCCTCTGACATTAGTCGATACGCTACAAGGGTTTCTAGAAGATATTCCAAGTGATCTGATTAATGCTTTCCCTTGCACTTGGAGTAGTCATTTAGTGCCATTTGACCCTGAGACTCGAAAAATCTGTAGACGCGACGGAACGTCTATTAGCAGGGTATCTCGATATGTCAATGAGGTTAAATCTGAGACAGGGAGAGATCCATACGTCCTTGTAATTACGGATGGTCAAATTTATGGAGATTTTACTAGGCCCGGAAAGCAATGGTACTGGATGGCTATCAATGCTAACTCTGTAAGTCAATGTCAGAAACATGCAGATAAACCTGAATATGTGTATAATATTGAGGATTTCACAAATTAACAAGGAAAACTAATCAATGATGCAAATTCTACCCAATTGGACCGTTACTTATAAGCAAATCGATGGTGGTGAGGAACAATTAATTGTACCAAACGGCGATTTAGAAGCAATTGTACGTATCTTTAAATATAGTGGAATAAAATACTTTTTCGTTCATGAGCAGGAGCTAGATAATATTCGGTCTATTGTATGATGTATAGAAGGAAATTAAATAGTGTAAAGCGTAGAAAAAGACTAGTGACAATAGGTGAGCGTGACGGTTGGATTTGCCAACTGTGTCATGGCGAAGTAGACCGTCTAGATAGCGTAAATCATAAAAACAATGTCGGAGAGCATCGTGCTAGTCTGGATCACATCAATCCATTATGCTTAGGTGGTAACGATGATAATAACAATGTACGTTTAGCACACCAAAGCTGTAATAATTATATAATCGGTGATAATGTGGAACCTTATCAACCGTTTGATAAAACACCCCTATTTGGTATCGATCAAGAATGACTTATGATTGATCATCATAAGATATTAGGTATCTTATAAAATTGCTCTACTTATGCTATAATGAATGAATGCAGTTTTGTGCATATCATCAAATAGAGCATCTAGAAGGGGATTTCAACGCCACCCAACTCAAGCGCAAGAATAGTGCTTGGTGTCGCAAGGCTCTAGCTGAAAATAAACGCCTAAAGACCCATGGATTAGAGTCCAACTCTAAGGCCAAAGGAAAGGGCGGAAGACCCAATTGGTATACCCTTGAGGATTTAGAGAAGATTCAAAAATGGCTTCAAGAGGGTAAATCTTATAGCTGGATCGGAAGGCAATATAACCCCGATAGACAAGCTGCGGTTATATCCAAATTGGCGCAAGAACAAGGATGGCAAAGCCAAGACGCCCTAAAACTTCAGACAAAGTTTGTTGAACCGGAAAGCAAGGTTTGCACCTGGTGTCATGAAGAAAAACCCATTGAAAAGTTTCCTTTAAGATCAGATAGGGAAGATAATAATGGCATTTCTCGCTATGAAGCAAAATGTCATATTTGTCGTAGATTAGTAGTCCCAGAACGACAAGCGTATAATCGTAATTATCATCAGATTAATGCAGATGCTATTCGCCAAAATAAACGCGATTATCGTAAACGTCATCCCGAGACTCATAGGAGAGCGAGTCATGTTAGGCGTGCTACTAAGAATGCCACCCGCGTAGAAGCCTACGATGAACGCCAAATATGGGAATCTTATGATGGATTATGCTATGTGTGTCAGAAGTCCGTAGATTTCAATAAGCGTGGACACGAAGGCGATTCTTTTACATTAGAACATATTGTTCCTATAAAAAAGAAAGGGCCAACTTCATATAATAATTTAGCCGTATCACACAAACGTTGTAATTCTAGTAAGAAACGTTTGATAGTTCCTGATGTATTCGCTGAGGACAATTATTCGGTAAAAGAAATGATAGATAAATCCGAAGCATATCGTCTATCTTTAGAAAAACATTATCTACATCGGAAACGATCATTTAGTTATGTATATGGGTTGTATAGGCATGATCAATTGATGGGATTTGTGGGATTTAGTTCGCCAACTTCGAATCGTATCTCGAAATCAGTATGCCCTGATGATACGCGCCTAGTCATTGAATTAAGTCGTTTATGGATAGATCCTCAAGCTGCCGTTAATGCTGGATCGTGGCTAATATCTCGGGCATTAAAAATGCTCCCTCCGTATATTGTAATTTCATATGCAGATTCGGCTATCCAAGATACTAGACATACTAAACCACGCAATCATAATGGCCTGGTTTACCAGGCAACTAATTTCTATTTTGCTGGTAAAACCAAACCCTCGCATGAATACGTTGCTAATAATAGTAGATCGGTAACTAAGGATACACCTGGTGCTATCAAGCAAGAAGTATCCTCTAAATATCGCTACTGGACTTTGACCGGTAGCAAAAGAGATAAAAAGAATCTTTTCCGATTATGTAATTGGCCTATACTGGACCCGAAAGATTCCTAAAGAAAAAGGGCACCCAATTGGGTGCCCTTTTCATTACTATGATAGCTTTTAGATTATAGCTGCCACTGAACAGGAGCACCTGTGGATAGACCACCGATGTCTAGCTTGCTCGGAGCCGCTGTCGAATCACTCTTTAGAACTCTTGCGATACCACGGGGGTTCAATACAAGCATTCCGATAAGTTCATCGAGTACCCATCCCTTGTAGAACTGCTCTACAAGGTGATTCTCTTCAACGTCTAGCGAGTACATGACTGGCATAACGCCGACGAACTCTGGCTCTGCGGTTAGGAAGACCTCGCCCTGAGGAACGATGATCGAACGTTGAATCTGGAACTCACCGAACGATGTGATCTTACCACCTGCAAACACCTCATCCTTGAACTTGAAGCCTGTAACATTCAGATCCCATGTGTAAAGGTCACGAATATCAACCGGGTGTGCTAGCACGCGGCGAGCCTCAAGCTGGTTGATTTCGATCTGCGATACAGCGGAGTAGAAGTCCGATGGCTCTAGTGGGTTACCTGCGCCTAGAAGAACGGTATGCTCATTAGGAGCAACCGATGGACCGGCTGCGATACCAGAAGCAATACCACCCGTAGGTGCTAGACCAACTGTGCTACCCGACTGCAATGTCGAGCCAAGATTCACAATCGCCTGCTCTAGAAGAAGAATTAGACGAGCGTCCTCCTGCTTCTGAATTGCCTGACGAGTTTCATCCTGAGCATACTCAACCGCATTTACACGTAGGAAGTAAAGGTCTTCCTTACGAATACGTGGGAAGGATGCGATACGGAATAGCTGTGGGAAAGCCTGCTTGCCTTCGAATGGAGTGATCTTGACTTCAGCGTCAGTGCTGTTAAGCACGTAAGCTTGACCAAGGTCATCCAGAATATCATAAGGCATAAGTGGGCCACGCTCTAGAGTATCTTCCACAAGGACATTACGTACAATACCCTCATAACGAAGACGGATCTGGATAGGACCAATCATTCCCTGACCAATTCGACGTAGAGCATTCTGCTTGTCGGCTAGAATAGCTTCCAAACGTGCTGACTTCTGCGTCTTGGAAAGCTTCGGAGAACCCGATAGCTTCATTTCATAATCTGCGGAACTAACCGCTTGTCTTGTAAATTCTGACATAGTTATTATTTCCTTAGATCACTAGCTGGATTGTTAGAGCAGCATTGCTTTTACGTTCAATAACTCTTGCTACTGGAACGGAGCTAGTTGCTGCGGTACCGCCATCCGTGGTTAGAAGGCTTAGACGGCCATCTGTACCCGCGTAAAGTAGAACCTGCGAACCTGCACCCGCCGCTGCAATCTTCGCTGCTAGACCGGCATCATTCCAAGCTGGAGCCAAAAGGTCATAGACTGAATCCGGACCCATCCATACGGAGATTTGATTATTCTGGCCTAGACCATCGAACGTTCCGCCGATCCACTGACCTAGTAGACCCCAAGGCTGTACGCCTGCGGCACCGTTAGCTACTACTGCATTTGAGTTTTGATTCTTAACCATAACAGTTCCGGGAACAATGGAACCATCATAAGTAAATGCGTTGGCGCTACGACTTAGCGGAGTCGTGTCGGTGCTAACAGGGACACGAATCGAGCCATCCGAATTTCTCAAAGACGGATCAAGGTAGGCCGCATAAGGGAAACCTTGTGTCTGTGCATAAGCAGGTCTAATTAGACGCTTTTGAGCCGTGATCGAGATATTGGTAGCTGCACCGGGTGAGTATATGGTCTGCATATTTGTATATCAACCTTTGGTGTATTGTGCTCAAAAGCCCTAATCTACAGGGATTTTGAAACCATTTCAATTATTGTTTAGAGGGAGAAATATCAAAAAATAGTATGAGTAAGAAAAATTATAAGATATTCTTGGGGATTATGATAGTAATCAAAACACAAAGGGTCAGTGTAGAGAAATCTACACTGACCCTTTGTAAGATATTCACGGCTCAATTACCAAATTACCGTATGATTACTTACCTACCGAAAATAGCGGAATCCAATACATAGTCATCCATAGGAGCATTGCTCGCAGCCGTGTGATCATTCGCTACGCGAGTGAAACCATTAGGTGCTGAGCTAAACTTGCCGAACATAGACGGAACCTTAGTTAGACCAGCGGTGCGGTGCTGTGCAATCTTAGCCAGACCAGCAGTCTTAACCTTACTTAATGATTCAATCTGTGCTAATACTACAGTTTCATCAGTATTATCGAGAGTAGCAATACGATTGAACTTTGCATCAACCGGGGATAAACCTAATTCAATTTCTAGTTCTGCTAGCTTGATAGATGAGATACGCACAGAGCCGGTGTGAAGCTTCACGTCAGGCGTAGGTACTCCACCAAACTCCATCTTATCCTTGGTGGTAGGATCTTGCTGCTTCAGTACGCCATTTCCGTCAGTACCGCTCCAAGTTGTTGTCGGACCAGAGTTATTGGCGGGAGTAGTCTGATGCTCAAGTAGATTGACGCGCTTATACGAGTCAGTCGCCACCGAATCAGTGGGCTGAACTCCCTGAACCGCTGAACCTCCCTGGGCAACAGGCTTGTTACCCTGCTGTTCATTCTGTTCTAACGTGTTATCGTCGTAAGAATAACGAGCTTGTGCATATGCATCTTGTGCCTGCTTGACAGCGGCATAATAAGCATTTGCAGCCTTTACTCCATCTTCGGTTGCTGGGAACGGGTCGCTGGTCACCGGATCAGTAATACCCTTTGCGGTACCATCCGAATCGCCAAAGGTCTTAGTTGGACCAGAATCTTCAGTTGTCTTATCGGTATTGAAACCGGAATCATCGCTCTTTGGATCAGCGGTCGTAAGGGTTTCGGTCTTATCAGGCTCGACACCCTCGACACCCGTACCACCAATACCGGTTACATCAATTTGCTTCTGTGCAGTCGAAGCTGCTTCGTTTGATGCTTCATCGAAACCACCAACACCGACAACATCAATGCGCTCCTTAGCGGAGGTGCCGTCAGGCGGGGTAGCTCCATCAGCAATCTTGGTATTACTCATAGATTCTCCTAAATGATTATGATTGTGATTGCGTTGTGCAGTTGCCATTAGACGTTGTGCAGTCAGCATTGCTGAGGTAATAGGCGTTCTCTGATCATTCAGAATAACCTGATTACTTGGTTGATTGGTTACAATAGTATTAGGCTGCAAAACAGGGTTTTCAACCTTGTTAATTCTTGCAGCGGTCTTTTCTGTTACTAATGGAGTCCAACTCATTCTATTATTTACATTGGCGGTGGGTTGCTGTTTATTAGGCATTTGTCCGATTGGTGCCTGAGTTTGTGGACCAGCAGCAGTTTCTTCTTGAGTCTTCATCTCGTCACGAATTTGTTGTGCCTTTTGTAGATCGGGGTTGTCAAAATCCTTAGGACTTTGGACAAACCCACACACATCACAAGTTTCACCTTCCATTTGCGCCCCACAATTATGCACTAAAGCGCCCTCTACAACATATGTATGATCTACATCAACCTCTAGATTGTAAACATATCCATCATATGGTATTTCTTGAATCGAAGAAATCTTAGAAAGATTATATCCGCCAAATGCCCATTTGTTTTTGCCATACTTGGTTGAATAATCACAATTTGGATTAACTTTATAAGCATTTTCTACCTGATACGTTATCTTTTTATTCAATGGGTATGTGGTAGTAATTGAAGGCTTATAACAATTAATACGATTACCATACTCTGCCACTTGTAGAGCTAATGTTCTTGATGTCTGCTTAAGGTTACCCTTTTTATCATGGCCATCTCCATTTAATACTCCTTCAATAATATATTGAATTTTATTATCAGGTAAGAGCATTAATTCAGCCGGTATGATCTTATTATGAGAATGTTTACCAATCCAAGCAGGGAACCACCTAGCCAACACAGTGCTACCTACTACTACCCATATACTATTAGGCTTATTAGGAACGGTGTAGAGCGTAGGATGATATCCTAATTCAGTAAATATCCTTATTAGACGATCTTGATATTCTGTTTCCTTACGATGTAAAGCGAAATTAATCTCTCGTTTATTATTGCTACCCTCGGCTATATACATACCAATAGCCCATAAGAAATCTGGAGTTAATTCAAACTCGGTTGGTCCTAAAGTACGAGATCCAGATTTAATACCGATTTTACCTCGATAAATTTGACTTGCTATATGGCGCGAAACACCCGTAAGTTCCCCGATACGTTTCCATCCCAAATGATCTACCTCACGCAACATCTTAATTTGAGGCTTGATATCAGAATAATCTACATATTCGTTACCCCTAAATTGCTCCGGTACAGATACAGTTGTGATATCACGAACAATGCTAGGACCAACATGCACCAAATAATTCTGATTTGTTAAAGACGATGCAGACTGGAAATGTAAATGATGATTTTCTTCAAATGACTGTGATTTGTCGCAGACGCCGGGGGCGCACTTTTGATGATGATCACCTGTTTGAGCAAGAGTATAAAATGGGTGATCAGGAGTAGCAATAACAGGTTGAGTAAATAAGCCAGAATCAATTTTGATGGCATTACCCGTAAATTTATTCTCCATCACATTGAGGACGGGATGGAAATGACCATCTCCGGTTAATACCTTGGTACCCATCTTAATCATCTCAATAGGTTCATACCCATTTTCAGTGCGTACCAATGTACCGGGTGCAAAGCAAATAGGACAGATATGTTCATCTCTCAATGTGTCGATATCGTCTGGGGCATGTACCTTCATTGACTGTGGAAGCTCGTTTTCGGAAGTATGTACGTGTGACCAACGAGGGTCATTCTGAGTGACTTGATTAGGAATCGCTTCAGGACCACCATGTAGTTCCTGATCGTAGATACCACCGGGAGGGGTTGGACGTGCAGGAGATGGAGAACCAATCGGTAATCCATTTTCATCTACTTCTTCATTCTGCTTCATGAAGTATGGTAGCTGAACGCCCTGTTCGTCCAAATGAGGAACACCTTGATTATACTGGCCATAACTCGGATCTTCAAACTCCTGATATGTCCCGTCAATACCTTGTGTATGTGGGGCAAATTTGTCACGGTCGTCAGGATGTATGATCCCTGGACCATTCGGATCATATTGACCCTCAGCTACAGGATTATAATAGTTATTATCCCATCTACCACCATCTCGACCCGAAGCAATAATTTCCTTAGTTAAAGCTGTCTCGTCTGCTGGATTAAAGACACCGGAGATTTCAAAAAATTGAACACCACCAACATTTTCATAACTCTTCTTTTTGATCTTCTGACCAGAAGCGGTCTTATAATCATGTTCATGACCCTTAAGCTTCACATGTGAGCAGAATTCAGCAGCAGTATGCGCTTTATTGCCACAATGTGAACATGTAGAGAATTCACAATTACAACCCATAGAGAAACCGTCAATATGACCTAGCTTTACTGCATTAGCAAACTTAGGATAGCTCTTGGCATCAATCTCTAGCAGTAATTCAATCTCACAAGCAGGTAGATGTGAAGAATCTACTTCTCTAGATGACCAATATGGATCAAGGTCGGCCGTTTTAGCATCTAAGACACGGAACTTAGAATCAACAATCATACCTCTAGTCTTCTTTGGATCACCGTTATTGTGATCGACAAAGATAGGCTTATTCATAAAGGTAGCAAAGCCATACTTCTGATTACCGTTAGAAGCTTCTAGTGTGAAACCGTCTGTCGAATGGTGCTTTGCTAGAATGTCAGGAGATCCAGCTAACTCTACCGTAGGCCAGCCGTCATGATTCTGATTTATGCGCGAACTGATAGAACGGATTCTTACATACAGAAAATCATCGTCTGTACGGAAGTCGTTATATTCCGACATCTTATTTAGGGAAGCGGTGTAGATGCGATCCTTAGATCCCTTGAGGTCTAAAACGTCGGCAATCTCGGCTGATGCATATTTGGTCAGGCTCATTTATCTATTACCTTTACTACGAATGCATTGTTTTAAAGCCATATCGTATATTAATATGAAGGAAATCCTAGTTATCTTCTAAAAGATTAACTAGGACTGCCTCCTGATCATAAGTTATGCTTTTGAGTAAGGAAATAGCAGAACGCTCTTGACGTTCGTCAAGGCCCATAGCCTCGATCGCGCCAGCTAACCGACCGCGCAAGCGATTCATGCTATTATGTATCTCCTGCTCAAGCTCTTCGGAAGGCATATTACCCTCTTTAGTGCATTGAAATTACAGCACGCGCTATGCGCTCACCGGCTGGGTCAATAGCTTCTTCAAGCTGTGCTACTCGATATCCGCCACCAAGCTCGTTAGTTAAGGATACAAGCTCCGCATGAACATCACTAATTGGACGATTACCAATATGCTGTTCTGTAGGAATAGAAGCAACCTTACCTGCGACATGCTTCCATGGATGATTTTCACGTACATGGGAGAATGCAGGCGCTCCAATTGGAGTGCCGCCAGGAGGAACCTCGCCAGGCTTCAAAGCCTTTTCGTGGATAATGTGCTGATCGCCAGGGGCACCATGAGCGGAGCCACCATCTGGGCCAGCCGATCCACCAATGCCAGGAGGCGGTGGTGGAACGTTATCAGGACCACCGGGACCGAGAGGGGGCATACCGCCACTCGGGTCAGATGGGTCACCGCCAAGAGCATCTGATGGATTAGGAATACCAAGACCCTGGAAGAGAGCATCAAGCATTTGAATAATCTGCTCTTCCTTACCGCCCTTGCCATCCTTACCCTTAGATTTGTCACCCTCAGAGTCTCCTTCGGATGGAGGACCTTCTAGACCTTCTGTATCCTCAGGGCTTTCGCCCTCTGGGGATGGTGGACCTTCGGACTCGGGAGCAGTGTCATTTGGACCTTCGCTCTTTGGACCTGGGGCTTCTTCGGCTTGATCAGCAGGACCACCAAACGGTGAATCTGCATTAACTACTATTGCAGCTACCCAACGCCCCTCAAGCTGCTCAAGCGCATATGCAGCACCATTGGCAATCTTAGGACCAAACTTCTTGTTCTGGCGTAGTCCGGCCTCTGCTGCCTCGCGGGTAAATTCGCTGACTAGTGGACCTGGGACAAATTCTACGGAGTTTCCTGACATATCAAATCTTATCCTATTGTAAATCGTTATTTATTAGTCTTAGGCGAGAAAGGATTATAACTTCCGGGTAAATTCACTACCACCGGGCCAACTTCGCCATAGTTTCCATAGCGATTGTTATCTTCGTCCTTACTTAAACCTTGACGCTCTTCAGTTAGGGTAAAATGGCGTGGTTGCGCATAGCTCTGATTACCACTACATAATCCACATTCGGGTGCTGGACCACCATCACGGCCACAAATCGAACATTCTATATTAGAAGGTTCATTTGACTTGACTTGATCAGACATACTTTACTTTCCTTTTGATTGGGGTTTACTCGTTAATATACGGGAAAAGCCTAAAGGCCAAGAACAAGGTGTGAGTCAGGTACGTCCATCCCATTACCCTTGCGACGAGAGATATATTCTTCGTCCACGCGGTAATGAGTGTTATTCAGATCCAGTTGATCAAAATTACGTGCATGACCATGTTCATCAATCAGTGCCCGCTTCTCAGATTGACTGAAATTCTTACCGGCATTATGTTCCATCATTCCGCGTATAGATTGATTAGTTTCTAATCTTTCACGAATCTCAGCTAAACGTGGATCACGGGTTGCGATCTCTCTGATATTTCTAGAAGCACCAGAAGTATCTCGCGCTTCACGATGTGCGGCCATCTCAGCGGCGAAACTATCGTCGTCGCCATTCATTAACCAATCTAATTGTGAATTACCCTGATGTGAACCATAGTCATTATCTTTGGTTTCCCATACAGCCGAGCATCGATAACACTCATGCATAGTCGTCGTAGGTGATGACATAAAATCGTTAGTATCATCACTGCCGCACTTATGACATGAACCATCATTGTTGTGAGCCGACGTTACACTATCATTAGGATACATATTTGTAGCCTCATCGGTGGTCGGTTCTGGGATTACATTGGCATTATCTAATGAGTGATTACCATGAGGTATCTCGTTATTGAAAGCTGCGCTGTTGGTAGCCGGTTCAAATGAATACTTACCGTTTTGTAGATCGCCTGGGCTAATTCTGAAATCAGCACTTGTACCGGCTAACTGGAGTTGTAACTCTCCGGGCTTCTTAGCAACTACTGTAACCTCATCTGGGACAGGTACGCCAGCGGTATATAATGAATACTGATCGCCCTCTTGAATTGGATGACCATTTGTATCTACCCAAGTACGCTGAGGATCTAGTGCCGGATTAGTTAGTGCTACCAACCTCATTTGGCTTTGGCGGGCATTCTTTTCATGTAGCGGGAAATCGCGCTGACAACTATGACAATGACCATGCTTATGATCATCCTCGCCATCTCCACCATCTAGGATTGAAGTAGTTGCCGAATCACAATAAGGGCAGCGATTAACAAGATTATTAGCATCGCCTGTATTAGCAATAACACCAGTATTAGATGGTAATTGTTTAATGTAACTCAATGTATATTGTGGGCCATAATGGGTCAACATATCATCAATCTGATGCTGTACCGCCATCGGTAGGTTACGACGTAGGTCAGCAATTGACCTTAATACACTCATGTCACTGAAAGCCGACATTGGTTGCATTGGCTGTCCGCCACCACCACCGGGTTGTGAGGGGTCTATAACAGGCATCGCACCAGGAGCCGATGGCATAGCACCAGGCGGCGCAGGTTGGGATTGACCAGGATCAATAAGCGGTGCAGTTGGCTGAGGATTCTGTTGAATTTCATTCATTAACCAGCCAAAGTTTTCAGGATGTTGATAAAGTTGCTGAATTAGTCCTTGTTGGCCATTTTGAGTTAGATACTGCGAAGCAGCTTCGAACTGCTCGGGGGTCTGTGGACCTTGATGACTTGCAGTAATCTGCTGTGGCATTGGCATCTGATTAGTAGGGAATCCTGCGCCTGCTGCTGGGAAACCACATTGTGGACATGTACCATCGCCGTTAATAGTGCCTCCGCAATTAGGGCATGACTGTGGCTTGGCAAGTGATGGGTGTATATCGGAACCGGGCATAGCGCCTTGGCCTAGATTAGACGCAGGGGTTGGCACCGGGGCTAGAGGTACAGTCGCTAAACGAGACTGTGTTCGCTGATCTTTTCCCTTACCGTGCTGTTGAATAATAATTTCCATCATCTTTGGGCCATCCGGGTGTTCATTATTACGGTAGCCAGGATTTTCAGATTCTAATCTTTTATCTAGATCCTGAAGAATTGGATCATCGTCACCCGTAATACCATTAGTGATATAATGAAGTAATAATGGCAGTACCCCTTGCATATGTTGAATAGCGGGTGAGTTAGGACCGAATCCATAACCCGGTGTTGCATCTCTTACGCCATCCTCACCCGAAGCGCCAGAATCTTCATTATTTGGATTTTCGTGGTTAGATGGCGACTTATCACCATCATTAAATTCTTTCTGATCTTGCTCTTCCGGATCATCGTGCTGTTCATCTACCGACTTGACTGAACCCGGGGTTTCTAGATCGGCTGTCTTTGCGGCTAATAATGCTGGAATATCGGCAGAATCAAATGAACCAATGAGTTGATTGACAGGAGTCTGAGTTGGGAACATGCCACCGCCGGTTGCTCCACCACCCCCATTACCCCCAAACATGTTTGACGCCGCGTCTTGCGCTACGCCCTTTGCTGCACCACCGACTGCATGATTCATAAGAGTAGACGCAGCGCCACCAAGTAGAGAACCGTCAACAACACCGGCAGCCGCGTCAGCAGCAGGATTAAGTCCTAACTCACCAATAGCTAGTCCATTGGTGCCTAGTGCAAGAGCACCTTTGCCAATATCCTGAAGGATTCCTCCTAGACCAGCTACATGTTCATCGCTCCATAAAAGAGCATAAGGTTCTGTATTCAACGTTTCTCTACTATGAGTAGTGGTGTAATTATTCATATTTGTCGTTATATTAAATGTTTGATATAATCCACCTGCATGCATCGGGCCTAAATTATTACGATCAATTTGATGTGTCACATCATCGGGTGAAATATTCTTAATACCCATTACGCCGTCATCACCTAGATTTGGTGCATATACAACACCCTTACCCCGACATGCTGGGCAACCTTGTCCAAAACACCCCGGACAGGTCATCTCGCCGGACGGACGCTGCCATTTATAGTACATATCGGCGGGACCTTCTGGCAAACGCTCTTCGGCCTGTTTAACATGTGAATGTGTATATCCATCATATCCGTGAGTATCCGCATGAGGGCTTGGTTCACCATCTTGGCCTACAATAGTTCCTTCTGATAATGGGAATCCCGCTTGCCCTCTAGCTAGATCAGGATTATTACCTTGATTTGGAGCCATTGTTCCAGGCTCGCGTCTAATAGGAATACCAAATTGATCAATTTCCTGAGTATCCAGACCCGGAGCTTCGATATTACTTGTATATCCCAATCCCATTAGAGCAGCAATAATAGAACCCTCACCTAGAGGATTACCACCCGTATCAGGTCCACCACCGGCCGGTGGCATATCCTTCATAATATTATCACCTGATAGATCATCGTGAACAGGTGATGGTTGGGTACGGAAGAATCTCTTACCACCGCATTCCGAACAAGCCGATCCTGCGACATCACCAGCAGGGTCTAAGTCAAAATGTGCCGAACAATCCCCACAAGTTACACCAATACCCGGGGACTGATTAAAAGCGTCAATACCATCAGGCATTTATGCCGCCTGACGACCGTTACCGAATACTCTCATGTGGAAACGGAATACACCTTGTGTCGTTGATCCATTAGAGTAAAGGAAAGATACATAAGGAGCTATCGTTTCTTGATCAATCCCAGAATTGACTGTGTTAGCGACTACTGCGAATGTATTAGCAAGATCCCAGTTCACTCCGTCAAAAGATTGCAAGATAGCTAGAGTACCGGCTTGGTCTGAGAAGATCGATCCTGTTAAGCGACTAGCAACTCCTGTACAGATATAGTAATCCTGGGTCGCGCTTGTAACTGCGGCTCCAGTAGCCAACGTACCGGGCTGGCCAGAAACATAAGTAACGCCGGTAAAGGTTGTACTGGTAATACCTTGATATGCCAGAAGTGCTATGCCGGTAGATGTCGCTACGACCAAAAATCCGTCAGTATTAGCTGGGGTTAAACCTGAGCCTGAATTTTTTACATATTGCCAGACATTTTGTGTTGACGAGCTTAATAGGTTAATTGCCGATGTACTTGCAACATTCAGAGTTTGTGTGCCGGTGAATGTAGTGACATTCACTCCATTAGACGCAGAAGCAACGGTTGTGCTTTGAACACCAGTGAGAAATTCTTGCTGATTCGCTATTAACAGCGGTTGGGCTGTAGGACTTTGGGCTGAATCATATGCGAAAGTTGTAGACATCCTATTGTTTATCTTTCTGGGAGAAGCTAAAAGTAATAGGTAGTATTATGTCCTTACCTTTACCATATCCTAGTAAGCCACCTAGTAGTCAAGTACCACCTACAGCACCAAGCGGTGTGGGTGCTTCATCCGGCACGATTGCCGTAGCGGACGGAAATGGTGGATGGAATGTCCGAAATTTGCTACCTGCTGACGTTGGCATTAATTTAACTACTACTATATTACCCGCAGATATTGGTGCTGCCGCTCAAACGGATCTGTTAACCCATACTACAAATACTAGTAACCCTCACTCGACGACCGCCGCGCAGGTAGGAATCAACTCATCTATGTTAACTGCACTCACGGCGTTGGCTGCTGGAACCTACTCGGGTGGATCTGGTGGTGGTGGCCTGGCGAGTGGCCTGCTTTATGGTGATGGTTCAGATGGTGTTGTTACGTTCGACGGGACCACGACTTTCAGCTTCGCAACCTTATCGGGATCGACCTATACGTTGACACGCGATATTAACCTGTCAGGCGGCTCTGTAATCAACTCAGGTGTTACGATTGAAGTTGCCTGTAGTCGAATCTTCTGCATCGGATTACTTACTAATAATGGAACTATCCAGTCCAACGGTATTACAGCAACGGGACAGCCAGCGGTTTCTTATAATCTTGCGGGCAACCTAACATCCCTCGGGCATCCCGGTAACGGTGGCGCTGGAGGAAACAAGGTAAACGGCTCCGCTGGTGGAGCAGGAGCAGGAGCAGGAGCAGGTGGTATCGGTGGAGTAACGGGTGCCAACACGCCCGGGGCGTCAGGAGCAAGTGCAGCAATAACTTTGCCTCACACATCTAATGTCGCACTTGGTGCTGTAATGGCCGTAGGAGTTTGGACACCATTCGGTCGCGGTGGAGGTGGAGGCGGAGGCTGCGGCGATAGCTCTAACACCGGTGGTGCTGGAGGTACCGGTGCGGGCCTCGTACTAATCACTGCTCAATCATTTATCAATAACGGTGTTATGCAGGCAATCGGAGGTAACGGTGCTCCGGGCACGGCTGGTAACGCATCGGGCGGAGGCGGAGGCGGAGGCGGTAGCATCGTCGTCGTTTCAGCAGCTTCAATTACAGGTAGTGGTTCAGTTACCTGTGCTGGCGGAACTGGTGGTTTAAAGGCAGCGGGCGGCACCGGCAACAACGGGGCTGCTGGGGCTGCCGGACCCGGCCTGACGAACATCGTTCTACCGCTTGACACCGTGACTGGTAACCCATACACATGGGCCTATGGTGACGGTAGCGACGGAGTTGTGACCTTCGACGGTACCACAACGAATGCTTTCTCATCACTCAGCGGTAGTACCTACACGTTGACCCGCGATGTATTCCTTGCCAGTGGTTCAATTATCAACTCGGGCGTGACGGTAGTGCAGGGCTCCTATAACAGCACCCTCGCTAACCCGCAAGCATTCCGTATCTTCTGCAAGGGAACGCTGACCAACAACGGCACGATCAGCAACAACGGTGCTCCCGGATCGGTCACGAACTCCTACCTTGGAAGCGCAGTCAATCAGGGCACTGTCTCCGGGCCAAGTCGAGGCGGTCCAGGGGCAAGCGGCTCGGGTACCCCCGGGTTCACAGGCTCAGGTTCGTTTGGTGGTGGTGCTGGTGGTGGTGGTGGTAAGGGTTCAAGTGCCGCATCACAGAGCAACGCAACAGGAGGTAGCGGTGGTGGTTCATTTGGTACCACTGGCAGCATCCCTCGTAGTGCTCTCGCCACCATCGGCTCTTGCATGGAGGGCGGCAGTTGGCAGATGTTCGGTCAAGGCGGTTCTGGTGGTGGTGGTACCGCTGATGGTACTAATGTTGCAGGATCAGGCGGTCAAGGCGGCGGTCTGGTACTTATTGCGGCAGTTATCTTTATAAACAACGGCGTTATCCAAGCTCTTGGTGGTAACGGTGGTTCTCCAGTTACAGGAACATGCGGTGCCGGTGGAGGTGGTGGAGGTGGAATGATCTTAATGATCACAACCGCTGCGGTTACAGGAACCGGCTCAACCAGCACTGCCGGGGGTACCGGGGGTATGGGAACGAACACCGCTGCTGGGCACGGTCAGATCACCACGAATGTTGCTTCATCCACGACGGACGGCAATAACGCGGGCACTGGTGCAGTCCTTAATCTATTGGTGGCATAATGGCGCTCGCATCATTTAGTCCGCGCTCAATCTGGCGCACGGCGTTGGCAGATAACGCTCCTTTGGTTACCGGAGGTTCAAGCCAAGTACAAGGTCTGATTAATCAAATCCGGTCAAGCAAGACTCCACAATCAAGCCCCATCTGGAGTGCATTCTTCAATCCGCCATTTACTACCGCTTTAAGTCAGTCGTCTTACGGTATTCCGGTGTGGGTAGTTCCTACGGGACAAGCAACCCAGAAGGTACAACTTATCGTCAATGGTATTCCTCAGACGAATAGTCACCCTCTACAGGCTGCATGGAATAATGTGCCGCTACCAACTGGTATTTCACAGCTAGAGGCAAATGGTAGCGACGGGTCTTGCGTCGTATGGCGACCGTCCACAGATGAGCTATGGGAGTTCTGGCACTTCATTGATGACAACACCGGGATTACCCCGAATGGACCCTCGGCAGTATGGGGCGGGTATATCGAGAAGGTATCAGAGCATCCTGGCTACTATGTCGGTACCCCTGAGACAAACAACCTAAGCTGGGGCGTTCGTGCAGCGGGTTTCTCCGCGCTCGGTGGCCTTATTCGTGTCGATGAGGTTAACGCGGGTCTTATTCCACACGCTCTTGTGTGTAGCCTCGGGCTGACACTGAATACGCTCGCTCCTGCACAGCGATCCGACTCATCAATATCACCAACTAATTTGGGGTTCTTCGGGCCGTCTACCCTGTCTATTCTTGATGCTAATGCTGTTTCCGAGGGTGCGTTGTTTCGCTTCCCGCCCGGTGCAACGCCAAGCAATCTCACAACGATTCAGGCAATACTCTACAACGCAATCCGTGACTATGGTATGTATATTGGCGATACCGGCGACTGTATGTCTATCTACGCCGAAGATACACGCACGTTCGGGACGGGCTACACGGATAGTACGGCGCAGGTTAATGCTACTATGCCTATCTCTGCCGATATATATGCATTACCCTGGGAATCAATTGAACAAGTCGCGTGGACGAATTCGGTCCCAACCGGCAAGAAACTCTGCCACTACCAGGGGTCCGTGGCGCTAATCACGGCATACTGATCCAGCTATTGGGAAGCTATGATATGATTACACCATATGAACTATGGAGCCGTGATCTTAGATCCTCAATATGATCTCCTTGATGGAGGTAGTATTAATGCGTTAAATGCTGGTACGGCATTACAAAATATCGTAAAGTTAACTGCTGATGCTGATCTAGTAGTAGTTACTAGGGATCTACATCCCGATAATCACTTTTCTTTTAAAGACGAGCCTTTATTCCAAGACGGATCATGGCCCGTCCATTGTGTAGAAGGCACCAAGGGTGCTAAGGTATTTCCTGCAATTCGTAAGCGGGCCGATTATATTATATCCAAAGGTATGAGTCCTGTACCGCCAGATGCTTATTCGGCATTCTCAGCTAAGAAACTACGCCCTTTGGAAGACCTGATTGATATACTACGTAGACATCCGGTAGATCGTCTTATAATAGCAGGATTTCTATTAGAGATAGGTGTCAAGTACACGGCTTTTGATGCTAATGCAATCGGTCATTGGACAGAAGTCATAGTACCGCTAGAAGCATGTGGTACTCTGTTAGATGCAGCCGGGATAGCAGAGGCGATAACACCTATGCGAAAGGCCGGAATCAAAATAGTCGATCATTTTATCAACGAATAACTAAATTATGAATATTTCAATATCGCTAGTAATGAGTTTATCGCCAGATCCACAGTGGCTTATTTATAGGTCGCGTCAAGATACGCAGTCTGACGACCAACACATCCTTACAGAGACACAAGCCGAGCGCATTGCTACAGCGATCGATTTTACAATGGGAGTAGACCCAACAGATCCTGATGCATTGATCCATGTTGTTAACAATGCCAACAGGATGATGTATAATGCACTTGAGCGTCAATTACAGGAGGCTGAGAGGCAAGCTGCTAAAATCAGTAGCCTCAGAGAACGCCTCAGTCAACTAACCATAGAAAGCAATGAACAAGAACAGTAGTGTATGCCCTATCTGTGATATGGATTGGTCTAATCACGGACTAGGAGGAAGTTGTTTAGTTACCCAACAAAATACAAGAGATAATGGCAAATTCAAAGAACTCAACTCGCAGGAAAAGAAAGTACGCCGATCCGCGCAAGATGACTACAGAGCGCAATCGTACCTTGACGAAGACTCGCCACGAACTAAGAACAGTTCGCATGGCCGAAAGAACTCTTTCCTTGATTGGTAAGTCTGTATACTTCCGCTCACAAGGAAATCGTAAGCCTAGCGTCGGGACCGTAGTAGAGGTTATTACTAAGGGTGATGAGGCTTATCCTACAGACGCTAAGCGTAATGTAGGTACGTATCTCAAGATCAAGGACTCTTCTGGGATGCTACATATTAAGGCACGGTACCGTGTCAAGCCGGTAGGAGCATAAATGCAATTTGATACTACTATAACCCCGCTACAATTTAATATAGCGGTTTCAGAAGAAGATAATCATCTAGAATTCGTAGTTGTTTCCGGGACGCTATTGAATATGGGAGGCGGACAAGCTCTGCCCGTTCCTATCGGTATCTATCGACTGCCTTTCCCAACCAAGGAATCGGCTAAGGAATTCCATACACAACTCGGTAAGGCAATTGAAGCAATGCCTGATGATACGCCCCAGAGCGATATTATGATCGCAAATAGTATCGGTCAAGTTAATGACTTGGCGAAGCAAATGGACAAAATTATAGTTAAGTAATGTTAAGCGATTTTGATATATTTCTACGTGGGGGAGAATTGGTTGAATCGTTTAATCATGAGATGGTTCAACCAGCTTCTATTGATCTACGTTTAGCTGAAAAGATCCTTATACCAACTGCAACAAATTACGTAAAAGAATGCAGCCCAATTGATCCTTTGCAACTTGACGTAGACTATACCACCGAATATCTCGATAAGCCATGGGCTATTCCACCCGGAGGGTTTATCCTCGGCTCTACCGTAGAGAAGGTTACAATGCCTCAGGACATCGTAGGTTGCGTCGAGGGTAAATCTTCTTTGGCCCGCCTGGGTCTGTTTATCCATATCACTGCGGGCTTCATCGACCCTGGATTTCATGGTAATATCACCTTAGAGATTTATAACGTCAATCCTAGACCGATTATATTACGTAAGGATATGAAGATTTGTCAGATTGCTTTTACAGCACTCGATAATCAATGCTTATATCCATACGGCCATGAAAGATTGAATAGTAAATATCAAGGACAAACAGGAGTTACCGGGAGTCGTTATGAGTTATAAATGTGAGATTTTAGCAGATAGTATCTCTGACCACGGAGATAGATTGACTACCTTTCTTGTTGAGTATCCCAGGATAGTATTATCCGAAACAAATACGCATCGTATGCTTTCTAAGAACACGGCTAGTAGTCGCGCTATCCCGGTCGCTAAGCAGATTGCCAAGGTTAGGGATGATCCATTTATTCCAACCGTCTTTGGTAAGAATCAAAAAGGCATGGTGGCCGAAGTTGATCTCACCCTTGATGATTCTGATAACGCCGAATTGATCTGGAATGATGCACTATATGAGGCGGTACATTATGCGCAGTCACTAGACTATGTTGGAGTACATAAGCAGCTAGCTAATCGGATCATTGAGCCTTATACGTGGATTACGCAAATTATCACGGGTACAGATTGGAGTAATTTTTTTAAGCTACGCTGTGCCCCTGACGCACAACCAGAGATGCAAACGATTGCAATGATGATGCAGGAAGCGTATACAACGCATACACCCCAAGACCTACCTGAAAACGGTTGGCATCTTCCTTTGGTCACTCATCTAGATCAAAAGCCTTTTGAGGCTCGGTATAAAGAGATTGAGTATCTTAAACAATTATCTATCGGTCGATGTGCCAGAGTGAGTTATCTCACGCATGATGGTAAGCGTAATCCTGAGGCCGATATTGCTCTTTACGAACGTTTATGGGCATCTGGGCACTTATCCCCCTTTGAACATGTCGCTAGACCATTTGGTGATGATGAGTGGGAAACCATCACAGCGATTCGTAATGAAACCACTAATACTCATATTTATGGAGCATTTATTAAGCAAGCATTAAATGGTATGGAGTACGTGGGTAATCTACATGGTTGGATATCAGAGAGGATGGCGCTTGAATGCCATATTTAACAGAGTCAATGAAGTCACAAGCCGACGCCAATCCGCTATTTGGACGTGGTGATCCCGGTGTACTGAACTATCGTATCACTAAGACTATTATTGAATGGCTTGATAAGGAGCCACGGTATTCAGATTATAACGCAGCTATTGGTGCCCTTGAATGTGCTAAGCTAGAGATGGTACGGAGATCTCTTAGTCCCTATGAAGATAAAGCTATTGAACGCAATGGCGATGTTTATCCATATTGGTTAGTACCTACCAATGATTAATAGGTGATATGTGGCATGATATTACTAATTACTTTATAAATTTCTTTCATTATATGTATATACCTCATGGTGCTCCTTTTTATCAGGGTAATATTTGGGGAAATGCATTTGTTATCGCCGTTATTGCTCCCTTGGGGTACATATGGTCTAAAACAGAGTCTTTCCCATTGAAACCTATTCAACATGGTTTAAAACATCTACATGACAAGGTAGACGGATTACATGCACGTCACGATGCACATGATGAAATTCAAGCTAAGATTGTGGCCAGCTTGGAATTACTACATGAGAAACACGATGTGCTATATAATAGTCTTCATAAGCGCCTGGATCACCGTGATAACGTATTGAAGGAAGTGAAGGAGAGTTTATCCCCTCCAATGCCTCCTTTACCTTCTGGGTCACATACGGATCAGCTTCCGTTAGATCAGAATTAAAGATACGATAGCCATTTTGTATAGGTAACGCATAACCATCTATTCGTTCTGGGTGATGAATCTCAATATCAGAATGATGGGGGTAATCGGCAGGATGTTTACCAGCCGCATCTAATATATGAACTTTAGATGTAGAAGGGTCGAAAGACCAAAGGTGCTGAAATGGTTTGATTTGGTTTTTTTGTGAACTTTGGATGGTAGAAGTCATTGGCTATTCTCCATTCGTAATATAACAATTATTATACCATGCATGACTTAATTAAAGACAATGATAGTAAATCCAAAATTTAGCATCAGTTTATCAGAGATACATGATGAAATTTGTCATCGCGGTTGGGAGATCATTAAATGCAAGTATGATAAGAAGACAGATCGTTATACCGCTCATGCAAAGAACGAGTTAGATCAAGAGGTTGAAGCTTTTGGCAAGAATCCGAAGCAGGCTCTTGCAAATCTTCTAAATAATGTAGCTTATGAACATGCGAAGGGGATTCAAAGACTCGCACGTTGGAAGCAAACGTTCGAAGGGCAATTACTACAAATTGCTGAGGCATACTCTAAGGCTCCTGCCTACGAGAAGAAGGCTGCTGCTGCGTTTCTAGAACTTTCCGCCGAATGCGAATCTCGCGCTAAGGTTATACGTCAGCATATTCAGGTGACTACGGTCAATAATCCCGAACCATATCCGACTTCCGACAAGATGTATGACGATGTGCGTAAACGTCGCAAACTTGAGGTCAGCGCAGTAGCAGCGGATAATCATCCTATCTGGACAAGAGAACAAGTAGTTGACTATCGTATTTGCATTGACGTTCTAGGATTCACGGCGGCTAACGCTAATTGGGGTTGGGAAGGTACAAATTATGCGTTTGGTGCTTTTGCCGCATTGTTGCCAGAGCTAGCCCAGGAAGCACTCTTTAGCGAGCTTGTAGGACAGACGGCATATGCAACTTATTATCGTGCCTATGGCCCAGCCAAGATTTGCCTTTTGACTAAGTTTATCGAAAAAGCGATGAGGGAAGAAAATCCTCATCGTGGTTTCCGTGGTATCCATCCCTCCCAGATGTTATTGCCTAGCGAGACTCCAGAGGCGAAGCAAAAAACTGCTGGTATTGCCAAGAAAACTAAGCCAAACGCCGATGGTTCGATGCCCTTTGACATTAATGATGGCTGGTCATCAACTCTAGAGAATATTCCAACTGTTCACTATCCGACTGAATTTAGCGACTTCTTTAATCTACGCGGCGCAAGCGATGTTTTAGATGGTCTACATACTGATTGGGCCGAAACTATTCACGATAATTCTGATAGTGCGCATATACGTCAAGAATGGCGTACATATAAGTTAGATGACCCTGAAGGAGCCTTACGTATTAAGCACGCTGTGGCGAATGCCATCAAGGGTGCATTATTACTAGAAGATAATACGCTAGGTCATGGGGCCGTTCAATATCAAGCTCTTCTTCACAAGGTGTCTGATGATCCAGAAGAGCTTATCAAAACGCTTAATGGGGCACGTTCTGAATGGAACGTTGAGCGTTTTGGTGAACATACTTCAGAAGAGCATCGCCCTTGGGCTATTGCTGATGCTAAATCTGGCCAAATTCCCATGTTTGCATTAGCAAACTTGATTTATGAAAAGAATCCAGATATGAAGTTGATGGATGCTCATAAAGAAGCACAACGCACTATCCATCAGATGTTAAGTCGATTCCATGAACAGGCCAAGGCTGAAGAAAATACAGATAATATACCAAAAGATGAGGCTGGCTGGCAGACCGAATCCAAGGCTATTGAAAAGCTCATGAAGTGGTTAGATATAACCACCGGTTCGCACGGTAAGTTTGATCATTGGATGGTCCCTGGACAACATGTGTCGGCTATCGATCCTATTAAGCCGCATAAATATGACCCTGGCTACGATCAGTACGATAATCATAAAGTATTTAACCTTCAACGCTTCCCGGCGATACATGGCAAGCATATCCAAACAATTTCTAAGTTAATCAAAAGCCTTGATCAAATCGTAGAAGAGGCGTTAATTGACGTTCATAATCATGACGGCAAGGGGCACCATTTCCGTGCATTTATAATGCACTTGGTTGATATTGATCCTAAGACCGTAGGTGTTATGTGGCTATTACTCGCTCCGTATACGTCGCAGCTTTCAATGATTGATGAAGAAATGGCTGGTGCCCTTGGTCATCATGCGGAAGGTCGCGCTGCAAGGAATTATTTTCTTCATGAAAGAGAATTAATTGCTCACCGTGACGGTATGGGTCTAGCTCATATACCTTTGGGGCATTTTAATCTTGCGCTTAAAGGAGGCCACGTCGCAGGTGGGTCTAAGCAATCATCCGAAAACGACAAACACGATCATCAGGACTTAAGTAGCTTGCGTATTGAGAATCCTACGCCCGCCTGGAAGGTTAAACTAAAATCCCCCGGTGATCTTTTATATAACTTCTCTTTAACTCCCGATGTTGTCAAGCCTATTCAAGAGCATTGGAATAACACGGTAGCTACACAATTTGCGCCAGATGAGACTCCTACCAAGAGCCATCGTCCTGGCTTTATGATGATCGCTACCAATCCTATTGAACGCAAGATGGCATCTAAGATGCAGGAATATCGCAACCTTGGTATGAGTGTGCAGGACGTATGGAATAAGATAGATGAACCAAGTGATATAATTGACAAATGGACAAAAAATACAAACGATCTGACACAGAAGAATTTATCAAACAGTTGGAAAACAGCGGCAGAGATTTGGGAATCCTCACCAATCACCCCGAATGGCCACACTATCGCTCACATAGAAAATGCTCCATCAATCAATTCGACCCAGGCCCCCTATCTGATGACGAGTGGATCAACGAATTTATCGAATGGTTACGTGAGCGCAGTGCATCCAACCTGGCTGAATCAATGGATTCAGCATAACGGACCATATTTAACCCATTATACCCCCAACCCTAATACCGTTCAGGATATATATCGTAATGGACTCATCCCAGCTTCGCAACTAGATCAAGATCAAAAATTTTATAGTGGAAAGTTAACTTCTAGACCTGATCATGTATATCTTCAGGGATCTATTCCGGCCCCAAACTTTTCAAATAATTATGTTGCTGTGGATTTACGTAAATTAGATCCGTCTAATCTCAATCCAGATGAGGATTCCTTATTACATACCAATCACCCATTTGATGATATACCATATGGTAATGGACGTACCCCTGTAAATTTCCCTTACCAAAGTTATGGTCATTGGGCACATCAATATAATCTAGCGCATCCAAAACATACAAGTTGGAGTTTAAATTCAATAGGTACTGTTGCACATCAAGGTATGATTACTCCAGATCAATTAACTCCAATGGCGCAAGTATATACTGATTTGCAACAAAATTGGCCACATGTATTATCCAATTATGGTCCCACCCATCGAGTACCTTACAATTCACGGTGGGATGATCTTGGCACTAAAGAATCTGCGCAACCGGGCTGGACAGACTTTTACCACGCTACACCACGCGCTAATAGAGAATCAATTCAAAATCTTGGTTTGATGGGCGAAAATGGCTCATCGCCATGGGGTGACACGACACGAAGTTGGGGGCAGCCTTATGGTAACTATTTCTTTGATAATCCAAATGATGCTGTGACATATGCAAATTCAGCGTATAATCGGTTCAAGCGCGATGGGGCTGATGACTATGAGCGTCAGTATACTCAGGCCGAGCCGCCTCAGGGTTGGGGTAATCTAAATGATGATGAATATGATCAATGGCATGAAGATAATCCTCCTACACAGAGAACAGAAGATCCTGAAGGCTGGGATGTTTGGAAGGTAAATACCCGAGGATTGAATATCAATCGTGACCCCGAAGCAAACCTAGTATCTCCTCGCAGTCCTCAGGATATTCATCCCGATATGAATAATAGCGATGCTCCGTGGGATGAGCAATTGGAAGATGCAATTAATATGTATGGCGGTAGTCCTAATCGTTATTATACACAAGATCATATAGAACCGGAACGTGTACAGCTACATCAGCATATTCCAATGTGGCAAAACCATGACGATGACGAATACGAATACGAATACGAATATGAGACACATCACCCGATGCATTGGGATGAGGCGCTGCTACATAGGCCAAAGTTCCCTGCACATAGCTCTATTAAGACAGCCGATAAACTACACGATTTCTTAATGAATCCAAAGAGTCGTCCTGATACCAATTTAAATCCACATTGGAATCCCGACACACATAAGTACGAGAATGAGCTATATCAATCATCACCGCAATCGGTACCCCAACAGTTACCACAACCTATACAACCAGTACCGGGAGGGGCTTGGAGCTAATGCATTATCATTGGAAGACAGGACAACCTTGTAATTGTGGTTTTCATAAGCCAGTAGCAAACGAAGCACAATGGATTACGCCAGAATATACACCAAGAGGTGATGACAGCCGTGAAATTGTAGGACAGCGGCGGGATAATACAGATGAATCAGATAACTAGTATGTCGGCTGATGAACTGCATGTGTCTCTTAAGGTACCACGTTATGCAGCTAAGGAGATATTTAGATGGGCCAGAGAACAGCAATGGCCCGAAGGCACCCAGCTTGAAGATTTTAATGAGTATCACTGCACGCTGCTCTACTCGCCAAATGGATATCAATATTGGTCAGATGCCTGGTTTATTCCAAAGCTTGAAGTCTTAGAAGCACAGGTAGTAGGATTTGATAACTTTGGTGACGGCGAGGGGGAACAGGTAGCTTATGTATTACGTCTACATGGTGAGGATCTTCAAGCCGAGGCGGAGAAGCTTCAATCGGAAGCTAGTCACGTCGGGGTCATCGACAATTTTCTAGGCGCTTATAAGCCACATATTACCATAGGTTACGGGCCAGTTAAGGTCAATGTTACACCGCCTGATATGTTATTAGATTTAGGTCCGGTAGAAGTCTCGCCACCGCGTCTAGAACTAACAGATACACCATCATTAGAAGGTATCGCCAAGGATTTACACCAAGAATATCAAGACGGTACATCGCCAACTGAAATTGTCATGTATGCAGCAAATCGCCTCAATGTCGCAGGGTTCCCTGACGACGATATCACTATACAGGCAGCCCTAGAGTCTTGGCAGATCCTTTACCCTGAAGATGTTATTTTACAGCATACGGCGGAATGGGCTTGGAATTCTGGCTTTGAACATTTAATAGATCAATATTCACCTCATGGACTTTCATGTCTTTATGACGAAACCCCAAATATGATTGATATCTCACATATAGAGGTAGATCCTGCTCGTCGTAATACGGGAATTGGGTCTAAATTCATGGAAGCCGCCCATCAATATGCCCAGAGTGTTGGTAAGCAACTGAATATCTCAAGGGTGGACAATGCCCCATTCTTTAATAAATTTCCATTTTTACAGCAACAAGACGCTAAGACATTCGTTACCGCATCGATATGGGATGAGACTAACAATTGGCGACCAAGCTCTCTTATAGCCGCACAGCATAGTAGTCAAAATATAATGCCTAATGATCATTCGTATTATCATGCGGCTTTAAACCAATTTACACCAAATCCGAATAGTGGTGTCCATAAATCATTTATTAATACAGAAACACCTAATCAGCTTTATATCAAGCCAGAACAACCAGATGACTATCATCGCGATTCTCCGATTAAAGAGCGTGGAGCATTTATATTAGGTAACGCTATGGGCATGAATGTGCCACAAGCAGTGGTTAGACCTGTGGTAATACCACAACATCAGTTGTATGCAACAAGTCGTGAGGCATTTCAAAAGAGAAACCCGCGACATCATCCGGATAAACCCATTAGAGCGTATGCGTCGGTACATCATGGCGTTCCTAATAGCCAGACATTGGAAGATTATCTATATGACCAGGGTATTTATAGTCACGAACTGCAATCACAGTGGATGGCTACGCAACCCGAGGAACGTCGTAAGACGTTATTATTTGACCAAGTTATTGGTAATCAAGACAGACATAGTGGTAATCTATTAATAGATAATAATAATCAGTGGCATCAGATCGATCATGGAGGGGCATTCAGAAATGTGACCGATGATGGAGCAGATCATTTCTTTTTTAATAAAGATTTTTATGATCAACCACTAACGAATGAAGAACGTCAGCGAGTACAAGCCGCGCGTCAGGCTATTGACAATCCCAAACATTCTGCTATATTTAGTCATCCCGACCTACATCCAAAGGTCTTAAATCAGCGCATTAATACGCTGCTCAATACAGGGAAATTTATCACACCACCCGTATCATAATCCATGGATATAGTAACACGAAAGTAACATGAAACATACCCATATTCATAATAACAATCATGAGGGGATCTTGTGGGTCGATGAGAATGGCGACCTTCAAGCCGGTGACAGGTATGCAAAGATGCATATGGACACGTTAAGCAGGTCTGG